GTATCCCCAGTTTCACCTGTGGCGCCTGTATCCCCAGTTTCACCTGTGGCGCCTGTATCCCCAGTGCAGCCTGTATCACCTGTATCGCCTGTTGCTCCTAAACCTGTTGCCCCTGTTGATCCTGTTGGTCCTGTATCCCCAGTGCAGCCTGTATCACCTGTTGCTCCTAAACCTGTTGGTCCTGTTGCTCCTGTTGCTCCTGTTGCTCCTGTTGCTCCCGTTTCGCCAGTAGCCCCTGTAGCTCCAATACCAGTAGCGCCAGTAGCACCTGTTGCTCCTAAACCTGTGGCCCCTGTAGCCCCTGTAGTTCCAATACCAGTAGCGCCAGTAGCACCTGTTGCTCCTAAACCGGTGGCCCCTGTGGCCCCTGTGGCCCCTGTATCACCTTGATCACCTCCAGGATCTCCTTTATCACCTGTCTGTCCTTTATCACCCGTGGCTCCATCTGCACCAGTATCTCCAGTACGACCAGTCGCTCCTGTATCACCAGTGTCACTTCCTGGAGGCCCCTGTTGGCCAGTTGGCCCTGTTACTCCTGTGGCTCCTGTTACACCTGTATCACCAAGACCAGTAGGACCAGTAGCTCCTGTATCACCCGTTAAACCAGTTGCACCTGTGGCTCCTGTTAGACCTGTGGCTCCCGTGATACCTGTAGAAATAGGATCAAAGTGTACCGAGTTTACTTCTGCGTCTATTCCTACAAAGGCAATTGCCATATAGAGGGGATTTATGCTTGTTCTAAGAGTTTGCCATATTTGTGTGCCGTTTGCATAATAGTTAATATTAGTACCGTCAAATATAATTGAAAAAACAGTAGATGTTGACCAAGTGTATATGACATCAGTTACATATACGCCTAATTCCCATATTCCTATTTTCGTAGTTTCACCATCTGTATGTATTGCATATGTAATCTGGTCCTTTGAACTAGGTGCAGCAGTTTCAGTAAATCCACCCATGAGTCTTTTAGCATATTCAGTTGATCCAGTTCTGAATGCCATTTTGACAAATCCGGAATAGGGTTGTATTGAATAGACGAGTGATCCTGGCCAATTTCCACCAAGCGTACAAATAGCTGAACTGGACGAGATAATTTTAGTATTAACAGTACTAGTCCAAGAAAATGTACCTTCACCGTATGCACCTGTTGCCCCTCTTTCTCCTGTTGCTCCTGTATGACCAGTATCACCAGTTGCCCCTGTTTCTCCAAGGCCAGTAGGACCAGTCTCACCAGTAGCACCAGTATCACCAGTATCACCAGTTAGACCAGTATCACCAGTTAGACCAGTAGGACCTGTTTCCCCAGTAGGACCGGTATCTCCAGTATCACCTGTTAGACCAGTATCACCAGTTATACCTGTTGCACCAGTATCTCCAGTATCTCCTGTTGCACCCGTCGCAGTGACAGCAATAGAAACCCAATATTCAGGGTACTCTGGAGGATCATAATTAATTGGTGTAGGCTGTGTGGCGACATAGGTGATATTATTGTAAACTACGCCGTCATTTGTCGCATAAGAAATAGCATTCCACCATGTACCTCTCCAATTTATAAAAAGCCGAGGTCCCGTGGCACCAGTTGCTCCTGTTACACCCGTTGCACCAGTCTTATCTGCAGAACCTGGTGAGCCTGTAGGGCCTCGCAGACCCGTTGCTCCTGTGGCTCCTGTTACACCTGTTGCACCAGTCTTATCTGCAGAACCCGCTGAGCCTGTAGGGCCTTGTGCGCCCGTAGCACCTGTTGCTCCTGTTCTTCCAGTAGCACCAGTAGCACCTGTTAATCCTGGACCTGTTGCTCCTGTTTTACCAGTGGCACCAGTGGCTCCGCCTAGACCAGTAGCTCCTGTAATACCTGGACCTGTCGCTCCTGTTTTACCAGTAGCTCCTGTAGAACCAGTTACACCTGTGGCTCCTCTAGCTCCTGTAAACCCAGTATCACCAGTGGCACCAGTATTTGAAGAAGAACCTGCTGAGCCTGTAGGACCTTGTACACCTATAGGACCTGTGTCACCAGTAGCCCCTGTATTTGTAGAAAATCCAGAAGGTCCTGTAGGGCCTGGTGGTCCATTAAGGACGGGAACTTTTCCTGTCATTACACCGAATACACGATTAATTTGGGCTTCTAAACGTGCATAGGATGCGGCCAATTGGTCCGTAGTGCTCATCTATTGAAGTTCTATAAGAGATTCAATAGATTTGTACCGCTAATAACGCTTGGTCTGAAGACTGCGTTATTCATAACGCCTGTCCATCTTTCAGCATATTAAAATCATTATACATCGACCTCAACATCTTCTCAGGTGCCTTACTCTTCATCTGTATAACACCCTTATCAACCAAATAAGATCTTATACTATCAATTGGCCTCTTTTCAGTATCATCTCTCACTCTCCTGGCTCTCGTAAACCGGTGATTCAGATTTGATAAAGATAAGCTGATCTTTCTTGCCTTTCTTGTTGTGGCGAGCTGTTTAGGGGCGGTTGCAATCTTAGGTTGGAGTTTTACTCTGACCTTTGGTGGATTGAGAATTACTTTTGTATCCTGAGTCTTAATTAATTGTGCCTGTGGTTGTGGCTGAGCCTGTGTTTGTGCCTGTACCTGGTGTAAAGTTTGCTGTGGTTGTGGCTGCGCCTGTTGTAAAGGTCTTGGTTTTACAATCGGTGGTTGTGACAGGGTCGGTTCGTGTTTTTGAACTTCAAACGAATTATACTCCTCATCTGTTTTTTTACGCCTTGAGGCACGCCGGGACTTCTTTGGCTCAGAGCCTGAAGCGGCAGCATTTCCCGTAATTGTTAATGTTTTAATGGATGAATCCATCTTACGCTATGTAGGCTTTTTAAGAATTAAATTAAACCGAGCCGTTTAGGCCTTGAAGTATTCCAGCATAAAAATTGACTTTGACAATCCAGATAATTCGGTACACAAATGTCCGTTCCCGATAATATGAAATTGCTAGATCTCTATTTCCAGCAAATGGACAAGAAGCAGATTATCGCGCATCAGATTGAGTCCTTCAATCACTTTATCCTGCACGACGTCCCAGAGATTCTCCAGGCGGTCAATCCTGTTATCATCAAGGGCAGTCCAGAGATCCCCCTATCTGGTCCAAGGTCAGTACTGGCATCTGCAACTGGTCTGTCCACATCTGCAGCCAATGCTCTCATGGGTTCAAATGGTGAATCTACAGAAGTCATTCAGCCTCTGACACCAATGCGCCCAACTGTCCGCTACGAGTACGAGGTCCAGATTGAGTTTGAGAAGCCCCAGCTCCGAAAGCCAACCATCTTTGAGAACAATGGTGCCGTCTTGCCTATGCTCCCCAATGATGCCAGGCTGCGTAATTTGACCTACGCATCCCCTCTCACCGTCGACATCAAGGCAACCATCATTAGGACGGACAATCAGCTCAATCAGAAGGTGAGTCACCAGCGTGTCTTCCCCAATGTCCACCTCGGCAAGATTCCCGTCATGGTCGGAAGCCGTCTCTGTCTTCTCAAGGACCAGGGACACATCCACCCCATGGATCTCGGAGAGTGTCCTGAGGACGTCGGCGGCTACTTTATCGTCGGTGGTGGTGAGCGCGCCATCATTTCACAGGAGCGCATGTCAGAGAACCGCCCTGTCGTCTTCCGCAACAATAGGAATCAGGCTAAGGAGTGGGAGGTTATTGAGGTCAAGTCCATCGGCCCCATGAATGAGCAGGTGCCCAAGTCCAATTCTGTCCGCATTCAGTACCACCCAAAGAATCAGCAGATCATGTATCTCCGTGCGACCATTCCCAGGATGAAGACTGAGATTCCCCTGTTCATCCTATTCAGGGCTCTCGGCGTCTTGGAGGACGAGAAGATTGTCAAGATGATCCTGGGCAATGACCAGGACCAGATCTTCGAGTCTCTGCTGATTGAGACTATCTCTGAGGGCTCCGTCATCAAGACCCAGGAGGAGGCCCAGCAGTGGATGAGGCGGAATATCAATGTCTGGACCGGGAAGCCCACGCGCAGCATCACCGTAGAGGACCTTCTGCGTGATGAGCTGTATCCTCATATCGGCGGTCTAGAAGAGTCCTATGAGAAGGCGTGTTTCCTGGCGCACATGACCCGAAAGCTCCTCTGGGTGGCCTATAAGCGCATTAACAATGACGACCGTGATTCATACCCCAATAAGCGTGTGGACTCTCCCGGTTTCCTCCTGGGCAATCTCTTCCGCACCTTCTTCCAGGTCAAGATGCTAAAGGACATGAAGGCATCCATCGCCAAGGAGATCCACAGCGGTTCCTGGCGGGCGACTGGCTCTTTCCAGGAGATCCTCAATATGAGCAATCTGTACAAGGTCATCAAGTCCACCATCGTGGAGGTCGGCCTCAAGTCAGCCCTCTCCACAGGCAATTTCGGCTCAGCCAAGGTGGGTGGCCCTCCCAAGATTGGTGTAAGTCAGGTACTCGGCCGACTCAACTATGTGTCCTCTCTGAGCCATCTCAGGCGCATCTCTACACCCATTGAGAAGACTGCAGGCAAGCTCATTGCGCCCAGGAAGCTGCACAATACCCAGTGGGGCTTCATCTGCCCCAATGAGACTCCAGAGGGTCATTCAGTTGGTGTGGTGAAGAATCTGGCCTCAACGGCCTGTATCACCCAGGCATGCAACAAGGGCGTCGTCACTGATCTCATCCAGGGTATGCCCGAGTTCCTGCCCATAAAGGGTCTCCCCATTGAGCAGCTGTTCGAGGGTGCCCGTATCTTCATTAACGGCAAGTGGATTGGTATGTTCCCGCCTGCTTCAGCTCTTGACTGTATCAAGCGGCTGAGGAAGGCCAAGCGTTCTGGTTTCATCCAGAGGCAGATTGCCATTGTCTGGAAGCCCACTGTCAAGGAGCTCTGGCTCTCAACAGAGGCCGGACGCCTGGTGCGCCCCCTGTACTTTGCACCAGCCATCCTGGAGATTGCCAAGGCCCCAGAGGCCAATAGGGCCAAGATGCTGGATGAGATCAATGGCTGCAAGACTTGGGAGGATCTCCTCCGCTGGCAGACCCCCACCCATGGTCACCACCTCCTGGAGTATCTGGATGCGGGTGAGACTGAGCAGGCCATGATTGCTATGGACCCTGATGACCTCCTGAGCAAGCCCGAGGATGCCGCTGCCACCTACTCCCACATTGAGATCCACCCCTGTGTGATCCTGGGGTCTCTGGCGTCCACCATCCCCTTCCCTGACCACAATCAGTCACCTAGGAATGCCTACCAATGTGCCATGGGCAAGCAGGCCATGGGTGTATTTGCTCAGAATTACAAGGAACGCTTTGATGCGCTGGCTCACATGCTGATGTATCCTAATCTGCCTCTGGTGTCTCCCAAGATGGGCAAGTACTATGGTGCCTATTCCATGCCCTCAGGGCGCAATATTGTCGTAGCCATCATGACCTACGGTGGCTACAATCAGGAGGATTCCATTATGATCAACAAGGGGTCCTTGGACCGTGGTCTCTTCCAGTCAGTCTTCTTCCGTACGTACAAGGATGAGGAGAAGAAGAATCAGAGTTCCGGTGAGGAGGAGCGTTTCGGCCGTCCGGATCCAGAGATGACCCGGCAGCTGAGAAATGGGAATTACGGAAAGTTGGGAGCGGATGGATTTATCCCTGAGAACACTTTTGTGAATTCGGATGATATCTTGGTTGGAAAGGTGGTTCCTCTCCGCGTTCCAACTGGGATGGTTCTGCCCGCGGGGGCCAAGAGGTTTAGGGATGTGAGTCGAACTCCCAGAAACAATGAGAGTGGCTTCGTAGACAAGATCTTCAAGAACAGAAATGGCGAGGGCTATTCCTTTGTCAAAATTCGGATGCGTGAACTGAGAACTCCAGAGATTGGAGACAAGTTCTCCAGCCGCCATGGCCAGAAGGGGACTTGTGGGATGCTTCTGGAGCCGGAGGATATGCCCCAGACTGCCTCTGGGATCATCCCTGACATTATCATCAATCCGCATTGTATTCCCAGCAGGATGACTATTGCACAGCTCATGGAGACACTTCTGGGCAAGATTGGCTGTCATGCGGGCTGCCTAGGTGATGGGACACCATTCAACAAGAAGATGACTCTGGACGGCTTAGCCAAGGTCTTGCGCGATGAGATGGGCCTGGAGCCCTACGGGAATGAGGTGATGTACAATGGCCTCACAGGCAGGCAGATGGAGACTAAGATCTTCATGGGGCCTTGCTTCTATCAGCGCCTGAGGCACTGTGCTGCTGATAAGCTGCACTCTAGGGCTTGTGGGCCTCTGGTGATGCTGACGAGGCAGCCGGCTGAGGGCAGGGCACGTGAGGGAGGTCTCCGGTTTGGAGAGATGGAGCGTGATTGTGTGGCTGCTCACGGCGTCATGGAATTCACGAAGGAGCGTTTCATGGAGTGCAGTGACGGGTTCAAGTGCTACACGTGCAGGAAGTGTGGTCTCCTAGCCATTGCAAATCCAGAGTCTAATATCTGGCTGTGTAAGGGCTGTAATAATACTACAGAGTTCGCATCCATTCAGATCCCCTATGCTTACAAGCTCCTGGTTCAGGAGTTGGAGACCATGAATATTGGCTCCCGCATCTTTACTCAGGGGGCCATTCAGGATACGGCTCGCCCTCTTCAGAAAATCGTAGAGTAGAAATAGATATGGACGCCCTACCTTTAGTTGCCGAGTTCTTTGGAACATTTTTACTGCTGATGTCTATCTTTGTGACGGGTAATGCCCTCATCATTGGTCTGACCCTTTCTCTGAATGTGTACCTGTTGGGCGGTATTTCTGGCTCCCACGTGAACCCGGCTGTCTCTATTGCCATGTTGGTGAAGGGAGCGATTAGCCCAACTGAGTTTGTCACTTACACTCTTGCACAACTGGCTGGTGCAGTGAGCGCATGGTATGCATACAGTGCTTTAGCGTAAGCATAGCGTAAGTGATAGCGTAAGCTTTTTATTAAATCAAAATGGTAGAATGAGGTAAGAATCTTTCATCATTCTACAATAGTATGTCAAAGAAAGCTAGTCAAAAACCACCAATGAGCCTTGAGGGCCTTGGTGGGGGGTCTACATCTGCAGCTGCAGCTGAAGCTCCACCTGCAGTAAATCCAGAATTAAAAGCAATACTGGATGAAAGAAATAAATATTTAAGTCGACTTGCTGATATGGCCGCATCAGATGCAAATCACGATTTTGATGGAGTAAGAGGTGAATTTAAGTTTAATGAAATCTTTAAATATTATAAATTTATTGGTACTCCAGTAAAACCAACTATAACTCTTGATGAATACGGAATTATTTGTAATGTTCTTAATATAAATACTACGAAGAAAACCACAGAAGAAGCCTTCAAAGAATTTATTAAATTTAACAATATATCAACTGAAACATTTCGTGGAGAAAAAAGAGAGTTTAAATTGTATTCTTACGATAAACCTTATATTATTCAAACTCTACATGTCGCTACAGGTACTGATACTAGAAGGAACTGGAATTTTACAGGAGTAGACTTATACGATATTTTAAATGAAGAAAATGGTGGAAATGAATTAACATTTACAATTGATTTTCAAAATGTCCCTTTCCACGAATGTTTGTTAAGTCCTCCAATAGAAGGACAGTCAACTCGTACAGCCAACTATTTAATTACTAGAGAAGGAATTATTGACGGTGCATTAAAAATCGATAAAGCCATGGATACAAGGAATCCTACACAAGTAAAAATTAATAAACTACGCGATGGAGCACCTTATAATGTGGCGTATCATAGAACAGATCCAAATCCAATCATTCTAGGAAATGCTAATGAACGCGAGCTATTTTATTCTAACTTTTCATTTTATCTTCCACCTATAAAAGAAATAAATGGATGTTTATCTGGATCTATTGAATGTACCGATAGTCAAATGTCCTCTGGTGTAGCAAGATTTCAATCATCTGTAGAAAATAATCCATACACCGTTCTAAATATTTCAAGAATCATTATTGAAACAATTGAAAAGATTAGAGATATTATTTCGAAAACTAAATACACAGGGTCAGTTTCAGAAAGAGAATATTTTATGGCTTTACAATTTAAACGAGCAGGAGATTGGATGCAAACTCTTGCATGCTTAGACCCTGCACGATTTGGGTTTCCGCAGAATAGAAGAATTCGTCTTGTTACTGGAGATCGTATATGCTTATTGTATGCTTTATTAATGGGTGTAGATGTGATATATACGAATTATAAAAATACAGATAAAAAATATTATCTTACATGTTTTTTTAAACAAGGTGCTAATGCATCTGCAGTAGATAAAATAAAGTATATCATTCCTCCTTTAATAAGATCATTTAAATACCCTAATGATGATATAATAACAGAGGGAAAAACACCAAACCCATTAAACAGTTACGTACAAATTCTTCCAGTATATATAAAGGTTAGAGTCGATATTGAAAAATACATACAGGACAAAATTGCTGGTATGATTGCCAATAAAAATAGGGAAGTATCTAAAGGTGTTAAATATAGCAATAAAATCCCTGATGATATTTTAAAAAGTATTTTAAAACCATATGTGTTATTAACTCATTTTAGAACATTCTGCCCTGAATTACGTGATGATACGGGCCGCTGCGAAAAAATATATGAAGAATTAAATGCAGTTCTAGAATTAGAAGCGATCGATTCTGCTAAAGAAGAATCAATTAATAAACTAAAACATGAGGCTGACGAATATCTTAAACAATTTATTACACTACAGGAGATTGTAGCGGCAGATGAAAAAAGTAAAGGTCGTGATGAAAGATCCAATCATACAGATAAAACAATGCACTTTTTAACAAATCGATATTCAAATCCGAAGGGGTATCCAAAAATTATTAAAGATAAATTTTCAATTGTTGATGCAATTAGTACTCAAAGAGGCTGGACTTTTTCTGAAGCCGATTTAAATGAAAATGGCTCAGGGATATTTACTTATATCAGTACTGTTTTATCTGATCCTGAAAAATCTGCATTATTTGAATATATTATAAGTATAAGAGATTTACATAGTGACCCGAAAAGATATGATATTTTATTAAAAATTGCAAATATAATATTAAATCCAATTCAAGCAGGCGGGGGTTCAGCAAGTGGGGGTTCAGCAGCAGGTGGATCTAGCCAGGCCACATATTTACAACCATTAACTTTAACTGAAGTACCTACCACAGAAGTTTTATCTGCAATGTTTAGTACAACTATTGGGGAAGCTACAGCTATTCCGCCTGGAATAGCTGTAGATGCAGAGGCAGCTAAAAGGGCTGGTGAAGATGCTGCTCAAGAGGTTGCTGAAGCTCAAAGAGAAGCTGCAGTTGAAGCTCAAGCTGAAGCTCAAGGTCAAGCTGCGGCTGCAGCTCAAGCAGCTGAAGCACCTCAAGCACCTCAAGCACCTCAAGCTGAGGGTGAAGGAGGTGAGGGAGGTGAGGGAGGTGAAGTTGATATTGAACCAGATACTCCTGCTAAACCTGCCGAAGCTGAAGAATCTGCCGAAGCTGAACAATCTGCTGTAGGTGGTTCAAGCAGCTCAAGCAGCTCAAGCAGCTCAAGTAGTTCAAGCAGTTCAAGCAGTCCTACTCAGCGACGAATCAAACCGCCTACTATTCGCATAAGTGATTTTTTCATAGAACAAGTCATTTTATCTTTACGAGCAAAAGGTCATTTTGGAGCCAAGGCTTCTTATGAAATTAAGGCTGCTGCAGTTACACTATTGGGTATGAAAGAACGACAGGTTATAAATGCATCACAAGGCGGTGGGACTAGAGGTCGCCATAGTAAAAACTATGAACCCTATTCTCATAATCCCCTCACTACAATCTGTTATATCATTATCCAATTAAACAATTCTTTATCAGCTGAAGAATCTGATCATTACAGATCCCATAAAATCTCTGCAGTCTTACATAAAATAATAAAAGATAGTATAAAATACATAAAACAAATAGAAACAAATGTGAAAGAAGTTTACAAGTACTTGTATTCTATTGAAGCATTTCTTTTGGAAGGATTATCTAATTTTTTACCTGGGCTAGGTATTAATCATTTTATGACTGGAGTGAAAGAATCATATTATGGGTTTTCTTATATAAATAATTATGAAGATTTAATTACTTTAGACTTAAGTAAACAGAAACAGAAAGAATTTGCATCAGCCAAGCCTGATAAACTTACAGAACAAGAGTTGATTCTTCATAACTCAAAGTTATTTGTTTATATTCTGGACTATATCAAACTCTTGGAAAATAACTTAAATGAACATAAAGAAATAACAACTCTTATCAGCAGATTAACACAAACGGTTAATGTGACTAGAAATAAAAATAAAGGTAAAAATAAAGTGAATCCAAAAAATACAACGAAAGCCAAACGAAATGCTATATTGAAAGCCAAGATCAAAAAATTTTTAAGACATAACTAATATTAGATGAAGACTCGAAAGTTAAAATTTGGCCCAAATAAATATTACCAAGGTCTTTCTCAAAAGAAAAAGACCTTGCGTAAGAAAGAGATCAAGAAATTCGGCTCAAGGTCCTGGACAGATCCCAGGGCCTACCTAGGATTCAAAAGTAATGTCGGTGTGAAAACGAGGAAATCTGGCTATACTGCCGCATGGAAGAGAAAATTCCCTGATGCTAAATCCCTCGAAGATAAATCGAAAGCGACCGGTGTTCCATTGAGGTTTATTAAAGAATCCTACAATCGTGGTATGGCTGCATGGAGAACAGGTCATCGCCCCGGTGCAACTCAACAGCAATGGGGCTACGCCAGAGTTCATTCCTTTTTGCTCTGTGGCAAGACATTTCACAGCACAGATTCTGATCTGGCCAGAGAGGCCAAGAGTAAATCTGCAACGGCCAAGAAATGGTGGAAGGGGCAGGGGTGCTGATCTAAATATTGGTTAAGTATATAAGATATGCCATTACCACTATACACTCCTCCTACTATCGACCCTGGTGCAAGCCTAACACAGCTTATACAATCTGTACAACCTGTGCATAAGAAGCAAATTCTCGGTCACTTTACCCATAAGAAGATGGAGGACCGCATATCTCAACGTACCTGGTACGAGAATGTGACCTACCGCGATGAGCTCAAGGTCGCAATGATACAAAAGTCCAATATTATTTCCTCTGCGATCCCCAAAATGAAATAAGGCAGAGTACAGAAATCACCGCGACGCTCAGACTGACGACGGCATGTGGTGTCTTCTGTTGAAATGCGGCGGGTTGATAATTCGTGAAGCCCTCTATATAAGTTTTAACTGTGCTCCCATCACCTAAGGTGACTATTTGCGACTTTAATTTAGCATTACAGAATTTAGGTTGGTCCTCAGTACCATTAGGGTCTACACGGCAACCATTTTCCTTGTAGATTTTTGGCGCTGCAGACCATGACTCGTAAGAAAGTTGTACGGGTTCCGCTCTATTCGCTGCAGACTCCTCAGATTCCAAGGCCTTTCCGTCTTTCATTCGTATTTTGGGCTTGGTTGTCTCTTGAACCCAGCGTTCTTGGAAAAAGGGCGCCTGGCCATTAGGTGACATGATGCCCTCAGGATCAACTAATAAGACTCCATCGACATTCTGAATATTGCCATCGACATCACCTACTTGTTTTTTCACTAGTTTGCATTGGGGATAACCACTGCCAACTACCGCATTTATAACGGGTCCAGGATTCAGGGCGAATTTTACGTCCTCTAACATACCAGGACCCATACCACGCAAGGCTGGAAGACCAACTCCTGCAAGAGCGTCTTTGATCTTATCTCCTAAGGCAGAGCCATCGGGAACTGTCTTTACATACTCCCACATAATCGCACCATTACTGCAGGTGAGACCACTGTTAATGAAATAATCGACACCCAGAGGTCTCAGGCCAGGCTTACCTTGAGTGAAAGATGATGACGGCGCACCGAAACCTATCATGTCACCGTAGTAGACTACACCTTTCACTGCATCGAGTACATCACCCAGATCACCTCCTCTCCGAACTCCAATTGCTGCAGGGGGCAACATTTCATCTGCAGGATTGTATGATGGTCCGAGGAAACCAGGACCGGAAGCTGCTTTTACAGGCAAAACATTAGCTCGGCCATCATTTCCCATTGTTGTTGTGGCGGCTGCGCTCATCTTGATTTATATGGAGGTATAAAATGAAGGTATAAAAAGCTCTTGATATTAAACAAATAAAAGTAGATGTCCAATCCATCTCTGACAGTGGCAATTCCCACCATGGACCGCTGGGATAAATTCTTGAAGAAACAGTTGCCTATCTATCTCGATCACCCCCTAGTGGAGTGTGTAGTAATCTGCGATGAGAATGGAAATGACATTGGAAAGATATGTGAAGATGGATATGATATGAATCCTAAGCTGCGCCTGTACCAGAATGAGTCTGTATTAGGTGTCTATGGAAATAAACGTCAGTGCCTCTTGAAAGCCCCTAGCCAGTACGTGGCTGTACTGGATAGTGACAATTGGTTTGAACCATCTTATATTGATCATGTCATTCACCACTGTATCAATAGGGACGGAGACAAGGCTGAGAAGACCATTTACAGTGCAGGAGGGAATGAGCGTCTTTTCTTGGACACGGGTGTCAAGGAAAACAGGATCAAGAATTTTAATGGGATGCGGATCAGTAAGACTAATTGGAATACAGTCTTGGAGACAGTGGGGTGGAATTTCCTTTTGAATGATGGGAATGCGGTCTGGCCGAAGAGTTTTGTTCAGTATATGCCCGATCTCCCTGAAGAGATAGTTGTCGGGACAGATAGTATTTTGGCGATGAAATATGCTATTCAGGCTGGATATACCATGTCAGTTGAACCTGGTCTGCAGTATATTCACACGGTGCATGATGGGTCGCATTGGAATAAGAATGCGGCAGTCTCAAGTAGATTGATGATGCAGATGAATTGGCGAGTCTGAGACACTAGTGTTTTCTGGTTTTTCTACCACGCTTCTTCTTATGACGTCTACGCCTACTACCACCGGCTTGTTTAACAGGAGCGGTTGCAGCCAAAGAATCTGGAACATAGGTCCATGTCCCATTTGAGCAATAGAGGGTTGCTAATTCCTTATAATCACGACTACCAGTCAATGTACCTGATCCAGCATTAATTCCAGCACCTAGCCATCCTACACCCATATATCCCAAGTGGCAGCCAACAAGAGGAACACCTGATGTAATCTGTGAGCATGAATATACTACGTGGTTTGGTTGTTCTAAGACTGTTTGGTTCTTATAGATAGCGGTATTGGATAGTTGAGAGTTAGGAGATGCATTTACATTTGCCCCTCCAGCCTGGCCTGTAAGCCCACTTGTGGGAAGGCCACCAGGTCCATATGCCTTTTCAACTTCGGCTTCCGTTGCCTTTTGTTCCTCTATAACTGAATCAACTGCACCCTTCATCTCTTTTGAAACTTCCGTTTGCTTAGCTGCTTCTTCTTTACCAGCCTGCTCTGCAATCTTAGAAGTAGCCTCCAGATCCACTTGATTAATAAATAATGCCTTTCTTGCATTAGCAAACACCTTTTTCGCAGGGCCTTGTGGTATACGTACAGTTCCACCTGGCGTCTTATTGATTAGGCCCTTATATTCATCTGGCGTAAGTATATCTGGACCAGATCCATTGCAATCTAAAAAATGGTCTAAATATTCTTTATATTCAGGCAGGGAATTATAGTTTCGCATTTTCAAGGCATTTGGGATCATGCTTGAAAAGAAGCTCTGATCCGGTTTGATATCGGCTAATTCAGAACGAAGTTCACGTATATGTTTTGTGCGGCCAGTGCGACTCTGAGTCATAATTTCGGGTTTTAAGATCATAAATCCAGGGTGATCAAGAGTGGCAGGGATATATGGCACTGGATCAGAGGCTAACATCGTTATATCTGGAAATCTAGGGCGATTTGCTACACGTTCTAAGGTCATATAGCCCTCCAAAAGCAGTTTATTAAAGACATTCCTGGCGTAATCTGTAAAGACTTTGGGTGCGCCGAATGAGATTATATGTAGGTTTGGTAGAGCCTTACCCTTCTTTTTTAATTGCGCTAAGCCGAGGCCCATGAGGTGAGAAAATGCACCGCCGAGTGAGTGGCCAGTGATGAAAATACTAGATACGCCTGGATGAGAAGCTAGAAGTTCATCCATAAGAGTGATGATTTTAGGATAGAGCTCAATAATACCATTTACAAATCCGCGGTGTGCTCCGAATGGGTTTGTTCCGAGGCTAGTAACATCTCCCAGGGAACCCCTCTTTAATTTTCTCTGTTCTACCTCGGCATACTCCTCAGGGAATGCATCCTTCCCGTATAAATTAAATAGGTTTTGCAAGGAGATATTTAAATCTTTAAGAGCCGTAGCTATTGATAAAGTTCCACGGAAACTTATGATCATGATTTTCTTATTTGGAAAAATAAGAGATTGATTTTCTGGTTTGGTGTAATCAAAGACAGTTATAGAAAGGGGTGTATCTTGCTTGGCATCATACATGAAATAGCCAGAGGGCACCTTTCCTTGTGGTTCCCGTTCTATTTTATCATCAGTTGAAGTTGAGAATGTTAAAAAGGATGTGCCTAAGTTGAATGTGAGAGGAGAATAATTTAGTAAGTTATATGCTTTAAGAACTTTGCGTGCTCTGTTTTCATAGTTTAATCTCGTAAAATAGCACAAATATGTTATTATAGCTTCATAATTTCCTATTATTTTTTTAGGAATAAGGCCGTTTGTTAATTGAAGAGTTTTCTTATTTAGAGCACGGCCATTCAGACTAGATCCGGATTCTTTAATTAATATACCCAAATACGTACTAAAATGGGCTAAAGGGACTGTAGCCATCTAATTAGAGTATCTAAAAAGTGCAGCGCAAAAATCTAGAATCCCTGTAATTATTTTGGGCACTTTTTGCTCCCCGTAGGGGATTGCTGCGCTGAATGGCAATGGCTTCGCCTAAGCCTGTTAAAAGTGCAGCGAGCTTTTTCCTAAAAAGATCATAGATGAGTTTACCCCCTGAAAGAACCACAGTTAATTTATCAAAAGAACGAAATCATCTTCAACCTGTACGATTTATTCCTCCAAATAATGCTGCATTTAACCCTATTACTAACGAACAAAATACGACCCGTCTATATACACAAGAAACCGAAATGTGTCCCTTGGTAAAAGAAGAGGAAATTTTTACAAATCTTATGAATCTTCTACAAATGATGAAAGATACAAATTTCATACAGCCCGGCGAAAATGGATATCATACTAAATATAAATGGAGTTTTTATGAAACATTTGGAATTCCTGCATATTCTAAAACCGAATATTGTTTAAAAAATAACTATAGAACATTATTCAAGAAATTTAATTACAGAGGTCCTGTAAGAACCTGGTGGAGAGGTAATCCATCAAATAATTTTTTAGATGCTTTTTTTGAGACACCTCTTGACACCTGCATATTTAATATGTTTAAAGAAAGTTATTCTTATAAATATAAGCATCCTTCACAACCAGACAATTTATTTTTAATTATAAACTGGAATATGCAAAATCCAATTAAAGATATGACAAATTATAAATTACACTTTATGGTTGATGAAGCATATGCTCTTTATGTTTTAATGAAGGCAATGATGATAGTACGTAATAGAGATAAAAGAAAGGGAGTTAATATTCAAAGAATTGGGAAAATCGTTACTAATTTTAGAGCATCTAAATTTCCTAGTTCTGGACCAAGAGTTTCAGAAGAAAGCCGTAATACTGTTTCTCCAACTATTGTTATATATACAGCTTCAGATTCTGCAGATGAGGCTAGAGAAATCCTTGAAGAATTAATAGCAGCCTTTCCTGAACATGAGGAAATTGGATTAATGAGTCTAGGACAATCAAATCTAATAGCATATGGAAATATAAGATTAAATAAACTCATATGTTATGCTCAAGGTGATAGAAATACTAAATATGATATAAAAAGAGGAAATACTCTATCTGGAAGATCCAAAATACTTACGTATAACGAAATAATAGAAGCTGGTGTACCAGAAAACTGGACTGTATTTCAACGAGACACGGAACCACCGACTATGTTTTTTGTTTATACAGATCCTGATACAAAGAAACGGAAAATACAATATAGTAGACCAGATGAATTTCCTCCGCTAACAGAAGATAAATTAAACCCTATTTCAACCAAATTAATCCCACCTTGGGTAACCAATATGATTTCTAAATGCAATTCTTCACAGGGGGAAATAAATAGACGCAGTCAAATATTTTTTGGAATAAATTTCTGTGATCCGATGTATTCAAATCTTCATTCTACCTGTACTGTGGATCCCTTATGTTATTTTTCAGTCGATGAGACTTGTTTAGATCCAAATACAATTCGAGGTGTCGAGGGGATTGAACCAAGCGGTGAATTCTCATCTGCATTAACTATACGTTCGGCAAATACAGGGAGACTGGAAGGTGGAGGTGCTACAAGAGGTGGAAGAAGGAGCAGCAGAAGGAGAAGAACTAAGAATAAAAAGTTTAAAAAATTAAGAAAAACACGACGATAAGGGGGGCTAAAAATTGCTCGAATTAAAATTTAGCAATAAAGTATGCTTCTAAAGGCGTTTAATGAAGAGTGTCTCTGGAAGAGTGCAATGGAGAGGAGTGGTAATACCAGGAAGCCTACTCTAAAGCAGCCGATGAACCTGCCAAAGATTAATACAGTCGTTGGCGGGACTATGCCTGACGGTAATAATATACATGAAGATCGCGTAAAGCGCAATGCCTACATCAGTGCCATGTACTGGGAAGGAGTAAATAGGAGAAAGGCGATTTACAGAGATAGATTAAAGTATCCTCTTGAGGAAGAGCGCTACTTTGCTGAGCAGGTTCAGTCAACAATTGGCATGGAGAAGGGTCGATATATATTTAGAAGGCTTTGGCACGCTAGCAACTAAAAAATTGATGTTGTGCAGCTACGTATTTTTACTTACACCCAAACATGTCCCGCCTATCTTACGAGTTCAGTAGTCGCACGATCAAGAATCTTCTGGAGGATGACAGTATTGATATCCCTGACCACCAGAGGCCAGAGATGTGGTCAAGGGATCGTCAGCAGCGTCTGATTAAGACTATTATGGACGGCCTCCCAATTCCCAATCTTATCCTAAACGACACGATTACGAATGGTAAGCGAGTCCGGTGGCTGGAGGATGGCCAGCAGAGGTACATTTCCATGAAGAAGTTTATGGACAATAAGCTGGACTATGAGAATATCCACTATAAGGATCTGGATGAGAATCACCGATTCAAGTTCCTCACCTACAAGATTGCCATTCTCACCTATGAGAATGCATCAAGGGCAGAGATCATCCAGATCTTTGACAATGTGAATAACGGGGTTCCTCTCAGCCCTGGTCACCGCTTCCATGCGCGCCTAGACTCCCCTCTCGTCAAGTACGCAAGGGAGCGTCTTCTTACACCTGAGAAGCACTTTTACGCGCGTGCATCGGCGATCTGGGGCGCACATCCTTTCAACAAGGACACCAAGACCAAGAGGAATTTAATGAATGCGATGGCCCTCGCAGGTGGAGCAGCACATGGTGTAGAGTGTATCACTACCTCATATGATGTTCTGGGGCCTCTGCTTCACAACCCCTTTGATGTAGAAAAGGCCGATGGTTTCCTGGACAAGTTGATCAGTGTCTATGAGGCCGCTGATGCCCTGTATGCCATTACGCCTGCAGACAAGAAGAAGCAGTGGGAGGCTGGCCGGATTTCAGGCTACATTCTCGCGTCACTCATTCATGCCTATACGCCTGATTTGGTACAGATGTGGTCTACCTATCTTGTGAATGTGCGGAAGGGTGATGATAGTCTGGCAGTGCTGCATGCAAAGAAGCCAGCTTCTAGGAACTGGAATTCTAATAGGTGGCGGATTGGCTATGAGAATGTCTTTGTCACGAGGCCAACTGAGCTTGAGGTTGCAGATGATGAATCAAGTGATGATGAGTAATTAGCCGACTTTCTTAACTAGAACCACCGTCTTATTCGTTATAGGCAATACTCTTTTTTCACCGAAATCACTGACTACTGGTTGATACGTAGTCGGTTGTGCGTCTTCTACTCTCGGGTCTGCGATAGCCTCGTCTGCATTGGGCAACATCGAACTCAGTGATTTTAAAATCTCAATGGCTATTGTTCTCTGACCAATAATTTCTGAGATTACCAAGACCGTATTGAAGGCTAGGAGACTCTGAGATGTGCAAGTCTGCACTAGGATACACTGGCCTTCCTGTAGGGACTTCTCGCCATTCTGAGATGGTACAGTTCTGGAGACCCAGAGACGGTGGATGGCGCCCGTATATTCTGGCATTCTGGCTAGGATGCGAGCACAACAATCTAAGAATTGAGAAACCTCGCGTTGATTGGTCATCAGCTTCCATTTTTCTTGGATGAAGAACACATGCTGCAAGCCTTCGGGTGTTTGGAGTTGGATCATATGATCTACACCATTCAGACTCTGTTCTTTGAAGAAGTCCCGGATACCTTGTTCTGTATGGATAATCATGACCCAATCATCTGGTAGGAGGACCTTCATCTGGTCTAGTAAGATTCCAACACGGCGTTCAAAGGCGAAACCTTCTGTACCTGTGGCTTTAGCTGTTGTCGCTGTTGTGGCTACAGTTGTCATTTATTTCTAGAATATATTTCATTAAAGGTAAAAATACTCAATACCTAAAAATTGAACCAGATAGAAAAAGTTTAAATGGACACTTTTAAATGTCTATTGAAACTTTCCTAGATACTGCGTGGCTTGAGCAGCATGAACAACTGAAGGCGACCGTCGCCAACTGTCCAACGTGTGAGGCTTCATTTGACACCTGGGAGAATCTAGATGTCAGTACCTGTCTCAAATGTGGAACAGTCATATCCCGGTGTCTAGATCTGACTGCCGAATACAGGTACTTCAGTCAAGATGACCGCGGCGGAGGTGATCCCTGTCGTGTGGGTGCTCCTCAAGACAATCGATTCCCAGAGTCCAGCCTCGGCACTGTCATTCTCCCAACCCAATCCGGTGGCTCCGCAAATTGCCGCTGGTCCATGAACAAGATCCGCCGCTATCACACCTGGAATATGCTCCCTTATAAAGAGCGCAGCCTCCTCCACGTCTTTGAGACCCTTCAGATCACAGCTCTCAATCAGGGTCTGGATGCGACCATCCTGGATCTGAGCAAAGAATATTATGTGGCTCTCACTGAGCACTGCCAGAAAAGAGGTCTCTCCAGATCAGCCATACTCGCTTCCTGTGTCTTCTCCGCTCTCAAGCAAGTCGGCCAGCCCAGAAAGCCGAAGGATGTCTCAGACATGTTCAATATCAAGACGAGCGATTTCACTAAAGCGTTCAAATATGTCCAGGAAGTGCTCGCTCTTGCTCATCAGAAAGGTAATCTCAAGGGTTTCTCCGGCTCTCCATCAGCAATTCAGACCACCAGATCTTCACACTATATTGCTCACCCTCTCAGTAAACTCCCTCTAAAGAGAGCCGAATTCCCTGTGGTCCTGGCCCTGAGTGTGGCCATTGCAAACGCCGCTGAGGACTTATCGCTGTGTGCAGAACATATGCCCCCGTCTCTGGCTGCTGCCGCCATCGCCATGGCCGTTCAAATCAAGGGTCACACGGATATCGCAGTAGACACTATTGCGGGTCTGTGTTCTGTATCATCAGGAACTCTGATCAAGTGCTGGAAACGCTTGGAGGAGACTAAGAGTCAGTGGGCGTCTCTATGTGGCGTAACAGAATCTAAGCCTAAGTAGAATGGGTACAGGTACCTCCAAATTTCCATCCCTATTACCATCACAAAAAATAACAAGTGAAGGGGATTTAAAAATACAAATGGACGAGGTAACAAAAATGGCGAATTCACTCTTTTTTTTCATGTTCAAATCATCCAAGCCCGATCACGAGGCATTTGATATTGCTAATGAACCAGATAAATATGTGACAGCTCTTTCAGAATTAATTCACAAGCAATTTTCTGTTATTGGTTATTCTACTACCAGAACCACCTCAGGCGAAATATATTTTCAACAATACGATAAATTAAAGCCTTCGAGTCTAACTGGTCAGGCAAGAGATGAACACAGGAAAAATTGTAAGATTATTGCATTCTATTTTGTTCGTGTCTATCAAATTTTAGGATCTATGCTTTTAATTATTAAAGATGCAGATTTAGACAGAGAAGCCCCTAGAGAGGCTGATCAACTTTCTAATGCTAGAGAGCAATATATTGGACAGAGATTACCCAAGATATATTATAATCAACAAGGTGGAGTACAAAGAGGTGGAGTACAAACAGGTGGAGGCACTAAAGTTGGAATAGATGAATTTGTAGGTCCTCTTGAATTTTTAAAAACGAGTCTTTCAGTAATAGATGCAAGTGAACGAGCTGAGTTAAGTCAATATATTCAATTCGATAATAATAAGACTGTCTATAGTGTATCAGGTACTGATTTATATATTGAAGTTGCACCATATACTAATGGTATAAGTGTAGATAATATAAATAAAAATAATCCCTTAAAATTTCATATTTTATTGAAAGATGCAAATAACAATATAAGATCATATACAAATGAACTTAAAATTATTAATACAGTTCCAATCGAACTATCTACTGATCGTAAATTACAATTTATTTCATTTAGGTTAAAATCACTTTCAGCACAAGGTCAAAGGGTATATTCAGATGAAAAAGAGAAAAAGGAGCATTTAATCAGTGTCTCATTAGAAGTTGGAAAATCTGATTTAGAAAGAGGTTATACTATTGATACTACAAATAAAAGTGATGATTATATAAATATTATAACAGAATTAAGAAGTTATTATGGTACTGAAACTGCAAGCAGGTCTCCTAAATACGTTTTAAACACATTATTTTTAAAAGATGCAATAAAAAGTACTGGTAATATATCTTTAAGACAAAAAACCCCTAAAGGCGATGTAAAAACTGATAGAGATGAAATTCGTGAAAATGATGAATATTTACAATATAAACGTGGTAATCCAACAATTCCAAAATCACGGATTTATAATCCACTAATAAAAGATATATATGGAGAACTTTTAAAAGGTTCACAGGTATCACCAGGCCTTTCTTCAGGCAGACATTGTATAAAAAGGGCAATTCAACTCTTAAATCCTAAAGCAATATTTGGTGAACAATCAACTGAAGCCAATTATACTCGTATCTGTAAATTTAGTGCGCCTGATATTGAAAATCAGCAAGTTCCATTTGATGCATATATTCCCACAAAGACTTTCGCCCAATTATTTGGAAAAATAAATATAAATCCTGAACAATTTGAAGAGACTGTAGGGATATTATCATCTTTTATTAGTATTGATTCTCAACCTGCTCAATCTAGACCACTAACACTTGATCAGATTGAAGCAGTTGAAAGTAAGAAAACCGTGAAAAAGGAGACTAATGATTTGAAAGATGCTTTGCTTAGGTTAAAGGAGGCATTTAAACTTTTGAATGAGCCTACCACAGGTGATTCGCCTAAATCATTCGGTGAAATTATGATGAAAAAGCCGAAGGAGTGTGCTACGATTGAACCTAAATCAACTAAAGACCGTTCAGGAGGTATAGTAGTAAAAAATGATAATATGGTTCGTCAATTGCGCGGAGTCGCCCAGGAACTTTTAGCATACCATGTCAAATCTGCCTTAGAAATAAGTAAATTTTTGAAGAGTATGTTTAATATTGAAAAGGATCCTGGGGGGACCTGGGTAGTAAAAGGAATAAAGGAGAGTTTTCTGATTGCTGGATTTACTGCGCTTGATTCTGTGACTGATATCGCGAGAGATCTGATCTTAGATTATTATGAGGGATGTGAAAGTAAATACCAGAAAGGTGTTAAGATGTGGGTTGATGAGGCTTCTACAGCTGCTGTAGCTGCACCTTCTGTACCTGCTGCTGTAGCTGCGGCTTCTGTACCTGGTCCTTCTGCACAGGCGGGTCCTGTAGCGGGTCCTCCAGTAGGCCCTGTAACCTAAAGCACTGTAATATCTGGAACACCCCCTAACCACCTCCCTGGAATCCAGCGAAATGCATACATAGATACCATGGTATCTAATTGCCACCCTCGCTTCTCATTTATCTGATCCGCACCAATGACAAAAACCCAACAAGGCGGTAACTCCCTGTCCAAGGCATCCTCCCATTCATCAATTTCTTTATCGTCTCGCTCGTATCCCCTGATCCCATCAACTTTGACCAAAGGTAGACCATTCTCATCATTACACTGGTAAGGCATGATACCTAATCCAGTTCCCTCCCGCATCTTTTTCACTGATACATTACCAGCCCGCCTACATCGCAAGAATGTGCTGTAGATAGGTAATTGCCCCAATAAGGGTAGACCCTCTTTTAAAAAGACATGGGCCTTCCTCCCGATTTTATACGTAATACCATCCAAGACTTCTAACATGTCTGAGCCAACACCCTTCTCTCTCCAGAGCGGATGTACACAGTACCAGTCGACTAGACCCCAAGGGTTTGTCATGGAACAGCCGCCAAATGCATTAGGATAAGGTCCAAAACTCTTGAAGCTCGTCACACAACCTCTCACAGTTCCCAGACGGTCTTTAGCCACAATCCAAATTGCTTGAAATAAGAGAAATGTTGCCCTGAGCCATTCTTCAGTGACTGCCGTTTTAGCTTTTGTCTTTTTTGTGTCATATTCTGCATTCAAAAGCCTGACAATACCAGGAACATCCTTTATAGAAGCGACTTTAATTGTACATGGTCTATTATCCTTAGGGATTATCTGAGGTATAGGGAGGCTGGCGAGTGAGACATCTTGTTTTGTCATAAATGCCCATAGCTGCGTAAAAGTTGCGACTTTGCCCTTCCAGAACATTCGTATTACACTAAAAATTGAAAAATGACTCCACTATCTATACGCAAGCCCGGGTAGAGTAGAATGGAGGGAGCGCATTTGAAGTTTGATATTAAAAGTCTGCTATCTGTGATTAATAGGCCAGTTGAGATAATGCCTACAGTAGCTACAAGGCCTAAGCGGTGTCAGATGGCCGAGTGTAAGATCAAGCTGGCTTTGACTGATTCTGCATGCAAATGCTCAGGGTTTTACTGCATGAAACACCGACATGCTGAAATACATTCTTGCGCGTTTGATTACAAAGGCGAAGGAATGGGTAAATTAAAGTCACAACTAGTGGAGGCCAAGGGTGTCAAAATCGAGAATATCTAAGTCCTTCTAGACTTACGCTTATTTTTAGTCCTCTTATTTTTCCTTGTCTTTCTTCTCCTACGTTTCTTACCACCGTCTTGTGATAGAGTATATTCATGCTCACCTGTACCATTTTCCAAATTAATTTTTAGCTTTGCAATCCTAGGAAACGCTACAGGAGAATTCGCAGGAGAATTTGGACCAGAAGTTCCTATAACTTCATACTGCTCACTTTCAGGAGGGGCTTGACCCTTGTTTGTTGCATTGTTTACTGCCTTTGTATTTGCATTACATTCTGTAGTTGGAACTGCCCACTGTGTTACACCTTTGCCACCAGCAGCAGGAGAACATTTATAGTAGGTCTTACCTGTTGATTTAGATCTGACGTGCTCCCACCCTGCAGGAAGATCGCATTTAATCGTAGGCTTATTAGGTGTCTCTTCTCCCTGGCATACATACACAGTTTTACCATTCTTTACTATTTCAGTCCAGCCTAACTCTTCAGGTGTTGACATTCTACATTAACATGTGATAATTATAAATATGACCGAATTATATTTATAATTATATTTTTCTGCTAAATTAGGATAATACGCACCTTCTTCCGGGAGCATTCCTACTACTTATCAAGATGGCCGACTGAAAACTAGAAAATATCTAAGCTATAGTATAGAAAATGGCTAGAGGTGGTGGCAGCAGTGGTGGTGGTGGCTTTGGTAGTGGTCTTGGTCTAGGTGTAGGTGCAGTGGCGGTAAATACGTGTCCTATTGAGAATCAGACGCTTTTTTGCAAGTTCTCCCGTATATTTCAAGTGATTAGCTGGATTTTTAGTATCTTTGTATTTATATCTATTGTATATGTTGTTTTATCTTTATATTTTTCCTCAAAGCGTAAATCTAGACTCTTCTAGACTTACGCTTACCCCTCTTATTTCTATTCTTCCTTGTCTTTCTTCTCCTACGTTTCTTACCACCTTTTTGACTAACAGTATATTCATGTGCTATACCATTTGCTCCCTTAACTTGGATTGTTAATTCCGCGGGAAGGGCTGGAGTACCAGAACCACCAGAACTACCAGAGTTAGCTACTTCAGCGGTACCAGTATTTAATATTTCTTGATCAGTTTCTTCTGGAGCAGGAAGGGTTTCACCCTTATGGGCATTGCTTGAATTCGCCTTTTGTTTTGTACTTTCATTACAATCTTCTCCCTCCTTTGGAGTTTCCCATTGTGAGAAACCTTTACCACCATTACCTGCACGGCATACATAATATGTTACACCAGTGGATCTAGAACGCTTGTGCTCCCACCCTTTAGGAAGATCGCATGGAATAGTAGGCTTATTAGGTGTTTCTTCTCCTTGGCATATATACATGGTTTTACCAGTAGATCTAGATACTCTTGATTTCCAACCTGTTGGCAGATTTTCAGTCATTCTACAATAACCTTTGAAAATTTATAAATCTGATTCGGTCATATTATAAATTTCTTTACGCACTAATTTAGGGTACACATATTTGTAATAATATGCGTCTTCTTCTGTAGGAACATGGCTGGTCTGTAGTTGGACCATGGTACCGGGACTAGTTCCAAATCCTTCCTTCTTTAAAGTTTTTAATGTTAGTAGCATCAAAACTACTCCTATCATTAAAAGGCATAGAGACCACTTCAATTTCATCTATCTATCATAAGCTTGGATATACATTGCCGCAATAGAAGGTGACCAGCGCCCCATCATCTTGGTCTCTCTCAGATCAAACCAACGCAGAGCATCCTTCTCCTTCTTATCACGCTTCATACGCGCAAAGAATTTCGGGTGTTCCTTCAACCAGGCAAACCAATTCAAAGCCGCTTGAATAGCTGTCGGAGGCGAGAGAGCCCTGAAAATGTGGTACTGAAAGAACCAGTTCGGAGGATAATCCTTTTCTCTATTCTGATAGACCATACCCGTGTATTCGAGATTGTGAATGGTTTTGACGTGTGACTCCTCAAAGACTTCTCGTCGGACATTTTCTTCAATGAGCTTGATGACGGGTGTTCTGGGATGTTTCAAGGCGTCCTTGCCTTCCATCTGCCCCTTTGGTGGCTCCCAGGCCTTGGCGGAAGGGTTATCTCCCGTTCGCTTCACTACGAGAAAACGCTTTGCATCATAATGCGCTCCTTCCTCATGAACAAAGCATGCGGCGCGAAGGAAGACCCGCCAACCTTCTGTGGGATGTTCAACATAGAAATATCCCTTTTCTGGATCGAATGGTAGATGTTCTTCTCCACGGATTAAACCGGGTTGAAGAGTATCTAGAATTTTCATTACCTCTCTACCCATCTAGAAGAAGTTAATGGGCGGATCTTCTTTTTACTTTCGTCTTAGCTTTGCCTTTAGCCTTAGTCCTTTTCTTTCTTGTTCCCCCAGCATAGTTTCCATTTGAATTTGCAGGGCTAGGTGGTCTTTTTGGAGCACTTGCTCCCTGACTAGGACCTCCTACCATAGGATGTTCCATCATAGGATCTGGCACCACTACAACTTCTATTTGTGAAGGTGGCGCTGCAGCTAGAGGTGCAGCTAAAGGAAGTGTCCTAATATGTTGAAGTAATGATATAAGAAATTCTCTAACTTCTTCAATATTATTTTTACGTATGGGTGTCACAGTGTAGGCTTGAAGTCTTGCCTTGTAACCTTGATCCATTATTGTGTCAATACGATATAGAATTTTTAATAAGTCTTGAATATCTTGAAAATTCGTTGATCTAGGTTCATGTTCAAAAAGTCCAATATCAATTAAATATGCTTTTCCATCTTTATAAGTTACATTTTTTCCATTAATATCATTATGAGTTAAGCCAGCCATATTCATATCAATGACTTTCAACGTCAAACCAAGTAATGCATCTAAATATGGCCTTGGATCTGCTGGCACTACTCTGAAAATATTTTCATATGTTTGACCCAAATATTCATATAAGATTGAATTTTTTATAATTTCTTGATCGGTAACTGGGTGTTTATCTTCACCCATCATACATTGCCGTATTTCTGGATTTGCGTGCGGATTAATTGCATCTTCAACAGGTTTAACTATAAAATCATTTGGAAACCTCGAAATAATAGTTTCATTTATATACTCTTCTTTTCTTTTTTCAGAAAAATCTTTGAATGTCTTTGTCACTACTAGTAGTGGATCTACAGTACTAGATAATCCAGGATATACTACACAGCCAAAATCCCCTTCTGAAAATTGCCCTCCTTTTTGTTTTACCCCCCTCTTTCCCATTAATATTACTTGATATTTATGGATGAACAAAGATGAGTATATAAGCGTACTCAAACCCTGCTGTCACAAGATCAATATTGCCCGTATAATTCCATCCTGCCTCCTGACCCTGCTTGACGATATCATTGATATCTTTCATCGTCATAGTGTGTCTCTGTCTCCTAACAGACTTGTCCTTGAATCTGAATGTCTCTCTGAATTCCGCATCCGGGTCCTTCAAGTCGAACTCGGCTTCATAGGAGAACTTGTCGAATTCCACCGTACTTTTGGTCACGCGTTTCTTGGAATATTTCTGGATACTCGTGCCCAAGAAAGGTGATGCAGATTCTAAGACTGGATCGAACTTGAATTTATTGACGACTTCAATGGCTAATTGACCGCCGGGACGAACCCAGTTATACAAGTTCCTAAAGAGCCCTATACCGTCATTAGCATAGTAGAAGCTGAAAAAGAGTAAGACTGCGTGGCTAAATTGCCCAGGGGAGAAGGTCATTTCTTGCATCATGTTGCCATTGAGAAAGCTGATAGATTCACGCTGTTGCTTAGTTAAATCTGCTGCTAACATGGTCACATTACGAGCCCGCCGGAGCATGGCTTCAGAAGAGTCAAGGCCGATGATGGATTTGACACCCTGCTTGGCGAAATAGACGGAGGCAATCCCGGTACCACAGCCGCAATCCAAGATCTCCATGGTATCGACTTCCGCGGTCTTCTTCCATTGATGCATGATGAGGGAGACTTCTTGAGGATATCTCGCGGCGAGCTGAGTCAGATTGTCATAGACCGAGGCATAGAATTCATCAAAGAGTTCTTCATTCTCAAACCAGATTGTTCTAGAAAGTTCAGAATCTGTGATACCGTCTTTGAAGCCTTCAGCCAATCCTGAGACTCTGGCGGGTGAAGAATATTTATCTTCCCAGATAAGCCATAAATAGTGTATACATCCTATCAATAACATGAATATAAGAATCCATTGAAAGGCTGTAGTGTCAGTATCCATCTGTTTGAGGATATTTACTTTATAGAGCGTTTTTTCCTACAGGTCTTGGCTTTCACAGATTTGCTACAACCACTCCGGTGCTTTTTCAAGGTCTTACAGAGGCTGGAATATTTGCATTTATTCAGGAGGTTGAGATCCTTCTCCATCCGGCAGCGTATTCTCCAGAGCCACTTGATCGTGGCTGGGCGATTTTCCAGAGTTGATTTCTCAGAATGCTTTGAATGCTTCATCCAAGACTTTCTCCATTCAGGAAATGGCAAGGATTGTCCAAGGGCCTTCCAGAATTTTCTGTAGAACGGCATTCGTTCATCGGCTTTCAGACAATTCCAGCGATTCTTCTCTTCCTTTGTTTTCAGAGTGTCACAATCTATGCCAGGAATGGGAACTGAACCTTTTGCAGATTTGGAAAAGGGATGGAGTTCTGCTATGGAAAAGAGAAAGTCCCAACCTGGGAAATCTGTACGCGAACATCCAGAAGCCAGAATGGATTCGTAGAATTCTGCGACTTTCTCGAAAGGGGGATCAGGCTCTACTGCCAATCTCTGATCTCTGAGTTTCTTGTTCACATCATTATGAATACGCCAGAGCCACCGGGTCAGATCTGTTTTGGACTGAAGAGCTGGTTCTAGAGGATCAGCTTTCATGTAGTCTGTGAGACTAGCGCGGCAGTATTTACAGGGTAGAACAAAAGGGAGCATTTCAAACATTTCTTTTACATTTTTATTTGAGGGATCGTAGGCGAATGTTACAAGGTGTAATAGTCGCCAACCGGAAGGTCCCCAGAATCGGGTATCCATCTACTTATATCTTCTTTTACCTCTCTTATTGCTTTTATTTGCACGTCTCCTATTCCTGGTACCGCCTCTTTGAAAATTTTTAGGTATAGAGAAATTTGAGATTGGGCCAAGATTTGGTGCTGAAGGAGATGCTTGTATAGGCGCTTGCATGGGTGCAGGGGCTTGCATAGGCGCAGGTGATTGCATAGGCGCAGAGGCTTGCATTGGTGAAAAAATATCAGGAATAGGTCCTGAAGCTCCAAAAAGATCAGATAAGGGTCCTTGCATGGGCGCAGAGGCTTGCATTGGCGCAGGTGATTGCATTAGCGCAGATGCCTGATTTACCCTGTTAGCGGCTTTACTAGCCTTTTTACTTATGGCAGTAGCAGTGGCCTGACCTAGAAGTAATAGATTACCATCAGCAGATCCAATTTCTGTAAATATTATTTTGAAATCTACCAGGGCTAGTGCCTTTGGATATGATGAAAGTGCATTTGTATTTAACTGCTCCTTTAATGACTGTGTAATATCAGTTATTTTCTTTTCCATGGCTGGATTCCTTCCTGCAGTGATCGTATTACGCAGACCGGTAATACCTTCAACTTGCTGGGCAAAGACTGCGCCGATTGCTTGAAGAGCATTTTGGTTAAATGTTTGAATTGTAAATATTGGAAGGACTCTGCTCCCCATCTAAATTTGCAGCCTATAAAAACTGCTTCAGATCATTCAGATATATTACTATACAACTGATGTGACCTCTTGTACTTTTGCTCTTTTCAGAAAAGAGCCCAAAAGCTCTGCAACTTTTTTGCTAGCTTTTTTTGCTCCCCATAGGGGAGCCATGGCAATGGCTTCGCCTAAGCCTGTAAAAAAGTTATGCCATACCAAAATTACTCATGTTCAGAGGAGCTAAGAATGGACGCACCGTAGATCCAGTTTGTTCTTCAGACTTGCACTTGACCACAGTTGGTGGGCAGACAGGACGAGGGCAAGGGGCCGGAGGAGGGCACTTGGTGGGTGCAGGGCACTTTACCTCAGGACATCTAGGACGAGGGCAAGGTGGGCACTCACCAGCCTCCTTCTTACAAGAACTATTATCAATAATCACTGGCTGGGGCTTGGGTATGCTGCTCTTCAAGACATATCTGCTCAGATCAGGCACAGGTGGGCACTCAGTCTTCAACATATAATTAGTCATATCAGGCATCAGGGAATTAGTAGAAGGCACCTGAGACTTTAGAATATACTTGCTCAGATCAGGCTCAACTGTACGCGGGCAGGGTGCGATAGGCGCAGGTGGGACTGGTTTAGGTGTGGGGCATCCGCATGATTTTGCCGGCTTATTACAGGAATTACATACCGGGGCATCATTAAATCCTTCTCTTGCTCCACCTACACGAATTAACTGGAAGCCCTCAAACCATGGGTGGTTTTTACCACTATAGCGGCTGTATATTACACCACCTCCTAGAAGTATGGCGACCAGGCCAATTAAAAACATATGGACTTTAGTGAACTTCATCACCTTTCTAACTTAGAGTAATAATTATTCTATTATACTTTGCATCTGCTTGAATCATCTGAACCAACAGGAGGAGGACCTGATAGACAGTCAGGCAGAGTCCAGCCTTTCCAATTAGGTGGTGGGCAACCGCATGTCTCAGGGAGACCAGGATCCATGGTTGATCCTAGACGTCCGCAGACCATCTTGGTATGTCCTCGCCAAGAATACGCTGGTGAAAGTTTAGATCCTTCGGGGATACAGCCAAAGTCCAAGGGATCCATTCCACGCAGTTTAATTTGTCCACAAATATCCTTGGCTCTAGTCTTCCAGTCCAAGTGTGATGGTACGGTCGCCTTCTGAATTGCTTCACTCCTATCATCCATACCGGACATACCCATATCATAAGGTCCATTCATAGTGTTACTGGAGTCTGGTTGAATATTATCCATGCTGGGATTCATATTGTAACTGGCTCCAAACGAGTTGGTGCCGCCAACCGAGTTGGTGCCGCCAACCGAGTTGGTGCTGCCAACCGAGTTGGTGCTACCTCCAGATAGCCCATCATTCATCATGTAATTGGCACTTACCGTAGCAGGCGCAGAAGACCCTGGCACATTATACCCTAAATCAAATGAGACATTGAACATACCATTCTTAACCAGGCTCTTAAATACATCATTAGCATTATCCTCACCCACAAAGGCTGCAATACCCTGTTCAACTGGGCTCAGATTCTTGCCACTACCCTGCTTAGTCAATTCCATCAATGTTTTATTTGTGTCTGCTAATACAGGTAGTATTTCCTTGATATCTTGGCTGTAGACCGGAACATCAGATTGAGTCCAGATTCCCTTATTCAATTTATTTATCATTTCTGAGATATCCGTATGCAGCTTATTCAGATTCTTAATGCGTGATTGCACTACAGGGTCAGTGGTACCGCTAGAAGAGAGTTTAAGAATCGCCGCCATACTCTTGGTCTGAAGAAGTTGTAGCTCCTGGAGAGTTGCTCTCGTTTTGCCAGTGGGAGGATTTTGAAACCCCTCCTTACCGCCAGATATTACTCCAGAAGTCTGAAACAGTCTGACCTTACGTTGAAGGAATGTGAGTCCCTCCTGAATATCTGCCAGCTGCTGCTGATTCAAGGAAGACTGGATACCGGGGTTCCGTTCCAAGACGGCAATTTCTTGTTGTAATTTTCTCTTATCAGCTTGGACCTGCGTGAGAGGTAGAGAAACCGTGGGGTCACTGCTGTTTGAGATACTAGGACCTTCAAAGGCTAAGAATGCTTTTATATCCTCATATAGTATTTTCATCTGATTCAGATTAGCAGGGAGTTGGGCGGGATCCTGGTATTGGTAGGAGCCAACAGAGGCAGTCTGTGCGTAGGGGCCTGCTGGGAGTGTGCCTGGGGTCGAAGAATTTGGCTGGACTTGCACGTCTAACCTGGCCTCCTTGATACCCTTTGCAATTATAGGATCTGCCTGAGGAATATCCTCAAAGCCATCAAGAAGATGGGTACTTTTTATTGCCACCACAATTAGGCCAAGGAACAGAAATATATATAATATCTGAGATACCTTCATCTACCTACTATCATGATCTTTTTTTGCACACTTTTTGTAAACTTTTTATAAAAAGTCTACAAAATCTTTTTAAAAGAGCCTTAGTGTCTATTACGACGTCTGCGCTGCACTTTTTACAAAAAGTGCCCAAAAAGCCTTAGTGTCTATTACGACGTCTACGCATCATGGTATTGTTGCGATTTCTATTCTTGCGCATCATGGTATTATTACGGCGTCTACGAGTACTACGTCTACCACCCATCATCTTTGTTACCATCTTTGGCAATGTAGGTACCATGGAATTCATCTTATACTTATTACCAAGATTTTTATCTAACCATGAATCCAATAAAGCCAAATCTTCTGCTCTGGTTTTTACAGTCGTGGTAAAGTGACCTTTATCCGCACTTATATATAAGAGTTTTTTCTGGCCTTTAGAGTATCCTCTTACACGCGTAATATATTTCAAGACTTCATACGGATACACTTCCAAATCCCTCAAATCCGCCCGTGCCACCACAAAGAGCTCAGGATACCCTTCCGCAGGAATTCTTTCCATCGGGCTCCATCTCCCCGTGCTTATCATGTCTGTCGGATTCGATCCAATACCGAATTCATGAGTTTCCAGTTTTGATAATGAGTAGAACGGATTTGAAATTGTACGCAGAATATCCACATAGGGGCATTCAATATAGATAGCACCAACCAAGTCTGGAACCTGTCCTACTGCAGCTGTCACTAAGAGACCACCTGCCGATCTGCCATAAAGGACTGTCTCCCTGGCTGTTAAACTGAACTCTTCCTGTAAATCTTTGACTGCCTCTATGAAGGTCTGAATGGCATGGAAGCGGTTTTCTCGTTGTCCAGATAGTCTCCAGGCCATGTCGGCATCACCGCTACCGGGAACTGCCACTGATGCGATGCACCAGCCAGATTTCAAGAGCGGAGACCATCGCTTGATTAGATTACCTATCTTCGTCGGCATACCATATGCGCCATATGCCGTCACTAAGAGCCCCTTTGGCTTTTGAAGACCCCAGGAATTATGATATGCCACAAAGACTGGTGCCTTTGCATTATAGTACGAGCAGATATATGGCTGGGCTTCAAAGTTAGATAAGACCCACGGATCTTTATCTGTATGGACTTCATAGGGTGTATAACGCATATCAGTAATATTGAGTTTATGAGGCTCTTTTACATCATAGGCCACTTCACCCCAGACAAACATCTGGGACACTGCTTTGGCATCTTTTATGCTCCAGACAGTCCGAATACCATTTGCCACTGTAACAGCCCATTCCCCTTTCAGAGAAATCGATTCTAGCGGCTCATCTGCTGGCAGTCCCAGTGAAGTCTTATTATCTTTTATCCAGACATCTCTCGTGACTGGTATTATAGTGGAGCCTTTCGAGACCCAGTTTATCTTATCATCGACGATAAGACCAAGTTCTTCAACAGAGAAATTAGTCTTCAGAATACAGGCAGTGGCATCCTCAAGTCTCCTCAGCTCCAGATTCTCCTTCAGATCTGTAGTCTCATAGATGGTCTTAATTTCACCGTTTTTGAGATTTAGCATTTTAACAGAATTATAACGGTGGTCTGCATCAGATCCCAAGAAAACCAGGTCATGTCCTAAGAAGGCAGCAAAAGGCCCAACACGCTGAATCTGATACTTCTTGGCCTTATGCTTGTAGACTTCTAGACTAAAGCGCTCGTAACCTTTCTCTTGGACTGCAGCCGCTATCCAGCCACCACTCAGATCAAAATCCCAGGCCTCTATACTAAGACCATCTCGGGACCATCGTTGAACTGGAGAAAATGGGTCTTGGGTCACCTTCCAGCGTTTAACAGTGTGGGGGGAAGGTTCAGAGAAATCTTTGGTAAATTTCTTTACTAGAGATTCCAGAGGTCTCAGTGCCCTGGTAAACTGTTTATTTTCAGACTCGACGGCCTTGGTCCATTTTGGACCTTCTTGATTTTCCATCCATGAGAGATCATTTTGCCAGGCCAAGTAGCCTAGATCTCGTATGGGTGATGTATCACCTGACATCCCTACTTTTGCTTATTAATTTATATCAGTGCGGATTTAGACATTCACTCATTAAAAATGAGTGAAGGTCGGCGACAGTTGAGCAATTAAAAATAGGCACAATGCCCATTTTTAATGTTCAACGGTCTAACTACCAGCGTTTTTCACAGTGGCTATTGTGCCCTCCCTCACAATAGTCCTCCTGCTTGAAGTCGGTATCGGTCTTTGAGCAGCACTGACGGTCATGATTATCTCTCGCAGTCGGGAGTTTGGAACCGGTGAGAGGATCATAGTACTGACCACAGAATTTCTTGCCACACTGCCAGCACCACGACTTTCCACAGCCCGCACCAACCAAAAATCGGTTGTTAGTCTCAAGACCACATGCGAAAATATAGTTGCACGCGGCGTCTTTCAGACACCATCGCTCACACCAGGGGCACTGCTTGGCGTCTTGCAGGCTTGCCATCTATACCTTTTCTTCTATTTTTGATTTTGACCATACTACGTATGCCAAAAAGAGTCCAAAGAAGTTTTTAGCAAATATATCCAATATATTGTATCCAGTATTTTTAACAGTATAACTCATAAGTGCAAATACACCATACAGAGACCAGAAAAATACAAACCAATAAAATACGGCATTTTTAAAGACATCATCAGATGATGGCAAGAATGTATCTTTAATATTCTTGAAATTTAAGGAAAATGGAATGAACCCTAGTGCTGTAGATGTATAGTGTGATAAGTAACCAAATTCGCCAAGAAGACCACAGACTAACATTAATGCATTTAACAGAACTATTTTTACGATTGAATCAGTATGACTATATAAAAAGTCGCTTAATCTACTTGTTGTATTTCCATCGTGATTTAAAAATGCGGATAATGTAATCAACATTGTGGGTGTAGTAATTGCCCAGTCTAAATACCGAAAGGGTGTGATATTTTGTGATGCTCCGTGGAGGTAGTAAATTAACCAAACATAAAATATAAATTCAATGATCTGAACAAACAGTTCAACTTTTAATAAATCCTTTATAAGTTCTTCTTTTGCCATTAATTCTATATTTATTGCCATAAAGTCAATGACTCCAACTAGAATCTGAACAATTAATGAAATTAGACCACTTATATAAATCATTTACTACATTAAATTGAGAATATTATCGGATCTTTATTAGCGTTATAGGTCTAAACCCTGGCCTTTATCTATACAGAGATGAAGCGCGTCGTTTTCTTGTGGAATCAGTCTAATACCTTCGGGCTCAGTCAGGACGCTGCACTTATTGAGCATGCCATCATGGAGGAGAATAAGGAAAACTATGAGATTGAGTTCGTAAAGCTAGATCCTCTCCAGCCGCCTTCCAATGCCGATATAGTAATTCATCTGGAGATTCCTCACCCTGTCTGGCTGCCTTGGGCACCTGTACATATCTGGATGGTGAATCCTGAGTGGTGCTCACCTGCGTGGTTACCCTATGCAGAGCGCTTCACCCAGGTGTGGGTAAAGGAGTTATCAAGGCTGGAGGACTTTGGCCCCAACGCTAGCTACGTGCCATGGGCAGTCAAGGGGCCACTCAAGCCTGTCAAGCCCGACGCCCTGGGACTGAGACAGGCACTCTGGGTTCTAGGTGCATCCCAGAATAAGCATGCGGCTGCGAGAGCTTTGCTGCCCCTGTGGCCCACGAACTTCCCTCTGACCGTCACCACCACACTCGAGGAGGCTGATTTATCAGGCTCTAACTTATATCCTGCCTCCGTGACAGTCAAGCGTGGTTTCCTGGAGGCCAGGGATCTAGAGGAGCTCAATCGGACCTCAGCCATTCACGTCTGTATCAGCGCAGCAGAGGGGTTCGGATTCACTGCTGCGCAGGCCGAGGCCCGATCTGCAGGTCTACTTCTGAATACTCTGCCTGTCTATGAGGAGTACTACAAGGGTAAACCCTATGCGAGCTTTCTTCAGACACCCACGGCAAAGTCCGTCAAGGATCACTTGGGTTTCGTGGCTGACTTCTCGGCGGTGACCACTGAAGATCTGAAGGCAGCTCTCCAGGTCATTCCTTACGGTGAGGAGCAGGTACAAATGTCTGAGGCCAGGCTGGCAGACTTTGTTAGAATTGTAGGAAGGCGTATTGTTAAGTACTTGAATCAGACAGCTGCAGGAGTATGTAAGATGCCACCCACTATAGCCGCCGATGACTGCCCTCCTATTTCCGTTCTGACACTGACGTATAACAGACGCAAGTTTATTGATCTGGCTTTTCTGAATATGCTAGTCTCAGATTATCCCAAGTCTAAAATTCAGTGGGTCATTGTCGAGGACAGTGACGACCCTGCCAAGGCCTCTATGGATAAGATCAAGGCATTTGAGTCCAGAGAGCCTGGATTTGAGATTACCTATGTCCCCATGTCCCATAAGCGCAGCATCGGATACAAGCGTAATAAGGCCGTAAAGGCAGCTAAGCATGATATCTGTCTGAATATGGACGATGACGACGTCTACCCTGAGACATCCTTCAGACGTCGTGTGGCCTGGCTTTTGTCTGCTACAGGTAAGAAGGTCGCAGGTTGTACGATGATTGCCATGTATGATTTAAATCTGGGCATCAGCGCTGTCAATACGCCCCCCTGGGCCCTCAAGCAGTCCCAACGTGTCTCTGAGGCGTCCTTCTGTTTCTACAAGGATTTCGCCCTAGAGAATCCCTTCCCCGATGTGCAGCAGAGTGAGGGCGAGGCATTCATTGATAAGTGTACAGAGGCTGATCAATTCCTGGAGATTCCTCCCCAGCAGATTGTGGTTGCTCTCAATCACGGGACCAATACTAGTGGTCGCGTCATTGCCGGTAGAGCACAGACTGGTTGTTTCTGGGGATGGGATCAACATTTCATCACCTGGCTCCACGGCCTCATTGGAGTTCAGGTAGAATCTTCCACATAGTTTCTTTGACTAGAGTTACAGGATTGCCTGGAGTAATCTGTTTAGATTCCACGATGCTTAACATATCGGGAACAGTCTCAGGTTTCATAGCCGCGATAATTTCTACTGATTCTACAAAAGCCTGAACTTTTGCAGCATCACTATTTAATGGTACGTCACGAATAAAGCGATACGGGCCTAATTCTTTGTGGAACATGTCAGATTGTTCCTCAACGGCGTCAATATAATCACTCACTCTATGAAAAATTAATTCGTAGTCTCCTGATAAAGTCCCGCTTGTCTTAAGAACTTGGTTGACTTTTTCAATATTTATATTTTTAAGAGCATACTTTAATTTATACTGGGCTTCCATCTACCTAAGAGGAACACATGGTACAGCCCCCATCTTCCGCTTCCTTCGCAGCGTCCTCATACTCCTTGGAGAGCCGCTCTAGCAAAGCCTTTCGGTCAAACGCCTTCTTCTGCTCAGGTGTTAATGTTGACGCTAACGCTGGCGCTGGCGCTGCCTCCTCCTCATCACTTGAGTCATCCTCTACATCTGCGCTGAGGTCAAGTGCAGCACTAGTACTAGCAGTCCCCTGCAGCAAGAGAGGATCCACCGTGAATTTCTGGGCCATAACCGGGGCCTTTGTCCTCAGATAGTAGCAACCCGTCTTGAGACCCTGCTTCCACCCGTGAAAGTGCATACTCGTCAGCTTCGCATAAGTGGGATTCTCAATGGAGAGATTGAGACTCTGACTCTGGCAGATGAAGGCACCCCTAGCAGCGGCCATGTCAATAAGGCTGCGCTGCTTGATCTCCCAAGATGTCTTGTAGACTGCCTGCACATCCTCAGGAATGGCTGCAAGTCCCTGGACACTTCCATTCTGCAAGATGATCTTCTGCTTGAGCTCCTCTGACCAGATACCACGCTTCATCAGCTCATTCATCAGATAGCGGTTGATCACCACATACTCGCCAGCCAGAGTGCGCCTGGCATAGATATTGCTCGTCATGGGCTCAAAGCACTCCGTGTAACCCAAGATCTGGCTGGTGGATGCAGTAGGCATGGGAGCAATAAGAAGAGAATTGCGCATCCCCTTTGCAGCATTAGCACGCAAGGCAGCCCAATCCAAGGTACCCTCCTTCTCCGTAATGGGCTTCACAGACCAGAGATCTGGCTGTAGGATGCCCTGGGATGCTGGAGAGCCCTGGAAGGTGTCATAGGCACCATCAGCCGATGTCAAGGCAATCTGAGTACTCGCCTCAACAGCCGCGTAATACATGTGCTCAAAGATGAGCTGATTGAGTCTCGTGGCCTCTGGTGTCTCCCAGGGCAGCCGCAGCATAGCAAAGACATCTGCCAGTCCCTGGATGCCGAGGCCAATGGGCCTGTGGCGCATATTGGACCGCTTCGTCTCAGGTGTCGGGTAGAAGTTGATGTCAATTACACGGTTGAGTGCCTTGACCACGGATGCCGTCACCTCACGCAGCCTGGCAAAGTCGAAAGATGTCGCATCAGTTGCACTGGGAATAACAAAGGCAGGGAGTGCAATAGACGCCAGGTTGCAGACGGCAGTCTCATCGGGAGCTGAATACTCCATGATCTCCGTGCAGAGGTTGGAGGACTTGATCGTACCCAGATTCTTCTGGTTGCTCTTCTTGTTCGCTGGGTCCTTGTACAGGAGATAGGGAGTGCCCGTCTCCATCTGGGAATCCAGGACCTTGAACCACAGCTTCTGGGCTGAGACGGACTTGCGTGCGCGCCCCTCGGCCTCGTACTTGGTGTAGAGTGCGTCGAACTCGTCACCGTACACATCCGCCAGACCAGGTGCCTCATTGGGGCAGAAGAGACTCCAGAGACCGTCCTCCTCCACACGGCGCATGAAGAGATCTGGTATCCAGAGGGCATAGAAGAGATCACGAGCCCTTTCTTCCTCCGAACCCGTATTGAGCTTCAGCTTCAGAAAGTCCTCCACGTCGGCGTGCCAGGGCTCCAGGTAGATGGCAAAGGACCCGTTGCGCTTCCCGCCGCCCTGGTCAACGTAGCGTGCAGTGGAGTTGAAATTGCGCAGCATGGGCACGATACCGTTGCTCTTTCCATTGGTCCCCTCGATGAGAGAGCCACGAGCCCTGATATTGTGAATGTGGAGACCAATGCCGCCGGCGTACTTGGAGATCTTAGCGCAGTCCTTCAGAGTATCATAGATGCCGTCGATGCTGTCCTCCTTCATCGCAAGAAGGAAGCAGGAGGACAGCTGGGGCCTGGGGGTGCCTGCATTGAAGAGTGTGGGCGTGGCGTGAGTGTAGATCTTCCTGGACATCAGATCGTAGGTCTCAAAGGCCTGAGCGAGATCTTCCACGCTGGTCTTAGAACCGTTAGTCCAGAGGCCCAGGGCCACGCGCATCCACATGTGCTGAGGCCGCTCCAAGATGCGCCCACTCGTATCCTTCAGCAGATAGGATTTCTCCAGAGTCTTGAAGCCGAAGTAGTCAAAGTCGTAGTCGCGCTTGTAGTTGATACGAGCCTCAATTGCCGCAGCATTAGCCTCAGCAACCTGCTCCAGCTCCTCGGACACATAACGGATTGGCTTGCTCGTGTGCTTGGACGTCTGGTTGGCCAGCTTCTTGACGACCTCGGCGAAGGTGTAGTTGGTATTCTTGTGGTGGTTGCTGACAGTCAGAGAGGATGCGAGGGTGGCGTAATCAGGGTGCTGGGTGGAGAGACTCGCTGCGAGCTGTGCAGCCAGCTCATCCAACTCAGTTGTCTTGACCCCATCGTAAATCTGGGAAAGTACGCGCTGGGCGAGAGCGTCGGGGTGGACGGACAAGCCTCGGGATGCCTTCTGAATCCGCCGCAAGACCTTGTCGAAGGACACAGACTCCTTAGAACCGTCGCGCTTAATTACGTGCATACTACGCTGCATGATTATGTATTAGATTTAGAAGCGCAAGCAAACGGTCAATTTTTCACCTCAGCATTACTTGCGTGAAAAATTGATTACCTTAGCTTGTAGAGTGTAAGGTACACCAACATGTCTGTCAAGCGTATTGCCAAGGAGTTGCAAGATCTGAAGAGAGACCCACCTGCAAACTGTAGTGCAGGGCCTATCGTCGAGAATGATTTATTCAAGTGGGAAGGAACCATCTTTGGACCTTCAGATTCACCTTACACGGGCGGGATCTTCAATATGACAATTGAGTTCCCTTGTGACTATCCATTCAAGCCGCCCAGGGTCATGTTCAAGACGAAGATCTATCACCCCAATATCAACGCAAGTGGCTTCATCTGCCTGGACATCTTGAAGACACAGTGGTCTCCTGCTCTGACGATCAGTAAGGTTCTCTTATCTATCTTGTCTATGCTAACCGATCCTAATCCTAATGACCCTCTGGTTCCTGATATTGCTAATGAGTACAAGACCAATCGTGCTCAGTATGAGAGTACTGCGCGTGAGTGGACGGAGATGTATGCTATGTGATACTTTTTGGAAAAAAGTATGTCAAAAACCCATTTTTCTTATTTTTTATTCAAGAACATATAATCAAATAATAGAATAAACATCAAAACAGTAAAAGCCCCACCAACATTTTGTAAGACAGACGTATAATATAATATAATTACAACAACTAAGGCAAATATACCTCGCAAAAGTATCCACAAAGCATCTTTTGTTAATTTATCACGAAACTCTGGAGAACCACAGCCACCTGGTGATTTACTGCACTGAGAAAGGCGATTTACTATATTAAGTCTTCTCTCCATACTTAGCATAATTATTCTTTTTAAGATACAGTATATATAAGATAGCATAAAAAATAAGCACTATATATAATCCAGTTTGTCCAAATTCTTTAAAATTATGTAAGGTATAGCTTAAATATACGCTATATCCAATTAGTATTGGAAATATTATAAAATATAATATATAATATTTTATCTTATCAGCGTTTAACATAACTAGTATTACATTTATAAAATTGAAACAAACTGTTGCAGTGGATCTCCCACATTCAGTAGACAATGCCCCTGACCTTTGATTTATCCAACTTTGGCCAGTTAGAGGCTCCAATGATTCAACACGCGATTGACGGAGCGAATAAGGCCGCCACAGATTATCCGGAAACCTGGCAATTTATCGCACAAGGAAATCTGATGCGTGCAAACAGGTGTGAGGATCCATTCGTGAATTCTCCCATTGCCTCCATGGTATTCAAAGAAATGGAGCAAGACAGACACAGCGGTTCAACCGCATCCTACATCATGCAAGTCTTAACAAGGCTTGCAAGAGAGAAATTAAATCTTCCTTTACAATAGAAAGTCTGTAATGGCTACAGAAAATGGAACACATACAATGATCTGTATTGTAACTTGTATGATACTCTTTTTTTCTTTTGCTCTGATGTTCCCTTCTTTTGTGGGTGGTGGTCTTGATCTAAGTGAAGGTTTCGTTTATACCCCTGGTTACCCCACTCAACAATTATGCAAGGTGCCTTTGACCACAACCTCACCTAGAGAACCTGGCCCGGCCGATGCGACTCTGAGTTCTCCTAGAACACCTTATCACCTTCTCGGCGATTACATGGAGCCAGCTTTACCCGATGGTCAAGAGAGAATTGCAAATCTGACATCTGAGTGCGCCTATATCGCCGATGGTGAGAGACTGATTGAGAAGACTGGATCTTATGGACAGATTACCAATAATTACAAACGGAAGAATCCTGATAATGGTACGACATTTCTACATGAGCTATCTGTGTCTTTTTACAAGTAAAATCATTTTTTCTTCCTTGTTTTATCTTTACATAATCTAAAGATACGCAAATCTTTAGTATGAGGAATTATATATCCTAAACGGCTTTTATTTTTCCAGTTCATCTCAAATCCCAACCTATCTCTTTTTTTATCTTTGGTAGACGTTTTTCGTTTTAGAGTTCTACATGGTGTCCATCCTCCTGTTCTTGAATTATAATACCTATACCGAGAACCAACTCTTAGATCTTTACTATTTATATTCTTAGGATCATCCTTAGAATATAAAGAGCCCATCTAATTTATAAGAAAGAAAATGCCCACTCCCATCTACATCCTACAACTCAACTCATCCCCAAATCATCTGAAGCCGTCTCTCACCTTATACCCTAAAGGTATCCGACCGTCCATTATTCCCTTGGATAAAGCTCACGGCTGGGAAATTTGCAGGTATACTATTCTAAATGGTAAACCTGTAAATTGTATCCTATCACACCAGTTCATCGCCTTCCAGCGTCTCTGGAGATCTTATAATCATTTCCGTCGGCGTGTAAAGAGTCTCTTCTTTCTGAAGCGTGAACTCACAGGAGAACGCCTGAATGACTGGCGACCACCTACCAAGGGTTCTCTGTATGCTGTTGCAGTCTCTAAATCAGGAGTTGGTTCTTTATAGACGGCTGCTGCTGCTGCAGAAGGGTTTAACAGAGCATCTAATTTTTTCATGAGAGTCGTAGTATCCGCATTTGTTTCAACCACAGTCCATGCTTTTCCACGTCCTGCTGACAAGGGTGACACGGCATTTAATGATGTTCGCAACCCCTCCGCCCTTTTCTTATCATCATCCGTACCCTTTGGATTGAACCTGGGATTTTCCTTTAACAAGTATTTTTCTCCAGGTGGTACCACAATAAAATTCGTCTCTAAGATGCTGTAGGCCTTTAAAAAAACTCTACCCATTTCGGTTAAGGGGTCAAATGTATCTCTCGGAAAACTGGTAATCATAAATTCAGCCAGCCTCGAGTTTTTCAACTGTATTTCATATTTCTTCACATCAATATAGTTCGATTTAATTGATGCTATTAGTGATTTATGGTCAGTAGTATCATCAAAAAACCAAACATCTTTTGCAGGTACCTGCATTCCTACGCAACTCAGAATACCAGCCAAGGTCTTTTCTTTGAAACTGCCATTCATTGGTTCAAGAAAACGGCATTCAGAATTTCTAACTACCCTTGGGGAAAGGGTTTGTACACGTGTAATTGACCCGAAAGGTTCTGTTACTAATTGCTCTACAGGGATACCCATTTTCTGTAGAGTCAGAGCGAGAATATGATCGATCGTATTAATTAATATGTTGTTAGTATTATTACTATATATGAAGAGTTTCTCAATTTCTCCCGTCGCTCTCATCCTCAGTAAACGAGGCAAGATATTCAAAAAAGATGGTCTTATGAGATAGCCTTTTGTACGCACTTCATTTGAAGCCAAGGTATCATACATTTTATTCCTGGCAAAAAGCATTGCTTCGCGAGTTGCCTTAGAAATCCCAGGCATCCTCAATTCATTTATCAAGAGATGTTCAAGTAATAAGACAATTGGTAGCATACTATATGCATTTGTTAGACAATCATCAAAATCAAATCCTACGATGGGAGCCATCCTCCTTTACTTAGACTCTAGAATTTTGTCATCTGTATCAGTGTCGACAATCTCACATACTGCAGTCTTCTTCCTGGAACTTTCTGGAATGGCAAACTGGTCTAATTTAGCCTTTTCAACATCTGACCAGAATTCATTGATTTTTGGTAGGATACCGAGAAACCAGGCTTCATCTCTCAAGATGGTCTCATGATGGAATTTAGGGCAGGTCCACGTATTAATCTCCAAGGTCTGTTCATTGAGTCCGAGATCTGGTTTCCACTTCAGATCTCCCAGAGGTCCATAAATATAGCGCGACGGTTTCCAGGTTCCTGAATCCTCGGAAAATGCCCCTACTACCGCGATGAGACCATGCCATCCATCTTTGCCAGGATTAGAATCATTGATAAACTCGAACTTTGCCTCTACATACTCACAGGCTCTCACGCCGGTGACCTCCATTTGGAGTTGCATCTGGTAATAGTATTCCATAGGCACTTTGAGACCAATTTTGCGTGACTTGGGGCACTTTATCTCAAGGAGGTGACCGGCCATCTCGGGCTTGACCTTGACCTTCAATAAAAGGCCATCAGGGCTCGCTGCCAACCTAGGATCCGTCTGATGGATAAATCGACCACATTCATGAATCATGGCGCCCCATTCGGACTCTAGGATCAGTTTGACCACGGGCTCAAAACAGATGCCCCAATCCAAGGGACCCAGCCTCTCCTTCAAGACGACCAGGGCATTACCACGAGGCGGCATCTCGATCTTACCGGCTTTCTGCATGGCTAGGATGGCCCTCTCACGTGGGGGGCCGAAGAGTTTGAAGATCTCACTTGCCGTGAGCCTACTTTGGAACTCCTTGTACCAGTCTGTGGTACGTTGAGCAGTCTGTGGACGCTGCATGAGCTTGAAGGTCTTCTCGTGGTCTACGGCCTTTGTGAAGCCTTGGCCTGATTTAGTCCATTCGGTGTAAGCGTCTAGAAGGCCGGTGGTGATTGATTCGACCAGCTCGTCTTCGTCTGGGTATGAGGCAGCCATGAAATTCTTCATCTCGTTTTTCCATTCTTCAACGAGACCTGCGTGGTGTGGTTTAGGAATAAATGTTGACCAGTCTTCTAGACAGGCGGACAATTCTTCGGTCATGTGTGCTAGTTCAAAGGGTAGACTAGCTTTCATTTTTACCCTCACTACTATCTAATGGAGGTAATTCTTTGAGTGGTGTAGCTGCAGGCACAGGCACAAGCGGAGCTACAGCTACAGGCGTAGTTAGACGCTTCTTCTGAGTCGCTGCAGCCTTCTTCTCCAAGATCTGATACTTGGTCTTATTATTCGCCCCCGTATGGCTCACTAAACCCTTGATCTCCGTAATCTGTTCCTGATCGAGATCATACGTCACAGCGGCCTTACTATTCAGCAGTTTCCTATCCAACGCCTTCAGCAACAGTTTGAACAAGGCATCAGAATCTTCGGCATCCATCTTTAGACGATCCGTCTCACGAGCAACAAAATCGCGAACACGACCGATACGGAGCCCACGCTCCAGCTTGTGCCAAGGACGCTTCAAGGAATTCTCGGCATCCGTACTCAGAGTTTTAAAGGTCTTCTCATAAAATCCCAGCGCTGCTGCACCACTAATGTCTAGATTATCATATAGACGACGTTGAGTCTTGGAACTCATATTCTTCTATATATAATACGTGGCTAGGCCTTAGGTCAACTTTGTAAACCATTCGGAGAACCATTCGGAGAATTGATCAATCCCAGAAGTCTTCCAAAAGTGTTCTCTGAATACTTGACACGGCCAGAGTTCACTAGGTATATTATATATACGCCAGACATCTTCATCAGAATTCAAATCAACCTCTGACCACAGATAGAATTCCTGTAGGTTAATATCTGGCTTCATTTCTGCGAATATGACCTTCGGGGTACGATGTAGTTTCACTAGGGGAAACCCATTCTCCTTGAGCATTTGTTTGATCTGCTTATCCGTATCAGTATCGGCAACTTCCCAGATCTGCCTTCCTGCAGAACACAGAAAGACTCCCAATTTAGTCCAGCCGGCTGACTTGTAAGAGAAATATGGGACTAGGAGCATCTGATATGTATACGCATATGACAGTTTAGACCGCGATACATGCGCATAAAGATAAAAAGGCAAGTAGGTCTAGAATGTCTGTCAGAGTCCCTATAGTCCAAATTGATGTCACACCAGTTCCCCAATTCATTCCTAGATCTCGTCGTGAAGACTCTACACGTGACATTGTCAATGCTCGTAATAATGAGATCCGCTATTCTGGCATACAGATTCAACAGAGTTTCTTCCGGCCAGAGCCTGCTTCCGGTCTAGGTCCACCCACAGCCGACAGGTCATTCCTTGACCAGGCTCCCATTGCCAGCAGGAATCAGCCGCCCATTTCTATTCCTGCGCCCAAGTTTGACCCGAAGGGCCCGAAGCTGGAAGGCAATCCTTTTTTCGATCAGCATGCGGCTTCTTATGACCCCAGGAATGTGGCAAGGGAGCTCAACTCGGCTGTGAAGGAGGATAAATTGGATAGAGGCATCATTGAGAGTCAGAGAATCTTGAGTCGCGGGTTTTCTAGCAGATATGTACCTGAAGGATACGCGGAGCAGAATCAATTTGACAGCTTACAGGCGTTCGAGCTTCTTAGACCGAAAATTAATGAGGTCACAAAAGTCTACAGGGATATTTAGTTTTAATTCTCTAGAGTAAGTATAATGGCCAAGACTCGCAGATCCAACTTTGGAAAGCACCACAAGCGCTCCGCTAAGAAGACGCGTAAGGGTGGAAAGGGTACTCCTTGGACTGCCTTCGTGAAGAAGATTTACAGTGAGATGAAGAGGAAGAATCCTAATGTGAAGCTGGGTGAGGCCATGAAGGCTGCTTCCAAGAGAAAGTCCGAGATGTAGTGCGCTTTTTCAAAAAAGCGCGCCAAAAACGTATAGTAGTATAATAGACTCTTTAAATTAAAAAGTGCTCAAATAGTTTTTGGGCACTTTTCTTAAAAGTGCAGTGCAAAAATGAGCATCCTTTTGGGCACTTTTCTTAAAAGTGCAGTGCAAAAAGCATTCTATAAATTAAAATCTTCAATGGAATATCCACTAAAGATTTTAAATTGGTTTATTAGATGAATTCGTCAGATTTGATACGAATAAGAAATCATAGAATGCTTCTTGCAAATTATTTAATTCAGAAAAAACTTGTACAAAATGGTCTATTAATATTACCAAAGGTCAGAGCTGGATCGGGCGGTGCAAATGAGTATTCTGCTAGAGTAGAAATTCAAGATGGTATGGCTCTAACTACCTTTGAAGAAGAGCAAATCATTCTAAATAATGTTATTATACCTGGTACTACTAGTGCTACGGTACCAACTCCTCCTACAAATCAAGCACAGCAAATAAAAGTATTGCTTGTGGCTAATGACATAACTATTTCAGCATCTCTAGGAACTGCTTTAACTGCATTAGGATACACATTTACATTAGATACTGTTCAATTAACTTCTGAATATACTGGGAGTGAAATCAATGTTGCAACATATACCACTGTAATTATGTATACAAATAATGAGACTAGTGCCACTGGAGCTGCAGCACTTTCAACAAATCTTAGAAGCTTTGTTAATGCTGGTGGTAATCTCATTACGGCTACCAATATTGGTAATGCATATCCATCAGGCTTTGATTTTTCTCTTACTACCTTTATTGCTCCTACAGGAGCTCCACAAAATAATGAGGGAGATATAACATTAATTGGAACACACCCTATAACTACAGGATTAACAACACTATCATTCGGGTTTATCCTAACAAATAGAGTTACAACTACTCAATCTGGGGCTACTACAATTGCTAACTATGTCTTTCCTATAAGGCCTGCTATTGGAATAAATACGGTAGGTTCTGCAAGGCTGGTTACAATTAATGCACTTCTAACGAATATAACAAGTAACGCTACTTTGAAAACTGTGCTTGTGAATAGTATTTTATGGGTAACACGTAATATTGGATAATGTGCCTATAAATTTGAATGATTGGTTCCATCGCATAGAAGTCATGGAACCAATAATAAAGTTCGTCACCACTGCCGCTCTGACCTATTCCGCCCACTACGGTATTGCAAAGATGTATAATATGATCTGTGTACCTGATGGGCTTATGGGGTATATATACGGGGTGGTATCTATGGGAAGTCCTCTCTGTCAAGTGGGTCTCCAGGCCATGACTAATACCCAGGTGTCTTACTCTTCAATGATCATGACTGGGATTACCCGCCTTTTAGTAGATTATATTATTCCTACTGCAACTGCTGCAGCTTCTGCTGATGCTACAAAGTCCGTATAATTTCGCAAGGTCACAGTAGCAATGATCCCACGTCCAGAACTGCTAGTTCTGGCAAGTGAGACCATCTTATCCTCATATCCTATCTTAATTAAATCAGTCCCGACCAACCTCTGGACACAAATCGTGTCACGAATGAGCGTCTATGCTCTCGCGTCCTTCTTAGTTCTCTTGGGGCAACCAAAACAGTTGGCGTCCGTGTCAACCACCTACATGGGAGGTGCAGGTCTCTTGAATCTGCTGCACGTCGCTACGAGCTACAAGGCATTCTCAGAGCTCCCAGCAGGCAATGCGATGGCCATTTTTTACGCCTATCCTATCTGGAATATAATTGGTGCCTGGCTCTTGCTGGGTGAAAAGATCCCCGTGGAATCTGTACCTTGGATTCTCACAGCCGCGGCAGGGATGCTCTGTATCGCCCAGCCTGATGCTGGGAGCCTATTAAATACCAAGCACCCGGTCGCCTTGATCTGCGCTGTGTTATCTGGAGTGACCGAATCTTGTATTTACTTCTTCTTCAAGATCTACGGAATGCAGGATGGAACATTCAAGAGCATGTTTGAATTGTACGGCGGCTCCTTCCTCTGGATTTTACTCGCCTTAAGCATCAAAAATTATCCTCAAAACGATAATGAGTTTATAAAAAAATATTTAGAAGTACCTGATGTAGACCTCTCCTGGAAAGTCTGGGCACCTATGCTACTCTTTAACGGCCTAGTCGGATTCGGCGGCTATGCCATGAGATTCTCAGCGATTCCTCTGGTTTCCACTTTGATCTTCAGCGTCTTGAGTTTCACGGGAATTGTCTCTGCGTACATCTTTGGCTACCTGTTCCAGGGGGAGAAGCCGTCTTACTTGGCCATGTTAGGGTCCATCATGATTATTGTGGCTTCTGGAGTTCTCCTTTATAAAAAACCTGCGTAAAATAGAATGCCCGGCTCTAACAACAATAGGTGGAGAAAAACTGCAAAGAAGGCTCATAAGCCAACCCATGCAAAGAATGCAACCCATGCTGGATGGATTGCAGCAGGTGTTAAGCAAAAAGCTATAACTAAGGCTAAAGCTAAAGAACTGCAGTCCTATGTTAATGCAAGAGGGAAGAATGCCCCAGGGCATGGTAAGAACAGAACCCGTAGAAATAGGAGGAATTAGAGTATAGGTCCTAATAAAATGGAGACATGCGTAATATGCCTTTCTGATATTGAATCTCATACAGAATTTAGACCATGGCTACATTGCTCATGCACTATCATAGTACATGAGGAATGTTGGAATAAATGGACGGGTAGGTGCCTGTACTGTAGAAGTCCAGAAATACATATTTGGCATATTGTACAGCCGAGAGCAGAATGTCGAATGAGCTGTAATCAATCATTTATTGTCTGTATGTTAATTATATACTTTTTTAATATGTTTTATTTTGACATTTTTAGACCCGTCTTATAAGTTTTTGCAAAATAAATATCGTTTTTGCGATCTTTTTTTAAAAAGATCAATCAAAACCAACCTTAATCTCAACATCCCTCCTACAAACTGTCTGAGAAGGTGAACTCTGAAATGTACTCCTGACCCGCTTCTGAACCGGATCAGATTCTGACGAGGCCGTGGTAGCCCTGGTAGACCTAGATCTACTCAGCTGCTTCATATGAGTATTCATCTCAGCCTCCACAGTCTCAAAGTGAGTCTTCAGATATTCGATGATTTGCTTCTCAATTGCCCAGCGAAAAAAGTTCAGCTTCCCTACCGTGGTAATAAAGGGTGCAATACCCGGTAGACTGAACTTGATACGCTCCCTCCTACAGAAGGGATCAAACAGCTTCTTACTATAAGCCTTTAACTGACTCTTATAACTCATATAGACCATGAACTCTTGGCCACCCAGTAGGTAGCCAATAGAATGCCTCTTGGCATAATTGGTCACAAACCAGTCAATGAGCCGCAAGCTAATAGGCGAAGTGCCCTGTAAGAGATCCAAGATCTCAGGCAAGTCCTTGTGATTCGAATAGAATGTCTGGAGACTCATGACGATGAGCTCCTGCTTGCAATGAATCTTGCGCCTCCTGGTCTGGGGATCAGGATTCGTGCTCTCGACCACTTGCCCTTGTGTTAAAATTAATGGTTCCTCTGTGCTCATAATACTAGATCCATTAAATGGTTTCTTAGGCCGGCCACTTTAACCTTATTAATCGTGCAAACCATTTGATACTAATATAGGTAATTGTTAGAGGATGTACTCCGGTGGGGCAATGCCAGATTCACTACTTCCAGATAATCCTGCAGCCAGGATTATGCCTGTGCAGGGTGGGGGTGCCAGAACTGCCAAATCAAATGCTGAATTATCAGGAAATAGAAAACCAACAGGTTGGCATTCGACACCACTCATTATTCCTGTTGCTTCTCCCAGTGAGACTTTGAAAACGACCCCTCTTTCTTTGAAAACATATCGAGAACAATGGAAACGTACCCTGGGGCCCAGTGTGCCTTCTAGACACCGACCCAGGCAAGATCCACATATCATCATAGGAAGTATCGATATAACCAAATGTCCGACCTATGTGGTTGCACCCCTGCGTGGTGATATGGACGCTGTAAAAGACACTGTATTCTGGGCGAATGATTTACTCAGAGAGGATCATGCGGCGCATGTGGTCTTTATAGGGCCTCACACGGAAGGTGGTAGCAAAGCCGACGCAGATCTCATTCAGAAAATGCTGGAGTCCCTGATGGCCAGTTATCCTGGACACGCTATTTGCGTGAATAGCGAGAACCATCTAGCTGGATCTCTGGATGGTCTAGTTTTATATGCTATACCCCACACAAGTAAACAAATTATTTTCGGATTCATTCCTCATCCAGATGAGGTGTATTCTAGCAGTACTCGCAGGCTGGATTGTCTGGAAGTTGAGACGGTCAGAATACCTGCTGATGCTAGGACTAAACGGAAGGAGGGTGAGAGGATGATGACTATACAATTTAGTAAAGCGACCAGTGCATATAACCGTACGAAGCAGCCTAGATCACAGATGGTGAGAGATAATAAGAAATGGAATGCACCTCCCGGCTGGGTTACTCAGATTTTCTATCAGACTAAGGATGGTGCTTTGATAGTGCAAGAGGGTGGGGCTGGCAGTGGTGGTGGCGGTGGCACTCCTGTGCCTGGCACTCCTGTCCCTGGCACTCCTGTCCCTGGCACTCCTGTGCCTGATGCTGATAAAGTATTGTTTTCTGGAAAAAAATATAAAATAGGAAAACCAGAGGATTCTGAAGAAAAGTGGAAAAAGGGCGAATTTACTCCAGAAGAATTACAACTTTTGGAAGAGTCTAATTTAAAATTTTCAAATGAAGTATATGCTCTTTTCTTAAAGGGATTATTTAATACTAAGTGCAAATCTGATACTCAGATACAAACAAGTCCTGAATGTGGTGTCTACAGATATATATTGAATTTGACTTATTACAAGAAGTTACACGATAGAAATCCTGCGGCTGCGGGTGCTCCTGTTGCTCGTGTTGGCGGTCCTAATCCACCACCACCCCCACCACCTCCACCTCCAGATCCAAAGAATTACAAACTTCGAACTCTTAAAGAAATACATGATGATATGACTGCATTAATTACCGATGTTACTGGTTTATCAACGGGTACAGATAATTGGGCGGCTGGAGCAAAAATTGTTGAAACCTTTTCAACAGAAATTACTGTAGATAATGAAGTTACACCTGAAACAGTAGATAAAATAAATCAAGCATTTCAAAATATAAAAAATATAACGATAGATTCTGAAAATAAACATAAAGTTTTTAAAAATCTAAAAATAGGAATACACCTAATCGAAGAATACGTAGCTACATATGAAGCAATTAAAAATAAAGATGATAAGACTGCTCTAGAGGGGTTTACAACTGAGGCGGGTACTGCATTTAATGCGGTACAAGAAGCACGTAAGCTTACGTATTCTATCACTAAAAAAACACGTCGTACACCAACTCCACCTCCTAAAGTACCTCAGCCTAAACCTCAAGGTCCGCCTCCACCTCCTCCACCTCCTCCACCACCCCCACCTCCTCCACCTCCCGCAGGTTGGAATGGATATGATGATTTTAAAGATTTACATGAATGGATTACTAAATTTAAAGAGTTGCATAAAGATGATGATGATGCCAAACCATCACAGCCAGATGATAAAGGTATTACAGTTAGAAAGCGTGAAGAATTATTTACTTTATTACAAAATTCCTCACCATTAAATAAAAGTACCACTGAAAAATATCATTCTTTAACCCCTGATCAAATTAAAACACTTCGCAATCAACTTAAAGTATATGATTGTTTTCTTACAAATGGGTATTTAACTGTCGATTATGAAAAAGGTGGTAAGAGACTTGAAGAAAATGATCCCAAATTAAAAGATCCCAAGATTAATTTAATAAGAGAGCTTGCTAAAGTTGCACTTCAGGTTGCTAGAACCGGGGCAAAGCATTTTTTCCCTAGAGATACTCAATTAATTGCAGTACTACAATATTTAGAAGGTCCAAGTCTTCTTCTTCAGGCGGGTACAGGTCAAGGAAAGACCCAAATTATAGCAATGCTTGCAATTATGTTGAGAAAATTAAATCCAACATATGCAGTTCATATTCTTACTTCGACAGATAATCTTGCAAAAGGTGGATTAGATCCAAATAAAGAATTATTTAGAGCATGTGGTGTTGATGCTTCATTATTTGGTTCTAATGGTATAAGTCATCCAAGTGGCCCAGCACATGCTATTTTTTATGGAATTCCTGGTTATTTAATAGGACGATGCCTTTCAGAAAGAGATGCAAGTAATTATGTGTATACAGGTGTGCCTCGTGTAATTATATTTGATGAATCTGATTTTACTATTGTGGATGATCCTCATACTGGTATAAGAAACACAGATATTGATCCAGATAATGATAATATTAAAAAAATGATACAACACCTTGCAGGTCTAACTAACGCATATTATAATACTGCTCCTCCTGCAGGATATGATATAAACAAAAAATTTTTACAAGAGAGGAAAAAGGCTATTGATTCAATTACTACTCCCCATATGGATAACTTTATACAAAGTCTAAATAATCCAAAATTTACCGAAAGATGGAATCTTGATAAAGACACTTGGGTATCAAATGAAGTTGAAATTAATAGACCATACACAAGTTGGCGACCTGGAGTTAAATTTATGATGGGTACTGATGATATAATATATTTAGATACCAGTAATGGACAAACTAACCCTAGAATGAAGTTTTCAGATGGGCTTCAACAAATGTTAGAATTAAGATGGCTAGGTCATTTTAAAGAAAATGTTACTCTTAATTATAGATCATACACATTAAATAGGACTTTAAGAAATTCACAAGCAATATATGGATTATCTGGAACAGCCGGATTACAAAGAGATATTCTGCAATTTCAGAAAGATGTTTATGGATTTCAGAGAAATCCAATTGTTTTGCCTGAATTTGCTGTTCCACAATTAAAAGAAGAACCAATGATAAATTATGTTAATGAACCTCAGTGGACACAGGCTTTATTAAAAGATATACGTGATCGTAATGGAGCAAATGATGCTGCAAAAAAACCAGAAGAAAAAGAAGGCCAACCAGTTTTAATAATTACACCTAATCCAGAATTTGCATATAAGGTAAAAGAGATTCTTGTATTCAATACCTTAAACCCAATAACATATATAGATAGTTCTGAATTAACTAATATAATTGACGCTGAAAAAAATCCCATAAAATTTAAAGCAGGTAGTATTATTATTACAACAAATTTAGGAGGTAGAGGGACAGATTATGATTATGATTCTGTATCAGCACCAAAAGGCCTGCATGTGATTATTGTATTTGATACAGATGAACAAAGAATAATTGATCAGGCTAAAGGTCGTGCAGGTAGAGCAGGTAATCGTGGTACTTGGCGTATGATTCCTTTTGGGCCAAAATTAAATCAATTAGTATCAATGCAAACTGTTAAAGATTATGTTTCAATTGCAATTATAGGTGATATTATCTTTGAAATATATTTATTTTTCAAAACTTTAACCATGTTTATAAAGCCAGATGAACTAGTGCTATTAGCAAATTGGCTTTCAAAAACAAATGTAAAAGAAGAACTACAAAAAGTAATTATAGACACTGCTGAAAAGTCAGCAGATATAAATACGGAAATACAAAAAATAGCTAAAAGCCTCTTGGAAGGTGGTTATAATAAAATGAAAGGTGTAGCGCTTGATACTTTAGTTAAAGGTGACCAAACACAATTAAATAATCTTTTTATCATGCCTTTTTCAAATACTATTAGACCATTTATTTTGGAAATAAAAAGATTAAAATTACAAGTACCAATTAAACCATATGAAATTTCTACTAATAACACTAATCCTCCACCTGGTTCTAGAGGTGGAGGTGGTGGTGGTGCAGGTGGTGGTGGTGGAGGTGGTGGTGGTGGAACTGGACTATTATTAGGAGGTGGTGCTGGAAGTGGAAGTGGTGGTGGTGGAGGTGGTGGTGGACCATTATTAGGAGGTGGTGGGGCTACCGGTAATAAACAACAACAACTTACAGAAATTTTAGAAAAAATTGTAGATATAAGTGATAGAACACCTCAGGAACTTGTAGACTTGAACAAAAATACTAATCCAGAACTTAAAAAACTCTTAAACGCCTCAGATAAAGCTATAATAGCTAAAGCTGCATTTAGAATTAAAACTTTACCAGATCTAATTAATGTTACAGGTCTTCCAGATTATCGCATAATATTACGAAGTATAACTCAAGAAATAAGGTCTATTAATCAATTTAAAGAAAAAGGACCTGATTTTATATTAGAAATAAAAGACGCTAGTGGAAACAACGTTCCAATACCAATGACAAGACAAAAATTAAAAGATTTGCTTAAACAAGATCTTGCAGAGGCAGAAACCCTTGTTAAACAGCATCAGGATGTATATTTACAAAAAGGTGGTAGCAGACGCAAACACACCAGACGTAAGGCTAATAAGAACAAGTAAGTATGGATGAAAAATTGATGAGTTATACCTTTTTAAAAGTTATAACCATGCAAAAATTCCTCAATGATGAATATAAAGAAGATATAAAGTGTCTATCAAATCCCTTATGCTGTACATTTGTTTTGAGTACCCTTTTAGTCGCAATAATCTTTCCAATTGTAGCAGTCTATTGTTTGAATTCTCGGACCTGTCCTCCTTATATGGGAGAAGTATTCTTGGGAATAGGTATTAATATTGACTTCTTTATAGTTGTATTCGTTGGCATTCCTTGCTCGACTCGTATACTACTAAATTGCTGTTATGAGGTACCAAAGGTGCCAAAGGTACCTAGCCCTCCGAAGTCAAAGCCACCCAAGTGGGCATTCACGTCATTCTCTGAGAGTGAAAAGGGCAGAAGTAAGTCTCTGAACTATACTGAAAATCCTTTAACAGCTAAAGAAAAGGCTAGAAGCAGAAGTAGGTCAAAGTCTGATTCTGAAGTCTAGCACTTTTTCAAAAAAAGTGCGCAAAAATTATTGACTTTTGTATACTTTTTCAAAAGTAGGCAAAAGGTGTTTTATACGTAATTCTTAGGTATGTTTCAGGTTGTTTCAGTACAGCAACTTTTTTGCGATCTTTTTTTCTAAAAAAGATCCTTACATGCGCGGGAAGCCCACCAGGTTGGCGCCCATACCAAAGCCAGCGCCCTGGCGAGCAGTCACGGCAATAGAAGGGGAGAAAGTGTCAAGCAGAGCAAAGGTGGCGAAGGCGGCCACACCAATGGTCATTATCTCACCAAAGTTAGGCTTCTTGGGGTTCAGCACCAGCACAGCCACAAAGGCCACCACCAGGCCCTCAATCAGATACTTTAGTACGGAGACTAGCACTTCAGAGAGGTCCATCATTCCTTATACCTCTTCTCTAGATTTTTTTATCGGGGCCACGCTTACTTTAAGAATTTTGAATGTATACTAACCATATAATGAGTTCTTCTAAGGATCAGCCAAAGGAGGATTTTCTTGAGGAGGACCCCGAGATCCGTAGTCAGAAATTTGTTCTGCTTTCTTTCCTCAGTCCCGAGAATATTCTTGCAAACAAGGATCAGTTCTTTTTTGGTGAATTCCTCAAGCAGTACGAGGTCGATTACAAGATGAAGAATCTGGAGACATTTCTGGTTAATCTTGTCCGGGGAGTTAATGATGGATTAACAAAGGAGGCTGAGAAGATGGATGGCCTTGGCCCTGATCTCAGTGGTGCTGCCGCAGTCTGCCGCAAGTCTCGCCTGAATATCGGAGGCATCCTGGAGACCTACCAGACTTTCGTCAAGGAGAATGACGCAAATATCAAGAAGACCACCATCAAGGAGGCCTACGATGACTTCCTCTTTAAGAACCAGACCAAGCTGGAGGAGGACTTTTTCGCCAAGAATGAGTTCCGGACATCTATGCGCGGCCTCAAAGTCCGGGGAGTCACTGGAACTCACGCAGAGGCAGTTGCAATGTCCAAGAAGCTCCAGCGCAATGATACGATCCACAATATCTTTCTGGGTGAGGTGGGCAAGTGGCTGCCTTGGGATCCTAAGCCCCACCAGGTCCAGGACCAGGAGTACGCGGAGGATCAGCTCAATATGCTCATGAAGAATTACAAGGACAATGAGGAGTCTCGTGAGAAGTTCATGAGTGAGCAGCGTGACGAGCTGCTGAAGAGTGCTAAGAAGGCTGGGCCTGTAACCGTAGGTAGCGAAGCTACCCTAGGTGCAGTAGGTACAAGCGAAACAAACCAATCTTCAAATGGAGCCGGGGGTTCCTCTGAGGGTTGGGGGTCTATGTTTGATGGTCCTGCTGACCTGGCTCTTCAGAGGAAGAAGGCTGAAGCTGCTGACAAGGCACCTGAGAATAGTGTTCAGAATCCTTAAAGAATGCCACCAATTTGACTGTATGCCTCGCCCTGGTCGGGAGCGGCAATAGGCACACACTGATTACCCTGGCAGAAGGTTCCCTCCTGGCAAGGAGTACCAGTTCTTGCACAAGGAGCATTGATTCCATTGCACTCCTTTGCACTGCAAGATGACATGTCACTAGAAATATTTACAGGGGACATGAATCCCTCACTACAGAAGCCGCCAGAACATGACTGGCCACTGGGGCAGACTCCATTGGCCATGCAGGGGAGCTTAGCAGACGCACCCTTCCATCTGCCCACATACTTGTTAGCAGGCTGGAAGAGCTTGACTAAAATAAACGCAACAAATGAAACAGCTAATACAAGTCCTATTCCTGATCCAAGTTTTAACATCCTTCTGTTCAGGTACTAGATTTTTATGGATACACTGATAATTCATTTAAAGGCAGATCTGGTTTCTGAGGTCTCTGACAGAAGCCATTCATACATACAGTCCCAGGTGCACATGTGGGTAAATCAACTCCGCAGCGAATGCCGGGTTCACCTGCAGAAAATCCCTCCTTTAAAAAGGCTGCGTGGGCAATCACAATAGCACAGAGACCAACTATAAATAGAGTCAGAGCCCAGGTTGGTATGTCTAGCATCTAATGTGTGTTAATTATAAATTTTACAGTCAAAATAACTATTTATTAGTATATTCATTCATTTTCTTTGCAGCAGCATTTGCAGCTACAACAGCTCGTCTTCTTGCTCTTAGAGTCTTATTTCTAGCAGCTTTTCTTCTTTGCGCTGCAACAGCTGCTTGACGCCTTGTTATCCCATGTTTATTAGCAGATGCAAATTTACCATATTTTCTTCTAGTTTGGCGACGACGAGAGTAACGGACTTTTGAAGCCGCCACTCTAGGTATATTTGCTCGAGGCATAGAGCTAATCTCACATAGACGAAGCAACATTGATGAAAGAGTCTTTAAAGCCCTGCATTCTTTTATTGTTTCTGTCTGCAAACTTAATCCACCCATTGGACCACTGATATTATTTTCTGCAGCTCGTAATACTCCTCTTTTATATATACTATTCGCAATTCTTTCTTCAAACCCTGCTTGAAGATTTCTAATAGATTCTAATTTTGTAGCAATTGTTCCATTAGATGCCAGGTGTCTATTATATTCATGCTGTAGAGTGGCCAATCTTTCTCCACACTGTGTTAAAAGATTTCCTAATTGTTCCTGCTGGGTTAATATATCAACAATTTGCTGGTTTGCTTGTTGTTCCTGATATATTTCTCCTTCACTTGTAGCACGATATCCTGATCTTACTCGTTCTCTGTACATATCAACAAATGGTCTTAATTGATTTACTCTTTGACTGAGTGCATTGATTTGACCTTGGATTGCCTGTCCAGTAGCTTGTCCTTCTGCCATGGCAGCTTGTAATGCTTGTAATTTAGCATTATATTCACCAGTTACACTTTGTAAATATCTACTGTATACACTGTCAGTATCACCTCGTCCTAGTAATCGTTCGAATAATTGAAATAATATGGGGCTGAATAATCCTGTATTACGTGATTTTAACGTACAGGCTTCATGAAATAATGCTTCAGTAACAAATGATTCATGAAATCCAGTGGCAAAACATAATACATTGAATAATGAGTCTATATTAGTTGTTTCTTCAAGGGGTGTTGCCAATTCTGCTTGGACTACAGCTGCCGCCGCAGCAGCAGCAGCAGATGCAGCAGATGCAGCAGATGCAGCACCACCTCCTCCTACTAACGGACTTGATGCAGCTGAATCTGCAGTAGACGCAGTATCAGCAGAATTTGTACGATTCCTTCCACTAAATATAATAGTTCCTTCTCCAAATAAATTTCTAGGCGCTGAGGGCAAGGAAGTATAAAAGCAGACTGCAAATTTAGATTCTTTTACAGAAGACCACTCAGGCATACCTAATACATGAGTTTGTAAGACTCCTACCTTAGGATTAGCAGTATACCATCTTGTACCACATTTAACATATGCAACTGATCCTGAATCTTTTACTAGAACTACACCCGTTAAATGTTTAGTGCCTTTTGTAGAAGGAAAATGATCAGTTTGCATACTCCCTGATACCTGATTACTTTCTTCCATAACAGCGACACCAGGGCGATTAAAAATTGTAAAATCTAACACATCTCCATTATACCGAAATGTACTTCCTAAATTCATTAAAAGGAATTCTTCCATTAATTCTTTGATTAGCTTCGTATTTGCTACAGCATCCCCAACTCCTAAATATTCGGTTATCTGTCTTGAAAGGTTAGTTGGTGAAGGTGGTCGTAAAAAAGGTGTTGGCCTCGGTGGTACTACGATAGGTGAATTAGAAAGTTTGAAATTTGTTGCTGCAGGCCTTGGTCTAATATTTCCTATTATTTGTTCTACAGGACGGTTTACATATTTAGGACCTCTTGGATTTACTAGACCAGATGGAAATATTAGTGGAACAAATGGTCCTTGTGGGACTGCAGCTTGTGCTTGTGCAGCTTGCGCTTGTGCAGCTTGCGCTTGTGCAGCTTGCGCTTGTGCAGCTTGCGCTTGTGCAGCTTGTGCTTGTGCAGCTTGTGCTTGTGCAGCTCTATTACTAATAGCTATCACTGGTCTAGGTGTAGGTGTAGGTGCAGCAGCAGGTGCAACAGCAGGTGCAGCAGCAGATCCTCCCCCCCCATCAAGTCTATTAGTTACTTGTCTAGGTAATGGTGGAGGAACAAAGCCTGGAGATGAAGGTGCAGGTGCGGCAGCAGCAGCAGCAGCTGCAGCTACTGCTACAGTTGGTTTTTTTGCAGCTGCTGCAGCTTTTTTTGGTAGAGGTACAGGTACAGGTGCAGGTGCAGCAGCTCCAGCTTCTTCTTCTACCGCTACTGTTTCTTTCTTTTTCCCCTTTCCTTTTTTAGGAAGTTCTCCATTTCCTGACATCTATCTATTTTGATAAGATAAATAAATCAGTGGGTCTTCCTGACTTGGATAGCAGGCCCCTTCAGACGTATTCCAGCGCTAGGATCATACTTATTCACCTCAGCCTCCTCAGAATCCCTATAGTGCTGAGCACTGTGTCCCCAGAATTCAGGCAAGCCAATACGGAATTCTCCATGTATCTCAGCCTTGTACCAAAAGATAATATCCTCAATCTTATTACTCTGCGTGTTATTGCTCACCACTAAGCACTCATAATTCGTCGTACACTGGTCCATAACCTGACAGAAGAACTCGAACGACGGAAAGGCAGACCCATAATTCTCATAGATACGCTTTCTGTTATTCAGATATGGCTCGCGTAAAATGAAGACATAATCCACGTTTGTACGCAACACAGGCGGAACACCCAGCGGATACTGCATAGTAATCAAAAAGAACACCTTCACCCAACGTCCATTTAAGAAGAGATAACGGATATTCAAGTCACGTGTCCAAGTATCATCATATAAGCAATCGTCCAAGATCAAGAATGACCGGGGATCAATTCTGGACTGCCCACCATTCTGCTGCTCTTTCATGATCTTAGACATAATCAACTTCTGTCTTGCGACGTAATTCTGTACTATGACGGGTGAATATGCTCCGTGGATGAAGAGTGGAGGCACCATCTTCTTGTAAAAGTCGTTGGATTCTTCCGTACCGCTAATCACGGTACCCAGTGGGATATTTTTGTGATGGAAGAGAACATCCCGGACGAGGGTGGATTTTCCAGTACGACGACGCCCAATAAAAATGCATACGGCGTCTTCTGGTATCTTGTCCATGCTAAACTTCTTCAATTGAAGGTTCATTGCTGCTGAGGCTGCCATATAACTCTCTCTAGAGGATTTATATCTTTCATATGGTTGATCAAAACGCATAATGCGTAGCTTAGGACCCTTGGTTGTTCTTTCCTAAAGTAATGTCTTCGCCATATCCTTCCCTTCAGACGAAGACTCTGCCTTCACCTGTCATCTGGGAAATCGAGCCACCCGCTAAACTGAGATATTCCCTTGAAGCCCTTTTCACTCCTCTCCAGAGTACCTATCCTGGTATGCTCCGCTTTGGAAAGTCGAAAGTCCCAGGCAACTTCTTGCGCTTCGACCACAAGTGGCATCTAGAGGACTTTATCGGGGCCGTGCCTTATCGCTCTGGACTCTTTTCAGCCAAGGTCCGTGAATTTAAGGATGGGGTTCAAACTGAAATGCTAAAAGACATTTCTGGATTCTGCAAGATGACTCACTTGCTCGACGCCTACCGAATGATCCAAGGAAACTATCCCGTCGCCCAACACCCTGGGCTGCCTTCTCCCAGCAGAAAGTCTGCGAAAGTCTACGGCAAACTCCATGACCCTCACAACCAGGCATACGTCGATGCCGTAGCATGCTATATGCTCAGCAAGTTCAGGGAGGCTGATCACTCACCTCACTTTTCCCTGTTCTACGGGGCTTACTTGGCCATTGCCAAGAAGTATTATTACAATATCACGGAAGACTTCCCGGATCTCAGATTTGAGAGTTGGTTCTGGAAGCAACAGGCCAAGGGGAATTTCAAACTTCTGGGATTCGAGGGAGAGGTTCCCATGGACGAGACCAATTCTCTTTTGGAATCTCCCGAAGATCTGAGTGAAGACGGATCCAGTTCTGGATCTAGTTCTGGATCTGGTTCAAGGTCCAGTGAAGTTTCAGAATTGTACGGCTACAAATCTTCAGAGAAGTTGGAATCTGAGAGTCTCCATTCTGCTTCCATTTCCACTGCCAGTGAGTCTGAGGAATCTTATGACTCGGACTATTCGGATGAGATTGGAAGTGAGATGAAACTCTTTGCGGCTATTGCGGATTTTCCCACGATGTTGATGTTCCTGGAATCGAACCAGGACACCATGGACTCTCTCTTGGATAACGAGGAGGAGGTTGGCTTTAAAAAGGGCACGCCGGAGTGGGAGAATACCTGGATTGCCTGGCTCTTTCAGGTGACTGCGGCCCTCTGTCAGATTCAGAGTCTGTGGGCCATGACACACAATGATCTGCACAGCAATAATATCTTGTGGACACCGACTGATAAGGAGTTTCTGTACTACTCAACACTGGATGGACGTAAGTGGAAGGTGCCTACCTACGGTAAACTCTTCCGTATCATAGACTTTGGCAGAGCGATTTACACTCACAATAATACACTCTTCATCAGCGATGACTATTGCGCTGATAACGAGGCAGGGTCTCAATACAATTTCGGACCTATCTATGATCCTGCGCAGCCTAGAGTATACCCGAATCCCTCCTTTGACTTGAGCCGGCTATCCGTGAGTATCATAGAAGCCCTGTTCAAGGATATTCCGGATGACAAGGAGGATGGCTGCATGTTGAGTGGTGAGGTCGATCGTACTCAATCAGAGACTGTATCCCCCCTGTTTAATTTACTGTGGGAGTGGCTGATTGATGACGATGGGAGGAATGTTCTTTGGAATGCAGATAATTCTGAACGCTACCCTGGATTCGATCTATACAATGTGATTGCGCAGAAGGTGAAGTGTGCAGTGCCTAGGGAGCAGTTAGATAAGCCTGTGTTTAGTCAGTTCATTTGCGACGAGTCTTCCTTGCCTCAGGGCGAGAAGGTCTATTCCCTTTTCTGCTGAGCCTAGAATGGAATGCCTTCGACTTCCAATTACAGATACCTTTTTTACACTTGATCCACATCTCAGGATGACAGCGAGGACAATCGCCGACATCTGGAGAACAACAATCCATTTACAGGCTAACTAGAAATTAGCAGGTCCAACTTCAACCCCAGGGTCCGTCCCTGTACCGCTAGTGACAACCGAGGTGACCTTGCTGGTCAGATCAGATCCAGCCGTAGAAATCATGGTTTTCACATCATCAAAAGACTCGGGAATGAGGGGATAGAGAAATCCCGTCGTTGCTGCGCCTAGGATGAAATCACGACTGAGGTGCTTCATATTAGGCATTTCTTTATTGTAATAGACTGCAATAGCACTTAAAACCGCGACGATTAGACCGCCAACTATAGCCCATACGAAGAGTTCAAGGTAAGGCATTCTGAGCGTTCACCTTAGAAAAAATCCTTAAGGTTAACGCGGCTATAGGGACTCATAGGTGTTTAAATCTTTAGATTTATAACGCCTCATAATCATCTGCAGAAAGTGGTATGGGAGTTACGGGCTCCAGATTCAGATCCTCAATTTCACCCAGATCTAGAGCTTCAGATTCTCCCAGAATCTTTAAATCATTATCTCCCTCTTCGATCATGGGTCTCAGTTCCGCATCTCCAGATTCTCCAAAGAGAGAATCCATCCCAGTGAACCCTACAGTCTTTTCAGTATCTATGACTAAAGTGTCAGATAGAGCCTTGGGTTCCTCTAGCTTGAGATCTGGGTTGAACTTGACCTCTTCGGCCTTGACTTCTTTAACTTCTTTGACTTCCTCAGCCTCGACCTTTGGTTCAACCTTTGGTTCAACCTTTGGTTCAACCTTTGGCTCAATCTTTACTTCATCAGAAATGGTCAGATTTGGAACTGTGGCTGTGGCTGTAGCTGTAGGCGATTCTAAGCCAGTTGTAATTTGAATATTATCAGTCTCATCCTCTTGGAGATTTTCACGTAAAATGGATTTGACCGGGAGTAGGTTCCTGATGGCCTGTAAGATTCCCTCTTCCAAGAAATGGTTCACCTCAGTCATATTTTTCTGACTGTCTAGAGTTGATACAGAGTCATTGAACAAGTAAACATTAGACCACATCAGACGGCTGCACTCAGATAAGCACCGGTGCATGAAATGGTCTGGCTTGGGCACAGTAATCTGGATGTGTCGCCGGGGCTTCACATTGAGCCTGATAGCAGAGAGAATCTTGGTGTGGGCGATGAAAACTGCAGTGATCAAATCATCAATATAGTCACAGTGTACATTCTCAAGTAATAAGCTAGTTTCCTTGCGTACCTTGTCCAGATTCCACTCGGGGATCTGACTTAGAGATGCCTGAAATTCACTGAGTGCAGATTTGACCTTCGTCGTCACATTGCTGGATGCCTTGGATTCAGCGTAGCGATCTAGGAAGAAACGAAGCAGAACAGGCTGGAAGTTAAATACCAGCTGCTTCGTGTATTCAGATTTGGCCTCGCTGTAAATGGCCGCCGACATATCTTGAACTTCCATTATGCTAAATCTTCACTGCAGAAAAAGATTGTTATTAGACCGCATATTGTTTCAGAAGTCCCAAGGGTATAATTTTGAGAACAGCTTTATTGGTTGATTTTAAAATCACGGGAGGAGCCTTACCCTTCTTATAAGCCTCTAACCAACGATACGCACATAGACACCATTTATCGCCTTGCTTGAGACCAGGGAAACCAGATTCAGGAGAGGGACTAATTAAATCATTCCCTTGGCTCTTACTGTACTGCAAGAACTCATCAGTCACTCTGGCACATACGACGTGGGTTCCAGTATCTGTCGGTCCAGTCGTGCAAAATCCTGTACGGAAAAATCCGGTAGTCTTTGCACCAGGACCACTTGAACAGGGGCTCAAGGATTTACCCAGGACATTGAGTTTCTTCCTTGTGTTATTTTTAAAGTTATTTTTTCGTGTCTTGGGCATTTTCTCTCTGCTGAGATATTAACCAAGCACTCAAGATCCACGGGCTAGCTCCAATTGTTGACCTCTTCAGAGCCTCCCTCTCTAGAGGATGGCCTTTAGCAATCTGAATCATTACCCCATAGGGATCTGCGCCTTTTAGTCTCGCCTCTCTCAAAGCCTCCAGGGTACGAGGTGTCTCCACTAGGGGCGCCCTGGGATCACTCGGCTGTGACCACATTCTCGATGTTATGCTCTGACGCCAGGTGGTATCTGCTGAGGCTAAGAGACGCTTCAAGATGCACCGAGACTGTATAGGCTCAGCCATGCACTCTAGTCTGCGAACTTCTAGGGCGCAGGTCACATTCTGAGAAGCAGTCTCCAAGATTCGCCTCAAGAATGCCTGGGCATCCAGGGTGATATCGTCTGCACCCTCTAACCAGACCCACGTGGGCTCTCTTGTACGGACAAGACCGTGTAGGACTTCACGCCCCTGTCTCAAGGCGCGATCATCACGGCAATTCCAGCGGAATAGAGTGTGACCGGCCTTTTCTGCAGCATTTCTGATCCATCGGGATTTACCACATCCTGGTGGACCAACAATTAGGTAGCTTTTTCCTCTTACTTGCTGCATTCTAGTTTAGAAAGAAAGGGGTGCTTAGGCCTTCCTACGCAGCTTCTTATCTCGCACCCTGCAGCTTCTCGAGAAGCATAGAATCATGAATAGCGTTGCGTCTCAGACTCTGATTCAGAGGATTATTATCGACCTGCTCCACCATTGCAGGCATATTACGCTCCATACTTATATCCAGCTTCAGTGGCAGTCTGTATTTGATACGACCCAGATCTGCCGTGCCAGGAGTTATTCCTGAGACTCTATTTATTGCCATGGCCCTGTCATTCACATCATCTGCAGTGAGCCTCTTGGCAGTCTGGTGAATATCACCCTGAAACACTGCAAGATTTCCATTACCCGCCATGGGCTTACGTAAGACTGACACGGTAGTCTTGGACTCATTCTTCCGCATATTGTACGCGGACTCGTGGCTGGTAAAGTCCTTGTTAACGCTGATGGCGGGGCCGGCAATACGGGAGTCAGCGGATAGCTGAGACTTCTGAGTCGGCTTGGCAATGTCATTGGGGTCATAGACCTTGAGGCGTTCAGGACCAGCACCGGGCCCTGAGATGCCGCGGTAGTCCCAGTCAATTGTTGTCTCCTTGATGGTGGTCCTCGCAACGTCGCTAGGGTCCCAAGTGGTGATAGAAGGCGCACGATCAGCATAGCCCACAGGGGTACCTGTCTGCCTGATATTGCCCACAGTCTCACCACGCCTCGTTGGCCTCGCATCGTCATTGTAGTGCACCGGAACCTGGCCAGAGTCAGCAGGCACCAGATTCAGACCAACCACACGTTCCTGGGTTGCCAGGCGCTCATTAGGTCTGATCTCGTAGGTTTTAGCTCCGTAGTCATCGCGTGGTCCCAGGCCATAGGAAGATGCATCATTGTTACGGTAGCCTGCACCGCCAAATTGCTGGTTCTGAGGTGTGGCGTGCTCACCATCCACGTAGGACTTGAAGGCCTCCTGGGATGCGGGAGTACCAATGAGTTCCTCGCTGGTATCAGTACGGGTAGTGTACTTCATGACCTGCATGGGTCTGACGGTCTCCTTTCTCACCTCAGACGTCGCAATACCATTGCGCTCACCCGTCTCATTAAGAAAGAAGGTATCAGGCCTGTACTTGCGCACCTCACCAGAGTCGAGGGCGGCTGCGCCAATAAAGTGTGCACCGGGGATGACCTGATTATTGTAGGAGAGCTTGGGCTTATCAGCCACACGCAGCTTATCGGTGGTGGGCATGGCACGCTTCATGATCTCATTCACCTCCAATTGCTGGAAGCCGCCCTTGCCCGTTATTCCACCCTTTTCTCCTACACCTGAGCCCACGCGCGTTGCCTCGAAGGGCCTCTCATTATTGCGGCGGGAGGGATCCACAATACGTGACCTGATAAAGTCTGCATTGGGCTCATTACCGAATGGCTGACCGAAGGGTACATTATGATTGAACATGGGTGCTTGCTCCTGTTTCTGCACTTGGGTGGTGCCTGCACCCGTGTACATATCGAGACGGCTAGTATTGGCAGATGCAGTCATATTTTGCTTGACACTCCCTCCAAAGAAGGGTTGCATGTTATTGTGTTTAAAGTCATTGGCTGAGATGGTTTGGCCAGTGAGACTGCTGTAGACTGAATCGCCCTTGATCCAGGCAGAAGACGCCTCCACACCGCTGCTCTCCATGGCAATCTGGGGTGTAGCGGCCTCAATAGGTTCTGGCATTGGCCCCTTGCCATCTACAGACCAGGAAGCCCCTTTAGGGGGCATAGACGTCGCATAGGCGATGGGTCCACCGTATTGGGGGCCGCCATTAGGCTCTGAGGGATATGTCTGTCCGCCGGGTGTCTTATACATGAGCCCTAATTCTACGCCTGCGAGAGCACTATTGGTAGCAGCCCTCTTAGAATCTGTACCAAGTGCCTTGGATCTACGGGCGGCTGCTCTCTCCACAATGGTGTGAATCTGGGCCTTCATCGATTGCCGGCCCTCAGAGGATCCGGTTGCAGCAAGTTCATTAAGCCTGGTATTCAGATCTTTTATCTTAATGGCTTCATCACTAGTCAAATAATCTTGAATACCCTTTGTATAATATTCACTGGGTAAAGGCATGGCAGGCTCAGATGGTGGCTCATTTTGAGGCAAGATACCTAGACCGAGCGTGCGGTAACCTTCTTTTGTTACTTGCTGTTGTGGCTTACTAGGACTAGCCATCTGAGAAACGGCATATCCTAGGGCTAATAATCCTGAGAGGGCGGCTATTTCCATACTAATTGTCATAGTGTTTTTACAATGACAGTTAGTAATACGCTTATAAGATACTTATGCTAGTCTAGGCATTGTGGACTTGCTGGGCCATGTTCTTGTAACACTGTTGCTTCGTCCAAGCATCCTTAGACTGAGTGCGTGAAGGCAGAAGGAAATCGAAAGGTGTCTCGAAATTCTCCTGGGGGTCGTGAGGGAGATCAATGAACCGATTCCAGCCAGTGGCCCTCAGAGTGCAGGGAGGATTATAGAGGCGCTGGTAGGTGAGACCCATAGAGAGATCGGCAGCATTTTCCAGAGGTGTATTGCTTATTTTATTGGTCTCAGGATTGTATTGGATGGCATTATTCTTCACACGCGTACCGAGACGATTCAGATTCTTCAGATCAGATTCCACATCAGTCTTCCAGAGTCCCTGGGGCCATGATGCGCCAGACTGTTGTAGACGGATGGTAGGCTCTGCCGGGAATGAAGAGGGGCAATTGTGCTCAGGCTTCTCGAGGTAATAGCGTGCAGAGTAAGAAGTGATACGCATATCATCTTGCTGGTGGAAATTGTCGAATTTTGATCTAGTCTGAGACATCCTGCTACTGTTATATTAGCATATAAACATTTATTGCTATAAATGTCTATAAGGTATCTAGTATGTCTGAGTCTGAAAAATGCGTATGTAAGAACCCTGCTACAAATGAATGTGCAAACTGTAAGAAGAAGATCTGCGATGATATCAACTGTGGGCAGAACACAGTTGATGGTTATTTATGTGGTTCATACACCCAGTGGGGCTGTAGTCGTAAATACACCACCTGTGATGTATGCTTAGATGACAAGGCAATTCATGAGGGTGATCTGAATCACTGCATTGGCTGCGGCAATGCTATTTGTGATAAGTGTCTCCCTGATAATACGTGTCCTAAATGCGAGGATTTCTTTTGTGAGAATTGCACTGAAGATCACGTAGATGAGTGTGGAGATTAATGGCGACGAGTGTATCTGCCGCGCTTGTTGCGGCCCCTGCGGCTCTTGCGCCCCCTGCGCCTACGCCTGCGACCACCTGATGCAGGAACTACCACGTCCATTGACTGAACTTCATCTACACCACGATCCTCACAATCATAGGATCCATCGGCGCATGTCCTGCTCTGCTGAACTTGTGGTAACGCACCAGGCGTTTTAGCTAATGTTGCCATTGCTGCAGTCCTTGCGGAAGCTTGATCTGGATACTGGCCACCTGGCCTGTTCGCCGTGGTATAGGTGTGATGAATTACCTGACGATCTGGCATCTCTTATACTTTAAGATAGAAATAATCTAGACTTAGACAATTCAGGCAGATCCCCTTATTTAAATCTAAAATATGCTGGGGCCTTTTTTGTAAACAGAATCTGTACTGTTTACATTCTTGGAGTTGACAATTGTATTGGCAGGATTCTTTACAATACGCATCCCGCCTGGAAGTCCCGCCGAAGAATTTGGGGTGTTTTACGCCGGGGTGCTGGCATTCTTTAAAACAGGTTCCGTTACCGGTACAAGTATCCATTGTTGCACTTTTTAAAAAAATGTGCGCAAAAATACGGAATAAATTTTAATACGATGGATACTTTATATTTGCAACTTTTTTGCGATCTTTTTACAGGCGAAGCCATAAAAAAAAGTTCAATACTTTTCTGGCCTTCCACACTGCTGCACATTCATGGGCATAGGAGCAAACGTGGGTGCATAGGGCCACATCTGAATTGCTGGTAGGTGCCTAGGGCGCACATTTATCTTCAGATCAGACTTTACATTCTTTCTTACAATCTGAGTCTGCTTATCCGGAGGTGGCTGGTACTGACGTGCAGGGCAGTAGGTCAGAGGGATATTCAGGCGACGCAGATCTGACTCGACGTCAACCATGTTACCTGCTGGTAAGCTCACCTCATTACCGCCTATCAGACCAAGGATGTGCCGGGCAGGTGCCTTGTGAACATAGCTGAATACATTTTCAACATACGTTTGAGGATTTTCCTTTTTCTCAAACGGGTGTTTCATTACGTGGAAGGGGTCCTCCATATCTGTACTTTTTTAGAAAAAAAGTACGTCAAAAAAGGTACTTTTTTAGAAAAAAAGTACGTCAAAAAAGGTACTTTTTTAGAAAAAAAGTACGTCAAAAAAGTGGCTGCTCTTTTACCTACGACTTTTTTTGGACTTTTTAATTGTCCTCCTTTTTACTTTACGATGTCTCGTTTTACGTTTTCCTCCCATACGAGTAATTGCAGCCACGCGTTCTGCATAACTATATAGATCACTTTTTCCAGCTTCGGTTCCTATACATAATCCTGATTGATATGTTAAATCATATGGATCGTCTCGCGGACATTTATTGTTTAATTGATTATATATAACTCTCGGATCTAATAAAGATCTTCTTGTTTGGCCAAATTCATGTGGATATTTCCAAGTATGATCAACAGGATCCCATATTATATTCCCTACGTGTGTTCCTGCTGCATTAAATAATCGCCTTTGAATTGGTATATTTGGTTCTTCTTCTTTTTTTGTAATAAACTTTTTTAGATAGTTATTATACCATAAATAATAAGTAATACCATTATAATTTAATCCTGCCCACCTCCATATAGGTCTTATATGGGACATTTCTATATAATATGCAAAAGGGGTAGTCTTATTAGGATAAAAATCACCTACAACACCCAAAACAGTGGTTTGTTGACCAGGATTAACAAGGTTTGGTATTGAAAGATATTCACCTAATTCACCTAGTGTAAAATTACGTATTGATGGCTGTATTCCGGATGCTTCAACTTTTGCAAGGAATTCTATAAGACCTTGAGGTGTTTCTACCATTTTCCCTGTTAAAGCCGCAGGTGGACCTCCATAAAATCCACCACCTCCACCACCTCCCCCTCCTGCTAGGCTGGTACTTGTGCTTGCCATAGGGGCAGTGGTCAGTTGAGTCTGTACTGTAGCGAAGCCTGGAGCCTGTCCAGGAGGAGCAAACAAACTAGAAGGTATAGTCTGTAGTGGAGCTTGTCCTGGAGGAAAAAATGTAGGGGGTGGAGCCTGTACTGGAGGAAAAACTGTAGGGGGTGGAGCCTGTCCTCCAGCAGGATTTATACCCATAAGACCATCCACTTCTTCCGTGTATTGCATCATTTCATCTAATTTAGCTATTTCTTCCGGAGTTAATTTCCCTGCCATCTAATTTATTTATCATTTTATTATAATATAACAAAATGATAAATTATTTGAAAAAGTGACTGTGTCTAACAGTTGTCATCGCGCAGCCTTCGGCTGCTCGTTGGATATTGCTAGACCCCTGGTCTAGCAATTGACATCGCGCATGTAAGCCCTGCTAGGGATTCCACCGCGGATCCAACCAGCCGCAGCCACCTCAGGCACTAAATTCTTAGGATTCTGAATATTCTCTGACAGACTCTGCACAAGAGGAGTCCACTGGCCCGTGAATTCCTGCTCAGTGACAGTGCCGCACTCCTTCATCTGCTTCACCTGCTCACCGTGAATGAGCTGGCTCTCCACATCCGGGTTACCACGACCGCCACCCATATAGGGAACCGTCAGGAAAGGACGGGCCTGAGCACGGATCTGGCACCTATTGCTCTTGAAAGAGATCTCATTACGCAGCATGGAGTCAGCATCGACCTGGGCATTATTGAAGCCGTATCCCTCCCTGGGGTACATCAGCTGCTGTTCGGCGGCTAGGGGATTCACCTGCTTGGCATCAGGTACTAAATTCAGTGTAGTATACTTACCGGGACCCAGACTCTGGGTATAATACTGCTGGATTCCGCAAAGATCATCGCGCGTTTTCGTCAGGCGGTTGATATCCATCTGTTGACTTTCAGGAAAAAAACTGCAACATAATCAGTTGATGAAACAGCTGGACCGTTTCTGTGATTGCATAAAGTCTGTCAGAAAGACAGTAAAGCTCCGAAAAGGCTCTTCTAAAGGCACTTATGGTAAGGGTCAAGCAGCCATTGCCATATGTGTTAAATCAGTATTACAAAGTAAGGGTCGCACTCTGAAGAAATTCAAATGCCGGGGTACACGATCAAAGAAGGCATTCCTACAGACGCAATCTAGCGATCAATATTAAGCCATTGCACTGGGCCACCATCTGTCCCAGGAAGACAGGCCTCCCTATTACCTTCCTTGCATGTCTTGCCAGGAATCTTATATAACCATTCCTGAAAAGACTTTCTATCACTTGGTACAGTGGTAGAAGGCACTGTCACAAAAGATCTCTGACTCTGAGACTTGCCAAAGACGTCAGTGGGGTCTGAATACCAATTCACACGGAAAAAGTCATCTAGAGTGGCTTTGACCACCGGGTCATCAATAGCCTTTGCTTCAGGCCTGTGAGGATTATATTTGATCTCATCATTCAAGACATTCATGAAAGGGTTTCTGGGGCTGGGCAATGTCATAAGCTGCCCATCGTCATACGAATCATCTGCATTATCTGAAGGTGCAGATAAAGGCACCGGAGGGGTTACCCACGCTTTATCTGCTGGTTCATGGGGTGTAATGCGTGCTACGAATTCTTCCTGGATGTAAGAAGCCTTTACCATATCGACAATATCAGGCAAGGTGATAATTACACCTAGTAAGAGAGAATATGTCAAGGTAGTATTGAGATCGTGATTGTAAAGGGCAAAAATACAGGCCACTAGAATCACCGCAAGAAAGGTGCGGGTCAGAGCATTCACACGCTCAGTGAAACAAGGAGGCCGAGCCGTATTACGTCGCTTCCATTCAGCCAACCAAGAACCTGTTATAATTACCTTTGGGTCTTCCCACCATCCTGGTGTACAATTTGGAACTTTCACCATCTCTCCTACTTCTTAGACTGTTTCTTCTTGGGTAAAATGGATTCAAACTCTTCACCTTCTGCTAATCTAGGATTCGCTACCACTGTGTTTGCTGGTGCCACTGTAACTTTAGGAAGAATGCCGGCTGCAGCCTTTGCCTCATTCTGCTTGGCTAACTTCTGTCGGAGACGGTTCTTAGCAATAGCCAGCCTCGCGGATTCTGGTCTCCCGGCTGCGGCTGCGGCCTCAGGATCCTCGAAACTAAATGTCTTTCTCAGTGACTCCATCATTTGAACAAATGCTGGATTCTCAGAGAATTCCTTCATCATCTCCTCGGCCTCGCTTGCCAGATCCTCGGGCCTGAACTCTCCCCGCTGGAACTTGTCCTGGAGCTTCTTGATGATGCGCTTCATGGCGGTCTGGATCATCATGGGATTCTTCATGGTACTCTGCATCAGAATCTCGAAGGCTTTGCTGGGGTCCTCTTCACACTGCTTAATTGTCTCAGGGTCCAGACCAAACTCCTCTGGCTTCAGTTCACGGACAATGTCCTCGGCTAACTTAGCCAGACGACCATTCTTGAACTTTTCGGGGAAGGGTGGGAGACGATCACCACCGGAACCAAAGAGTTCCTTGATGCGCTCAGTGAAAGAGTCGAATTCCTTGCGGTCGAGCTTGGAGCGCCACTGATTCATGAAATCGTCGGTGAAGGACTTGAAGGCGTCGCTGCTTAGGGATGGCATCCCCTCACCGTCCTTCATTACGAAGGAGAAGGTCATGATACTCAGAAACTGGTTGATGGCCTTCTTGGTTCCTGCGCTCGCGGCAGCCCATACAGCCTCTGTGATCATAACGCCGGGGAGAACCATGCCTGGGCACTTGGTTTGGTCACGCTTAGGACTGCCGGCATTGGGGAGTATCATAGCCTTGTACATCTGCACACGATCTGCTGGGGACATGGTGGTTGCTACCTTGACTACCTCGGCCATCTCAGGAAAGACCTCGACCAGGGCAGCGGCGAACTCGTCATATTTTGTCTGGAAGATTGCATCTAAGGGGGCACTCATCTAGACAGGATACATAGAGGTTTCATGGAATCTTTACGTGCACTTTTTTAGAAAAAAAGTGCGCAAAAAAGGTGCTGTGTTTTTCTTAAAAAGTGCAACGCAAAAACGTTATTATTTTTAAGAAAAAGTGCAAGGGTAGTATGGAAAGGGAGTGTATGAAGGAATACTTCGGAAAAAATTCAGATAAAATAGAAATCCATACAATTGAACCCGGTACTATCTTATATTCCGGTGTAGATCCTGCTCATATAAATATTCCAGCGAATCCAAATCGTTATAAATATTTCACGAAAAATAAAAGCACCGCCCAGGCATTCGCAGGAACAAAAAAAGGCGGAAGAGTTCAAGAGTATCAAGTCATCGAGCCAGTACAAATATATGTTCAATCCAATCCAAACGTCTTTTATTACAATACACCTGAAGCCTATTCGAGCCCTGAGGCCCAATGCCTAATTCATGATGGATATCATGGCTATGCAACAAAGATGCAAAACAATGATATAGAGGATATCGGATTAGCAGATATTTCTGGACTTGTCAAAGTCGCCAAGTCGGGGGGAAGAAAAACGCGTAGATTAAGAAAACGTAGAATTAGGTCCTACGTCCGCGTCTAGACCTATTCTTTCTATTTCTCCTATTATTCCTAGACCTTCTGGATTTCCTACCGCCCCTATAATATGTTTTATTTGACGCAGGGTTTGAGAAACTGCGCTCCATTACCAAAGTTTTAGGGGTCGGAGGGGCTGTACTAGGCTCTTTAACATTTGTTATATTACGCAAAGTACTACCGCTCGCACTAAGCTCTGGAACCATTGATGGAGTTTCCCAAGCACTCCATGCACTCTTATTCTTCTTATAATTATATTCTTCAGGTGCTCCGTAAACGATATTTTTTGGAGCTGCTGATGGTTCGTATTTACTTAATTTTTCTCTGCAAGTATTTCTTTCGCTTCTATACCTATCTCTGTAGCTTGCACAAATACCTGTTTGTTTTATTGCTTCATTAGCTTCATCTCTAAAGCGTTCAACTGCACCTCTAGCTAAACGCAGCGAATGCAAGTGGTCTTTTTTAAGCAACTCCTCAATCTTTTCGCATTGACTCATTCTAATTATTGTAATATTTAATTCCTCCTAGACTTGTTCTTAGTCCTCTTAGAATTTCTAGACCTTCTGGATTTCCTACCGCCCCTATAATATGTTTTATTTGACGCCGGGTTTGAGAAACTGCGCTCCATTACCAAAGTTTGAGGGGTCTGGGTTGGATCGGCAAGCTGCACTCTTGTCGCGCTTCCTCGAGTATTCCAGGCATGCTGAGCATTCTTCATCAAATTATATGGTTGAGGTGCCTTGGCAGCTGGTGTTTGATTTGATAATCGGCAATTATCATAGTTAGCTTTATTTACTGCACTCTCCATTTGAAAGTTATCCCTTTCACGTTTATATTTTTCTCTCTCTTCTGTTACTTGAGTCAGCTGCTGTTTAACAGTCGCTAGCATTCTGTCACTATTAGCCGTTGTACTCTTAGTACTAGCCAACCCCCTTTCATATTCTTCTAATTTACTTCTATATGTATCTCTTTCTCCTACTAGTTTACTTATCTCAGTTTTATATGATTCCTCGACTGGTTTCAGCACAGTATTCTGATATTGGTCTAGTGTGGTTCTAAGCTGGTCTCTTTCTCTTTGATATCTATCTCTTTGCGCTATAAATTCTTCCGTTTGTCTTTGTGTTTGATTGATACCTTGTTGAATTTGTGTGACAGTTTGGCTAGTTTGTTTTGCGATTCTGTCATTTTCTTCTAATTTACTTCTATATTGATCTCTTTGCATTTTATATTCTTCAATTTTTCTGTCTTTTTCATTCATACCTTGTTGAAGTTGTGTGATAGTTTGTACACTCCATTTTTCATTTTCTTCCTTTTTACTTCTACAACTATCTCTTTCACTTCTATATCTATCTCTGTCTGCAGTTATTTGTTCGATCATTTTTCCAGTATTAGCTATCATCCTTCTAGTATTATTCCAGCCTCCACTCATTCTAATTATTGCAATATTTAATTTCTCCTGTATTTGTTCCTGTTATTCCTAGATTTCTTTCTCTTACCACCACTTTGGTAAGTTGTTTCAAGGGCTTCTACCGCATCATACAAAGTAGGTGCTTGACTGTCAGGAACATTCAAATCTTCTTCTAAATATTTCGTAATAGGCTTACCTACTGCTTTGGCGCTTGTTTCAATCGAATCTAAGGCCTCATTAACTTTTATAGGTGAAATGTTACCTGAAATGTTAGATGAGCCGGGGTTATCTAAACATTTTGCCGCATCTATTATTCTTGGATTATAATTATGACTCATTCTTAATTCTACGGTTAAATACTCACTCATAGACATATTTTTTTTAGCTGCATCTTCTTTTAATTTCTTTAAAATAGATTCTCCAAGCTCGTATGTTTCAGCAAGTATTTTACGCTCTCTATCTTTAATTATTGCAGCGTGTAATTTATCAAGATGAGAAGCAGTATTAATATTTAACCTTTCATTAGGGGCTAATGCTGGTGATTTAGGTAAAGTAAGATAGTCTTTCATATACAATAACATAGATGTCTCGTTCCCTTTTATATATTCGGCATAGTCTTGAGGGGTTCTATCAAATAAAAAATCAACATGTGTTTTAGAAAGTCCCCAAAATTTCAATTTAGATTGGACACTCTTGATAGGAATTGTATTTTTCTTAGAAAATAATATAAAATGCATATAATTAAGAATTCCACTTAAACTTTCTGTTAGCTTTGCTCCTTCTTTCCTTATTTCAGTACTAAACCTATTATTAGGCATAGATGCAAGCGTTGTAACCGCCGCACCACCAGCACCAGCAGATAATGTTAGTCCAAGTACGACTGCATTAGTGAGAGCAGTTGGAGCTACAACCGCAAATATACCAGTACTAGTCGTTAAAGCAATACCAATTGGAGAAGCTAATATTCCAAAGCCAATTCCTGCTGTAGCTGCAACAAATATCAATCCCTGAAATATTAAATCTACAATAATCTTTTTATCAAATAATATTTCTAATACTTCTGGATTCTTTACTTTGCCACTTGAAGTATCAATAAAAAACTTGGAGGTCTTTTGAATAACTAATTGATAATAAATAACAAGCATAATAAACATTGCAATTAATTCGTTATATAAAAAAATCGCATCTTCTTCAGTGCATTCTGGATTCTCTAATAATTCTCTGTATTCCAATAAATTCAATGCTTCTGCATTGTTAGTGCTTTTCACTGCAATGGAATTTTCTATTTTTGTTATAATACGCCATAGGAAATTTTGTTCAAATGTCTTTGCACGAATATTATTGATACTGTTGGTATTCTTTTGAGCAGAAACAAACCCTGTCTTTTGAATTCCATTCCTCTGATTCAATGATAATTCAGGCACTCTATTATTTTTTCTAGTAAACCAAGATGTAGATCCTCTTGGAAAAAATGATTTTTTAGTTGTATTTTGTTTCACTATACCTCCACTAGCATTAGACCCGAATCCCCCGTAATTTGGCTTAGTGGCTACAGTATTTGATCCGAACCCGCCATAATTTGGCTTAGTGGCTAGAGTACTAGGCGCCGTACTAGTCTTTTTACCAAATAAACCACCAAATAAGCTCATCTAGTTTTACATATTAAATTATTCACGCATTATCAGACACTTATTAAAAAAGGATTATAATAATCTTTTTTTAAGAAATATGATAGCTGGTACTTTTTACGCATTATCTCCTGCGTGTGTTACGATTCGCCTTTCTGGCCTTCCTGCCCTTTCTACTCCTTTTACCTCCACTACCAGTTTTTGCCGTTACATACATTCCAGATCTTGGCGCTGTCATTTGTTTGTATTTTTCCATCTTTTTATCGTACTCTTCTTTACGCTTTTTAATTTCATCTGGATCTCTTGCTTCTTGTTTTAATTTTTCATAATATGGTTCATATAAATCCTTTTTGCATTTATCATTATAGTATCCGCATTTAATTGGAACACCTTTTTTTGAAGGGTCCATACCATATAATTTTTCAATAGTTAATTTTCCTCTCGCTGTAAATTCTACTTCATTATTTGTTAATGGAATAGACGTATTATCTAAAATTTGTCTAATAATATAATCTTTATTCTCTTTATATTCTTGTTCATCTCGTATCTCATTATTACGTTGTGCCTTTGTTTTCCTACCTGCAGCTTCATCTTGTAACTCATCATACAAAGTTTGGAATTTATTTGTCCAGCAATCCTTACCAGCACCAGGATATGAACATCCTCCGAGTCCTCTACTTCTATCTAAATCATAAAGGTTTTGAATATCAGGCCTCAATGGAATAGTTTCACCAGCTTTAATTCTAGCAATAATAGTTGCTTTCATAGAGTTATATACACACTGATCTCGCAACTGAGGATGTAAGGAATTGCATGAACTGTTAGCAGGCTTATTCTGACGTACAGGCACAGGCTGAGGAATATTTACTTTAACTGGTGCAGTTACCACTGGGTCACGGCGTATACTGTTAGGCCCACCAGATACTATATTCGTTTTAACAACATTTGCTACGGGTGCAGTACTCATAGCATTAGTAGGGCGTTCATACTGTGATTTTGTATAATAACGTCTACCCGTTGTTTTAGAAATTTTTGTCTTCCATCCTTTGGGTAAAGGACCCTTCTCATTATAATCTTTTGAATTACTCATTCTAATAGTTGTTTATATTTAAAAAAGAGTTAAAATAACCATTTTTTAAAGATCTGCCGGTATCATTATTTTACGCATTATCTCCTACGCGTGTTACGATTAAGCTTTCTACCTTTTCTGGTCTTAGGAGTCTTTCTAGTTCTGGTTCTCCTTCTCCTTTTACCTCCTGTAAGAACTTCATTTTGTCTTATTTCTTCTGCTTCTACTTTTAATGCTCTATCTTCCTTGAATATTCTTTCAACAAACGGTTTTATCTTTTCTTTAATAAGTTTATTTTTTTCTTTAACTTTCTCTGCTTCTATTCGCATTTTTTCAATATATTTATCTTTAAATTCTTGAGTCCATACTGCATTTTTATTTGTAGTAAGGTTATGTCCGTATGGTTTTAATAATATAGGAGTAAGTTTATGATCATCATTATCATTATTATCATCTTCATAATCGGGTTCATCTAATGTACTTTCATATCCCTCTTGCCATGGATATATACTTTCAACATCAACATCATCATTCCTATAATGTCTATACGAAAAATACCCCCCATATATATTTATCTCATTTGGTTGCAGTGTAAGTTCGTAATCTTTAATATGAATCAATGTCTCTATCGTTTCCAATGATATCATATTAGGTTCATTCCATCCTTGATGGTTTATCATATAAATTAATATATTTTTAAACTCTGTAGAAACTGTATTATCTCCGATTTTCTGAAAGCCAATCCCTAATTTTTTTATATTTTTTATAAAAAGATTTTTTTCGTGTATTAGTGAGCCTTTTATAATATTATATGATTTTTTACCTTCTTGTTTAGTTATATTGTATATTTCTGAAATAAGACTTTTTATTTGTTTATTTAGTGTTTCTTTATTATTTTGAGAATTACCCTGATTAACTTCTCCATTAAGACCATTTAATGCACCAGCCAAATATGGGTGAAATTGTAGTTCTTTTTTTATATATTCAATATATGGTTTACCTAATCTATTTATATTTGTTTGAATATCGTCTATTGTATAATCAGCATCTAAAATCTCTTTTGACATATTATGAGATATATAATAGTATAATCGGTCTTCAATTATGTCTTTACACTTTTCTGGAGACCTTGATATATCACAAGTTGAATATAATTCTTTTTTAAATTCAGGATTTTCTTCAAGTAAATTAGTAATTTCACTTTCTAATTTTGGTATATCATATAAAAGTCTCTTTTTATTATCAATTGTAAATTTAAGCTCATCATCTTTTATGGATTTGTTAATAGCAATATCAAACTTTTCGTCTTCTTGTTGATTTATTTCAGCCTGTTTCTTCTTTTCTTCTTTTTTCTGTGCTTCTCTTTCTTCTATTTCTTTTTTCGCTTTTAGTTCATCCTCACTATAAATATATGTACCATTTGCAATGGCTTTTCTTTTATTTTCCCGTGCTTTTTCTCTTTGTATTGCCCTTTCTTCAATACATGCTACTTGATCATCAGGAGGTAAAGAGCTACACGTACCCCCAGTAGGCGTTATTACTTGAGGCTTATTCTGACGTACAGGCTGAGGAAGATTTACTCTGACTGGCGCGTTTATAGCTTTTACATTAACTTTTACACCATTAATTGTATTAGCAGTCTGTTTAACTGCATTTACTGCTTCTGGACTAGTAATAGCCTTACTTTGTTTCCATTTTAAACATGCTTCTTGAGCATCAGGGGGTAAAGAGCTACATGTACCCCCAGTAGGCGTTATTACTTGAGGCTTATTCTCAAGTACAGGCCGAGGAAGATTTACTCTGACTGGTTCATTCAAAACCTTTGGAATTACTTTGACCCCATTAATTGCATTATTTTTTTTCTTAGTTGTATTAACCGCTGGTGGACTATTTATAGGGTCTGAAGGAACCTCATATTGCCATTTTGCAGTTGTAGTATTTACATAATAGGGTTTACCTGTTTTCTTAAAATAAAGTTTAATCCACCCCTTGGGTAAGGGGGTATTTTTATTAGCATTCATTCTAATACTTTTTTAGAAAAAAAGTATGTCAAAAAAGCACTTTTTTAGAAAAAAAATATCACTCCCTGACCTTCTCACAGAGCTTGCACAGAACCAGCAAGTACTGCCAAATTACATCCTTATTCGACTGAGTCATTGTAGGCCAGTACTTGTCGAAAATCATCATAGCCGGCATCATCTCATTATACTTGTTTGACAGAACAGACTTGGCCAAGTCTCGAATCTCAACCTCCTTCTTATTTACAATCAAGTCATTCGCGGGAAGGTAAATATTCTCATAGAAAACGTCTAGCATTAGACGCGGATTGGACCTCTTACCCGCCTGAACCGCCTCTAGAGCCATTGCAATCCCCTTCTCCTCCGGGAATGATGTTGCAAGCTCCTCGAAGAAGCGAATTAGTTGATTACAAAAGGCACCCAGTAGTGACATCTCTGGTATTAGATATGTCAGCACTGTTTAAGCGCACTTTTTCATGGCTTCGCCTGTAAAAGTGCCCAAAAAAGAGTTTTTATCTCCTAGACTTTTTAGTTTTAGCCTTCCCCTTACAAGGGCCCCACTTTTTCTTAGTGAAACATAATTGCGGAGCATTCTTAGCCGGCTTCCAGCCCTTCAGATATTTCTTGTACATGGGATTCTCAAGACTATTCACATTTACCGCAACAATGTAATAGCCCTTGCTATCCTTGTAGATTGATGAACCATCCTTGTAGGTACCAAACTCTTTGTTACCTACCAGTTTCATGAGTGTCTTTATTATAGGACTTTTTTTAAAAATATACAAGTAGAGATAGGTAAAAAATTGATTAAAATGGTAAGACTAAAAATAAGTATAATAATGGACTTTGACTTTAATGAGACCGTCAAGCTCAGTCGGGTATATCAAGATACCAGAAATACTTCTCCATATTGGCGTCAGAGAAATCGCATTGTGCATCCACTAACTGAACGTCAGTTTGGGAATAGATTTAGAGTGGGAGATAGAGTTACAATGCGACTCCTTAATCCTAACAATAAAATATATATAGACGGTACGATTAGACACATTCTCTCGTATAACACCGCTCAGGCGTGGATGGGTTCGTATAATATTGATAATACCTTTGCGGGTGCTCCATTCACCCGTGTCCTTGTTATTGTGCCTTAGACCTCTGAAGATTAAAAATGGGCACTGGTCTAAGATCAGATCGGTGCAGCACGCCTCTGTGGCATTCCAGCATCCCTATTTTGCTTGTAAGAATCCATCTGCTTATCAAACAGCTCCTCCTTCTTAGACTTAGACCTACCAGCCTGCTGACTCATTCCACCACTTCCAATTCCCTGCGTCGTTCTGTCACCTGGGGCCGCATTACCATTCAAGAATCCGAAATCGAAATTCTTAGAGCTGCTACTCTCCACATTCGCTCCAGATCCGTCAACTAAATTACCATAAGACTCACTGAGCTTACCTCCCATCTCAGATATATTCCAGGCTTCAGGCTCCATAGATGCTGCACTAGCAGTAGCACCCTTCATCGCATTGATTGGAGCAGATCGTGTCTCTTTCATCTTGCGCTCATAGAGCCAATTAGTCACTTCACTACCTACCTTCACTGGCTCCTCTGCACCCTTAATCAAAAGTGTCGGGACCTGTTTTAGCCAATTGGGTAACTGCGCTCTAGGTGTAGTGTCTATGCAGACAAAATGGAATTCACCCTTATAAGGAGTGGTAGACAACTCTTTTAAAAACGCTTCAGACCATTCACATTTGTTGCTATAGTAACAAGTGTGGGGTGGTTGACTCTGCCGTAGGGCCATTCTACAAATTCTCTTTAATAAGCCGCCGCCTTTAAAACGCATTTTATCTTCTCCTCTTGGACCTATTGGATCTTTTCCTACCGTAATATCTATTACTTCTAGTACGATTACGTCTATTACGTCTACCACCCATCTGTGTGCTAGAGTTCATAGAACTACTAGAATTAACTGCATTTTTCTTTCCAGTCACCATACCGCTTAAGGAGTTCCAAGCACTAGTAACAGACTCCATCTACACTTAAGAATATATTAGTATTTATTTTAAATTAGTGGTATAAAAAATGAATTCATTAACCATGCTAGAATTAGTATAGCATGGCATCCTTTCAAGATATTCAAAGTGTGTCTGAGAAGAAGCTCCAGTTTACTCTCGAGCCAACTTCTTATCCCTACGCAAATACTCTTCGCCGAGCAATGATGACTCTGGTTCCCATGGTGGCATTTCGCTCTGACCCTGCCGGCCAAGTTCTTGAGAACTCGGATATCAAGGTTGGGCAGAATGACAGTAATACGCAGCCGAATGAGCTCCTAGCCCACCGGATCAGCCTGATCCCAATTCACAATGCAGATGCACTTAAGTGGGATCCTGACCGCTACGTCTTCAAGATTGATCTGACTAACGAGAGACCCGATCCCCGGGATGTCATGGCAGCAGATATCCAGGTCTTTGAGAGGCGGAAGGCTGCTGATCTGTCGGAGATTCTGGTTGAGATCCCTGGTCGTGAGTTCTTCAAGGTGAATACTCTGACGCGTGATACGTGCCTCATTACCACTCTGCCAGGTAAGAGGCAGCCCTCAGTCACACCGACCTTGAAGGTCGAGATGCGAGCAACCGTGGGTACAGGCCGTGAGCACGCGAGATTCATCCCCACTTCCCAGGCATCTTATGGATATACCCTTGATACCAGTACTGAGCGTCGTAATGAATATTTTGAGAAGTGGCTGGTCCGTCACAAGAATGTGCAACCCGAGTCACTGAAGCAGGATGAGACTAGGCGTGGTGAGCTAGATCGCGAATTCAAGACCATGGAGATTCAGCGGGTCTTCAGGGTGGATGAGAAGGGTGAGCCCAACAGCTTCGATTTCCAGCTTGAGTCCATTGGGACTATGGCGCCTAGGGCGATTGTTGAGCGGGCTTTGATTGGCCTAATTGACATGTGCAATCAGTTTATTGGCCTCGATTCTGGTGATCTGCCTAGCACAATTAATGCGGTCCCATCTGACGCTTTGATGACTGGATTTGACTTTGTGATACAGGGTCAGGATCATACGTTTGGTAATATGATCCAGACGTGGCTCGTTGATAATCATGTGGAGGGTGAGGCTTTGCCTAGACTCACCTTCGCAGGTTACAAGATCCCACACCCTCTGAAGGATGAGATGCTCTTGCGTGTTGGTGTGGAGGATGGAAATGAGTTGACGGTGAGGGCAGCCATTGCGGAGGCTGCCAAGGGGTGCAGGGCCATGTTCGAGGAGTGGCTGCGTCAGTGGACGGGGGGTACTAGGAGTGCTGGCGCTACTAGCGCAGCAGCACCTGCTACGGCAGCAGCAGGTAAGAAGTCAATTAAGCTGAAGAGGACTACTGTTGATCCAACAACAAGCGCAGCTACAGCCACAGGCACCGGGAAATAATATCACCTATAAATAAATGAAGGGATATCAAAACTTTTTCTTATTCATACGATTAATGGTTATTTTGCAAGTAGTTCTCATTATATTTAAAAAACAGACCAAGAGTTCTGATGTCTATATCGTCTTAGAAGCCGTCTCCAAAATCACAGTAGGTGCATTCTTGTACATATTTTTCTTATTAAATCCTATTGACGGTCTTGAATATGGGGATATTCTGATCTTACAATTTGCAGGAATCTTAATCATGGTTGATGTTAATTACGGAGAACTGATTGGTGTTCTACGCAAGTATCTCCCTTTTATCCCTAAAATTCCTTTTGTAGAGTCTAAATAGAGAAATGGCGAAAAAATATAAAACACGTAAGCATCGTAAGCAGCGTAAACAGCGTAAGCAGCGTAAAACACGCAAGTACTCGCTACAAAAAGGCGGTTTCCGTGATATCTGTAATTATAGTAATCAACAACACGGTGAAGACTGTAGACAGCCAATAGTATGGACAGATGAAGATGGTACTCAGCATATGGTTGATATTAGTGAATTACCGCCTGCTCATTATGCAAATTTTGAATATGAGAAGGAATATATTTGGGTTATTATTGTAGGTGATCCTTGGACTATTATATATGCAGATCCCAATCCCGGTGATTTAGAACCTGACGATGATAATTATTTTTCACCAGATGGATCTGCAACAGATTTTATTAAACACAGTCAACTTGCAAGAGGTAAAAATGTCTATTGTGCAGGCACATTTACTCGTGTAAATGCTAGAACTTTAGAGATTACAAATCTGAGTGGTCATTATAAACCTGATTATGAATGTTTAGAAGATGGCCAGAATAATGAAAATGAAAATGAATACGAGAATGAAAATGAATACGAGAATGAGAATGGTAATGCAAATAATGGAGATCCTAGTGATGCAGTTACTGTGTTTGAATATTATGGTTATGATGTAGTAGCGAGTGGTTAATTTATACTTAGTAGTACGACTTTAGCACTGTAACATATCCTACCCACTTCTGCCACGGCATCAAAGTAATTCCAGAAAGTTTAATGGCGGTCTCAATGAAGGGTTTCAAGGCACGAAGTGCACCTGGAATAGAGACTGAATTATAGGTTGTCCCTAAAAGCGCCTTATCAAACGACGGCTTCCCGTTCCGTGCATTTACAGATTCATGAAAATCATAGACCCAGTCAATTAGCCACGGGCCCAGATCAATATAATCGATAGTTTTTATGATGGCCACAGGGTGAGCAGCAATCCATTCTTCTGCGTGGGCCCTACACATGGAGCAGGGGATCATCTTGGGTAGAATTGTCAGAATATTGATCCACTGTCTCCGTTCATCGTCATACATGGATGGAAAAAGTGCTTTACCGCCTTTCTGAGCGAGTGTATGTAAGATTGTCCAGAGAACTGGCCCCCAGTGGTCAGATTCTGGATAATCAGGTTGAGGTTGTTTACAAGCACAAGGCATCTTCCTAAAGTTTAGGATGATGTATTGTTATTTAACCGGGACGCATTTTTCTAACGATTGTACTGTTCACAGAATGGCTTGTCATGATCTTTCATGCACTGCTCATATTCGGTCGTCTTAGAATTTAATAGATTTGTGAACAAGTCAGTTATAATACGGTGTCCAATACTACTGCCTACACCAAATGCTAGTCCTTCCTTTACTGTTGCAGTCAAAGGCTTTGCTTGCAGCTGCGCTTGTGGCTGTGGCTGTGCTTGTGGCTGTAGCTGCGCTTGTGGCTGTAGCTGCGCTTGTGCTTGTACATCTTTTGTAGGAAGTTGTTTTGATGAGCGTGGCATTCTACTCTACTTACCTAATCAACTTCCTCAATTTTAGGCCCTGTTGCCTCTGGAGTAGCTTCTGGAGGAGCAGTCTCTGTAGCTTCGCTAGTTGCATACAGCTTCATGAAGAATGGTCGGAAGTCCTCCTCTGCCTTGGTCTTCTGAGCCTCATACTCAGACTTCTCAGCAGACTGATTCTCCTCCAGCCAGCTAATGTACCCCTTAGCCTTCTCCAGATGCTGATCGCACAGCTCAGCACCCAGCTTTGTCCTTGTGGCCTCATCCGTCAGAGAATTGCGCACATTGTACACATAGGACTCCAGGCCATTCTTTGCCTCTACTAGCTCCATGTGAGCCTTATCCGCTGCCTCGAACCCTGCAGCCTCAGATACCATCCTCTCGATCTCATCCTTGCTCAGGCGCCCCTTGTCATTCGTGATGGTGATCTTCTGAGACTTGCCAGTGGACTTCTCAGCCGCCGTCACATTCAGAATTCCATTTGCATCCACATCAAAGGACACCTCCACCTGTGGTACACCACGGGGCATAGGAGGAATACCGTCAAGCTGGAACTTGCCCAGAGAGCTATTGTCCTTCGTCATGGCGCGCTCACCCTCAAACACCTGGATGAGAACACCTGGCTGATTATCGGCGTAGGTGGAGAAGGTCTGAGTCTTCTTGCAGGGGATGGTCGTGTTGCGTGCGATAATCTTGGTCATCACACCCCCAGCCGTCTCCAGACCCATGGAGAGGGGCACCACATCCACCAGGAGGATATCAGAGGTACGATCAGTGGTGCCCTTGGGCGCAGTCAGAATATGAGCCTGCACGGCTGCACCGAAGGCAACGGCCTCATCAGGATTCACAGAGTCATTGAGCTTCTTACCATTGAAATAGCTGGTCAGCATCTCACGGATCTTGGGGATCCTAGAAGAGCCGCCCACCATCACAATCTCGTGGATCTGATCCTTACTCATCTTGGCATCCTTGAGCAGATTATCCAGAGGCCCAATGCAGCGCCTGAAGAAGGGCTCACACAGACTCTCAAACTTAGCGCGTGTCAGAGTCGTCTGGAAGTCGAGGCCCTCTGCGAGGCTGTCGGCCTCAATCTGCGCCTGGGTTGCACTGGACAGAGTCCTCTTGGCCCGCTCACAAGATGTACGCAGGCGCCTCAGAGCCTTTGCGTTACCGGTCAGATCAATCTTAGTCTTCTTCTTAAATTCGCTACAGCACCAGTCTACCATAGCATTGTCAAAGTCCTCTCCGCCTAGATGTGTGTCACCTGCCGTGGCCTTGACCTCAAATACGCCGTCATCCAGAGTGAGAATAGAAAGATCGTGAGTACCACCGCCGCAGTCAAATATAAGCACATTCTGCTCACCATTGGCCTTCTTATCGAGACCATAGGCCAGAGCAGCTGCAGTGGGCTCATTAATAATACGAAGCACATTCAGTCCTGCAATTGCACCGGCGTCCTTGGTTGCCTGACGCTGGGAGTCATTGAAATACGCAGGGACTGTGATTACCGCATCAGTTACCTTGGACCCGAGATAGGCCTCGGCGGTCGCCTTCATCTTTTGTAAAACGGCCGCGGAGATCTCCTCAGCGCTGAATGTCTTGGTCTCGCCATTGACAGTCGCCTCAATGAGGGGCTTGTCGGCAGTCCCAGGCTTAACCTTGAAGGGCCAGTGGGCCATGTCGGCCTTCACGGACGCATCACCGAACTTGCGGCCGATGAGACGCTTAGCATCAAAGATGGTGTTGGCTGGGTTCGCGGCAGCCTGGGACTTGGCCGCATCACCGATGAGACGCTCCTCAGTAGTAAAGGCGACGTAGGAGGGCGTAGTGCGATTACCCTGGTCATTTGCGATAATTTCAACACGGTCATTTTGCCAGACACCGACGCAGGAGTATGTTGTTCCAAGATCAATCCCGATAGCAGGCATTATACATTGTAAAGGTGAGCAAGTTTTAAGTATATATAAAAAAATTGAAGTACTTTTTAGCAGGCAAAGCCACGTTGCGTGAAGCGCAATAAAAAAGTACAATTAATTCTTACGAGATCTCTTCTTCTTTTTATTCTTTTTATTCTTCTTAGTCCTTCGTCTACCACCCTGCCCTAGAGTCATTCCACCCATTGCGGCAGAAAGACCAGACATATTAGATGATCCCTGTGCACCAGGTGGTTTGAAATATCCTGTAAAATTCGGACTGCCTGGACCAGATGGTCCTCTTGCACCGGGCCTTCTATTGTAGTTCTCAGCAGCGTGCGTAGTCCCTTGACCTACAGTTGAACTGAATCCAACCTTTGCACCTTGAGCTTGACCTTGCGCCTGACCGCCCTGAGCTTGACCTTGACCTTGCGCTGACATTCTATTTTGCTCTTTTATAAAAAGAGCCCAAAACAGAAAGCAACTTTTTTGCGCACTTTTACAGGCGAAGCCATGAAAAAGTGCAGAGACACGTAAACATATACGTGATTAATTATCTATTATAAACATGTCCCAAATCGATACTTTTATCTGGGTGGGGTCGTGTTCAGACGCATGTAATACAGATTTCATGTATCAACGCGGTATTGAGCATATTATCTGTTGCGCCGAGGAATATAAATACCCACCGGGATTTCTTATCCTTCAAAATAAGACTGATCAGTGGTACCGAGTTCCTATCAACGACAATGTCGCCGATAAACTGACTGAAGGCTACTTCAAGGATGCTGCAGCCAAGTTGAATGAATGGGTCTCAAATGAAATGGAAGTCCTCGTGCACTGTCGCGAGGGTAAGAGCCGATCAGTCTCCGTAGTAATGGCCTACTATATGATATATAAGGGCTGGTCCTTTGATATGGCTTACTGGCATCTCAAGACTAGAAGGGCAGTAACAAATCCCTGGTATCAATATATACCAATTCTGAGAGCAATTGGGGCTAAAGAGCCCTATGTTTTGTTAGACAGATGAGTGATAAAGATCAAACCAAAAAACCAGGAATAAGTTTCATCCTCCGCGCCAGAAATGAGGAAGCATATCTGGCACAGAGTCTTGCTAGTTTATCAGGGCTGACTATAACCCACGAGATCGTTGTTATCCTGCACAAGTGCACAGATAAGTCTATGGCAATTGCACTAGAAGCACAGGCAAGAGGTCAACCAATCCGTATTTATGATACTGATATAAATCTATCAAAAGCAGGCTATGAGAATCTAGCAACCCCTGTAAACTACACTGAGTCCCTAGCATCTTTTTATTCCAAATGTTTCTCTCTCGGTCAGTACAATTGGCTCTTCAAATGGGATGCAGATTTCGTGGCATCTCCAGAACTCATCGAATTTTTTAATACTGAACTTGCCCTAGACAAGGTAGAACCCGTCAGATATCTGATCCCCTGTCAGATGTCTGAGACCGTAGTCAATAAGGAGACCTACTTGTTTAATTGTCTAGCTGGATACAAAAAGTATATTTTCTGGGAAGTCCCTGCTTTTTCTGGTGGATCTGAGATCAAAGAAATTGGCGCACGGATTTTCACGATACCTCACACTGTCTTGAAAGAGTATTGGAAGGAGCCCCCGTGGTTTATAGGCAAGGATCCCATGCTGGAACAAAGGTACAAAAAAATAGTTGAGCTCTGTGGACCAGAGCCTATAGGCGCATCACGCGCCCAGTGTAAGGATTGCGAAGGTCCTTATTTTAATGTGCTAGCATCGAAAGAGAAGTTGGAAGGTCTAGGAATTATTTTGATTGAATGAATCTAATCGCTGCAAGTTTGCTCCTGGCTGCACTCGTCCCTGAACTCGGGTACCTCGCTTGTCACCTCTGCTGCCTGTATGTTTACAGCAGGCTCCTTTGAGAAGCGGATAAAGTTTGGCACCCCATAGGGACCCTTCAGGCTCTCACAGACCCACTCAATTGTCTCTGAGATACGCAGGGTCTTGCTCTGAGGCCTGAGGCTCTCGAGGTAGAATTTATGCAGACCAAAGACCATGGGCTGTACTGCCTTGGGCAGCTCCTTGAATGTCACTGCATGCTCCTTGTGGCACCTGCAATACCAGTTGTATAGGGACTTGGTTGCAGTGCGATACTCATTCTCGTAGCCCTGGAATGCATCACTGTCCTCAGGATAGACGCGAAGATACTCCTGCACCTTCTTGTTTGCACGAAGACGCAGGAAGCGGCCGAAGGGATTGGACTCTGTGCCTCGCAGCTCACGGCGCACACGGTCGTGGTCGGCATTGCGGAAACGCCACCTCTGCAGGCCCGTGTGGACAACCAGACCCTGCCAGTACCAGGGCTTGGAAGACTTGATCTCGTCAAACTTGGCCTTCAGCTCGGCCCAGTCAGCTGGCTTGAAGGTGAGGCTGTAGGTCTTGGGGCGCCAGGCCACAGGCAGATCCTCAGTGTAGAAGTCAACAGAGCCATCGGTCTTAACTACACCGCGATAAATAGCCCAGAAATTGGCGTGCTCAACGGAGCGGACAACACGGTGCTCAGGGTGAGCCAGAACCAGACTCATGAACGTACTGGTAACACCCTCCATCTTGTTGGGATCACCCATGACAGCCTCAATGTCGTCGAGGCAGACCTTCTTGGACTCCATGGCCTCCTCAAACAGGTAACGGAAGGTATTCTTGCTGTAGAACATTCCATCGGCGTCGAGCCTGGACCTGGTGCTCACATGAGTCTCAGTGTCACCCTTGACGCGGAAGATATTGATCATGACACCCTCCACGAAGTCCTCAACACGGAGGGACTGACTACCAGAACCATCGCCCAAAGGCACCTTCTGGTCGCGACGGGCTGCAAAGGGTGATACGCAGCAGGGGCGATTCGCCTCAGTATCCCAGACCACTGAGCGGCAGAGCTGGGCTGCCTCAGAGACTGCATCCTCGGCAATGGCTGCCTCTGCTGCAGCAGCTGCTGTACCAGTACCACCAGTAGCAGTATCCCTCCCACTCTTCAGGATGACATATGGAGACTCAAACTCCAGAATCTCCACTGTAGGCTCTGAAGCCTGCAGCCAGGCCTTCAGATCCGCCCAGCTCTCGTACTTGGAAGACCAGGATGCAAAGGTGGAAAGAGTAGACATCTTGGTGGACATGATGTGAATACTGGGTTTTATGAGTGAATCACATTCAATTTTATACTTTTTAGAAAAAAGTATGTCAAAAAGTTGCTGCCCTTTTGCGCACTTTACAGGTGAAGCCATTAAAACTACTACGCTTTTTTGTTTCTCCTTGTTCGTCTCCTTCGTCCCCCATCGGTTTTCATTTTCATATTCATAATCATTGGACACGATAACGGATTTGATTCTGAATCAAAGCACTGTTCAATCTGATCAATATTTATTTTATACTGTTCACCTCTATCATTTTTTACATAATATGTATCACCATTTCTTTTCTGAATTTCCACCTTCTCTTTATTATCTAGTAAGACTATAGTCTTTATAATATTATAATCTCCAGATTTGGTATAATACCCTGTTTCAGTATTTATATCAAATCCAGCCGAATGAAATATATGTATTCTTATTTTCTGATTTAATCCCTCCTCCTTAGTACTATTAGATGCATCTAATGTAAAATTGGTATAGCCCTTTTTCAAATAATATTTCTTTAAAAATTTAAGCGATTCCTTAAATAAACCTTTTCCGCGGTGTGATTTATTTACACAGACATCATGTATATATACATTCTTATGTTTAACAAATAAATCTAATAATAAAAAATATACTGGTACAGTACCTTCAAATAAATATAGTATGTCCGTATTTTTGGCCATATCTCTTACTTCAACCAGACTGTATTTACCTGCTTGACAATCACTATTCATTACTTTGTTAAAGCTATTAAGAATATCGTCGGAAACATCTTTAATATTATGTATCTCCATTATCTATTAGTCAACAGATTTTCTTACACATAATCCATCCATGAATATCATGCCGCTTTTGATCCAAGACAACTAATTTATGATCTTTCACTGCAGCATTAATGGCAGAGATAATACCAACCATCCATTCTACAATATCGTCCACACAAATCCATGTATCAGGTCTTGCAAGCTGTAGAGCATACGTTAAATCAGACGCTGGTACTGGAGCATCATGCCCCCCATCAATAAAAATGAGATCCGGTGAAAATGAAGGAAACATTTGCAGAAGTTGTGGAAAAGTCATCATGCTATTTCCAATAAATAGCATATGCCGATCAGGGAATTCCTTATCAATCCACCGCTTTGCTCTTAGAACATAATCGTGTTCTCCAAGATCGATAGATACGACTTTAATATCAGGTCTCACTGATAAAAATGCAGCGGAAGATAGGCCCCCATTGAATCCGATTTCTAGGACGGTCTTAACATTCGTATGTTTTTCTAAAAACTCTCTGAAATAATCGATTTGTACCCTACTACACGAGCCTTCGGTTGGTTTAATATCAGAATTTGACCAAGATGCCAAAAACTCGTCTGGTAACATTATGGTATTTCATACAAGAACAATCTTTAGATCTCTAGCTACCTTTTTCAGCATAATTATCATCATGCGCAAACTGTCATCTTCATCATCACCTCCCTGACCCCGTTCAGGAGGTGGAACCTTATTCTGCCAGAGTTCATTGCACTTCCCAACCCTGTGTCCAGTCTCTCCGCAAATAGTACAAGGATATACGTCAAACATTGGTGTATGTCATTGTATACATCTAATATAGCTCAATTTTACACTGCGCTTTTTACAAAAAAGCGCGCAAAAACATATGTCAAAAAATTCTTAGACTTTTAAGAAATAATCTGCGCATAAAATAGCATGGAAGCTCTTAGACAAAGAAAACGAGTTGATCCGGCAAAATTAACAGGTCCAAATCACCCTACTACCGCATTTGTTGTCATGGGTCATGGGTTTGAAGGAACTACAAACAAACAAGTTGTACCAGAAGGCTGTATTTTAGTTGTTCAAGTACATTCTGGTGAAATAAATTACTCACAAAAGGACTCAAAAATAGTTATTTATAATGATCCAGAAAAAGATAAATACTTAGATCCAATTGCAAATTATAAATATATTCTTGATAAAATTAATTCAGTCCGCGGATATTATACACCTTTTGCAATATTTCTAGAAGGTGATGAATATCCTGAATTTTATTACCTTCTATTAAGTTCTTGGGATCAGACTGATTCATTCATGTTAAGAGAATCTGGCGTAGCTCAATACCCTTTTGTTGAAGGACCCGGATTTCAAAAAACAGTTCAAAAAGGAATACCTGCAAAAGAAACATTTTTAAACTTATATAATAAATCTATATATCCACCTCGTGCTGAATTAGAACAAGCAATAGATACAATAACAGAACCTAAAACATTAGAAAATATAATTTCCTCTCCTCAAACAAAAGAAAAACTAGAAATAAAACAATCAGAATTATTTAAAAAATTAGGTAAAGGTGTATATTATAATCTAGTTTGTAGACAAACTAAAGATAGTTCTTCTGTTTTGAGACTAGATCAAAATGTCAACCGTTTTGTTATAAATAATAATATAAGATCTCTTGTTAATTCATCAGGGCATATAAGAAAAAATAGACCTGAAATATTACAGGAAATTGTAGAAGCAGAAGGTCAAAGACAAGGTTTAATTGGAAAGTTAAACAAAAATAGTGCAACAAATACTCCACCTGAAATGACTGTTGATGAAATACTTCACCGTATAGAGGTGTTGTCTAAAGTAGATTATACAACAAATATAGAAATGAATTATGCTGTAATTAAATACCTCAATAATAAATACTATCCTATATTAAAAGAATATTATTTAGATCAAATAAGTCAAACAAAAAATCCAGTTTTATTTAAAAAAATGGTACGGTTACTAGGACAAAATAAAGCAGAAGAAGAAATTGCAGCTGATATTAAAAAGTTTACAGATGCACTTGCTAAGTTAGAAAAATTCCAGCCTAAACCAGCTAAAGAGAGAGTTAAGAATGAAGAGCATGAATTGCTTTTACAAAAGCAAATGGCGGAACAAAGGGGCGCTCATGCAAGAGCCCTAAACAAGGCCGCTCAAAATGAAGCAGATTTTCAAATGGCAGCACTATATCAAGGTCTTAACCAGCCTGCAGTACCAGTTCAATTAGTTGAAAATAATAAAAATGGATTTAAACAAAGACAGGAACTTGCAGAAAGACAAGCTCAGGAAGCAGTAGGGAAATGGACACGAAAAACTACAGCTGGTGGTAAAAGGACTAGACGGATTAAGAAAAAATCTACAAAATTAAGAAGGCACAAAAAGTCCCCACATTTTTCTAGGTACCGCAAATTAGATGGCAGAAGTCAAGGGTCCGCCACAGGTAAATAAACCACCACAGGTAAATAAAGCAAAGGTAAATGAAGCAAATGTAAAATTAGAAGCTGAAGGCTTAGGTTCAGCTTCTAAAGAAGAAGATCCCGTCATTGAGCTCGGTGACCGAATCAGGCTGAGCGGTGGTCAATACGACGGCACAACTGGTCGTGTCATCTATCGTACCCATGAAAAGCTCCATCTTATGCCCGACGGTCTCACCCATTCCGCTCTAGAATTTAATCTTAATGAAGACGGCTTCGATGAGGAATCTGGAATAGAAGCAGTTTCAATCTTACAAAAGCGCAAGAAGGCAGCTCTCGTCGATATCTTGGATCTGGCCACCGGTCAACTTCTCGAGACATTTGATGAGGAAGGTAAACCTGCAGCGGTCTATAAGATTAAAAGTGTCAATTCAGATTTGGATGATCTAGTGGTTGAAGATGAAGACGGTGAACTAATGGATCTCAGATTCGGGTTTCGTGGAGTCAATGAGTCTATGCCATTCCGTGTAATTCGTGGCAGACAGGCACCTGAGAAACAAGAGCCTTCTGTTCCAAACGAGAATGATGAAGAAAAAGGCCTTGAAGCTTCTGAAGAGGAGGAGGAGGTGGAAGACTTCACCTTCCTAGATGATGAACTTGAAGAGATCCCGGCTGAAGAAGATGTACAGCAACTCATTGAAATCCCTACATCCGAGCGCACATACTCGAATGTCAGACAGAAAAGTGAGGCCTATGCTGATATCCTATCATTCAATACTGACGCCCTACAAAAGCTAGAATCCACACAAAAGAGGACCAGAATACTGACTGAACTGTTCTTCCAACTCCGTGCTGCCATTATGCGCACGAGTGAAGATGGAATTCCAAAGGGAGTGAAACCATCCAGCATCCAGACACTCTTTGATCTCCTAGAGACCAGGAATTTCGAACTGAGTCGTCCAGTGATAAACATCAATAAAGTCGTTTATTATGATGTCGATCCAGATACTAATCCCCAATCTGAATCTGTAGAAGGTCTGAGGCTACAGTATTTTGATAAGAAAATCATGGACGCAATCATGTATTTGGAATCATCCACTGATATGGAAGGTCAGAAATTCACACAGTTCTTAAATGGATATCTCAGCCGATTCGGGTCAACTTGGTACCCTAATGAAACTATAGGCGCCAAAGCCTTTCAGCGGGATGAGGAGGCATTTCGTCTGAAGGCGCCAGATTCTGAACCTGCCATACCTGGATATGCTGCGCCTCTGCCTAATAATAAAGAGGCTTACCTCAGTTCTGATATTATCAGCGAAGTCACCTTTTCTCTAGTTCGCGGCCTGAAAGCCCAGAGATCCAAGGGCAAACTCCTAGAAGTCGGTGAGGAAGCTGCGGTCCTAGCCTACGTAGTATTTCCTCTCGCCTACGCTGCGTCACTGAGTAATTTAAGACAGGAGTCACTCACTGCAGACATCGAGTCCAGTCTCAAGAATTCTATGACGATGCAGAATATCTTGAAACGTGTGGGTGAAATTACAGATATCCCTGCATCAGATCAGGCATTTCTGGTGAGCACGGAAGGTGGTACCCTGGGTAATATACCCCTCAGAGAATACATCAAGGCTTCTAATCTGAAGATGGAGGGTATAGGAGATATCTGGCCCCTACAGGTTCTGATGGGTATGCGTGACAAGGAGTGGACCATTGATCAGCATGCGGCTATTCAAGAACATATCACCCAGACCCAGGAACAGATCTTGGATTTCATTCTCAGACAGAGAGAGGCTCTCGCCGCCCAAGCTGCCCAGCCTCCTGCGGTCCAGGGTATTCAGATGACGCCTGATGGCCCCACCATGATCCAGAAACTCGCTGACGAACCCATCTTGAAGGAGTTCCAGCAGAGAATCAAGGATCAGATGCCTGCCTTTGCGGGATCAGACGTGGCCCTCGTTGGACTCATCTTGAGACAGCACTCAGATATTGCCTTTGCCCAGCTGGCCGATCAGCCTGCTGCACTCACCAGAAACCGTATGAAGTATGCGAGAGAAGAGTATTTGCAGACCATTCGCAATATACAATTGTATAAGGAGCGTGTCGATTTCGCGGGAGAACCTCCTGAGCCCGTAAATTGCCCTCACGTCAAGCCCTTGCAAATGATTAGGAAGGTGACTGATGATAAGAAGCGGCTTGCTCTCCTAGCCAAGTTCCTGGTGACCTTCCAAGGCTCCAAGCTGGATAACTGGGTCAATTGCCGTATCGGTGATCATCATCTCCTCTGCGTCCATGAACTCCTGCAGGTCTATCAGTACCTGAGGCCAGGAGATACTGCCGTGCTGAATAAGGACATTCAGCTGAATTTCGGAGGTGGCCAGCACATGGGCTCCTATATCTGTAGGAACTGTGGTCAGCCCATCAGCGAAATGGACTATGATACGCATTTGGAGTTTGACGATCAGGGTAAGCCAATGATGGGGCGCTCAGAGCTAGTAGATCAGGATGCAGTGACACAGCAGGAGATTGACGAATTAATAGGGCCTCTGGGTGACTTGGAAGAGCCGACTGAGTTTGATAATGAGACCAAGAAACTCATTTACGCAACTGCGAGACAGATGGCTGACAAGATTTTTGCACCTCTCGAGGTTGCTGATTATATGGTTCTGGTTGCGAGGGCCTTTGGAGTGATTCAGCAGATTCCTGACCGTGAACGCTACATTAAGATTCAGAAGGCGAGGACTAAGGGTGCCAAAGCAGCGGCAGCAGCAGATTTTGGTGCAGACTATGACATCTATATTAACCAGGCTCTTGTCTGCGCAGTGGGTGTCCACCTCCTCCTCATCATCCAGTGCAAGAAACCAGATTTTATCTTGCGTGGGATTGCCTCTGGCTGCCGCAGCCTCAGAGGTGAGCCTCTGGAGCCTGATGGTGGAAATCACGGCATCCAATGCATTGTCTCAGTCATAGGCTCATTTCAGAAAGATTCTCCTCCATGGAGCCTGACACAATTCCAACGCGAGAAAGATGATACCGTCAGAAACCGAATGGTGATGGATGTCTTTGAGCCAATTTTAAAGACTTCTCTGCAGGACCCAACTATCTTACAGGCACTCGCCCAGAAACGCGATTACAAGCGCAAAGTCCTGGGTCTAAGCGGCGGACAGGGACGGCCTGATGAGGAGATACCTGTGAATTTTGCCCCCATACCGTTTGTCATGAAGCCTGAGGACTTTGTTGAAAAAGTCATCATACCTGAGGCCGCCTCACCCAGGGATCGCGCAGAACTCTGGATTCGCCAGGGAAATCATCTGGCCAGAACTACCAAGCTCCCCAAGCCAATTGCGTACAGTGAAGCGTCTTGCTGCCTATCTCCAATTAATAAGATAGATGAGTTCTGGATAAAGAGTGCCAGCAGCCTCCCACCATTCAAAAGGCTGAGCGGTTTACCAGCACCTCCTAAAATCATGAGGGCTGAGCCCATCATGAAACCCTCTGTTATTTCTCGTCCTCTACCTGATCCTCCTGAAGACAGCTATTACTCGCTGTTCTTGAAGGTCTGTTATGACGGTGAGAAGAAGGGTCATTCCCACGAGTTTGGTCTTACGCACAAGTGTATCTGGTGCGACCTGAAGCTGCCGAAGGAAGTTGAACTCTTGACGCCAGAACAGGGTCGCAGCGCCATTGAATCACAAAGTATTGATGTTTCCAAGGAGTCTTTTGAGGACTTGCTGAATGAGACCCACCGTGTAAATTCATTCAAGACCAAGCTTCTCTTGGAGATTCCTGGCCAGCTGGACAACTGGATAAAGCTCACAGAGATGGAGCCAGAACCAGCGGAGGACTATAGGGCCATGATGTCGAGGACCCAGATTGAATTGACCAAACTCCCTCCAGATGCAAAAGCGAGTGAGGTGGCAGTGGCATTATCCGATTTCTCGACCTTTGTAGGTGCATTAGAGGCACAATTCAAAACGCGAATCTCAGCTGGCCAACATGCGATTTTTGATCAGATTATTGAGGATGGCGCCGAGTCAATTGCTAGATTCTTACAGTCGTACGTCATTGTACCACTGAAACAATTCATATCTAAGCGTTCTGCACAGACTCCGTATATTCCTGATTCATGGGAGTTATCTTGGCAACATAAATTGGATGTGGAAGGCATTCTGAGGGAACACAGATCTTATCTGACCAAGTTTAACAAGGTTCAGACAACACCGTGGTTGGAATCAAAGGTTGATACGGTTATAGCACAGACTAGAGCAACTCTGGACGCTCTGATGACTCTGAGACCTCTGCAGGTTCCTGGGGGTGAACAGACGTTTGGATTCTTTCTGAAGTTATGCTTATATGCACCATTGGCTAATTTTGTTGATCCTAATACCTTACCACAAGATTTAACAGGAGGCGGCAGTTCAGCACCACCAACATCTCAAGTTGAACAACAGGCTCTATTCCCTGCGAGGTTCATCAGTGATATGGTAGCCAGGTTCAGAGTTGAGGGGTCTCACTTGACTCCTGAACAGATTAGGGAACTCATCGCGGAAAGAAATGAGAAGGAGAAGGCCAATATTATTAAAAAGATGAATGACATGTCTAGGGCGGGTAAGGATATTGAGAAGATCAAGATCAAGTTGGGTATTGGTGAATACGCAGTGGGAGGTACCAAGGCAATTTATGCTTATGATCAGGAGCGGTATGATATTGAGAGAGAGGAGCGTGCTCAAGCTGGTATTATTGATTTTCCTGGGAGAGGGCCTGAAGGTATAACCGCAGGTACAGAAGGCCAAGGTCCAGTAGACGGTCTTGGATATTATGAGACGGGTGAGGAGGGTGGTTATATTGGAGATGAAGAATTGGGTGAGATCAATGGGTTTGATGATGATAACTAGCGCTTTTTAGAAATAAGTACATTTTTGCGATCTTTTACAGGCGAAGCCATGAAAAAGATCAAAGCTTTTTAATCTCCGTTTTAAGATTCTTCAACCACTTCACCACATCATCCTTATTCTCATACAAGTTGTAACCAGCATAGACGGAAGGAACAAGACAAATCAATGGTATATGTGTATACCTCTCATTCTGTACTGCAAAACACAAGCCAGCTCCAAGCATTACATTACGAATTGATCCAAGATGATAATTCGCAATGTATTTAATAGGCTCAGACAACTTTTGAAACTGCATGAGTATATAAATACACAGTTTTTTAAACCTCAATACATTTTAAAGAGGGATGAGACGCCTCATTGTATCCGGTATAGTATATTTAATAGTCATAGCTGTCATCCTACATTTCAAACCAACTCTCATGTTCCAAGAAGATGGGAGGTGGAAGGAATTTGGAATAGGACGTGATCCGGCATTCTTTACTTACATGCCATTCTGGCTTTTTACCATCATTTGGTCTCTTCTTGCTTATTTATCAGTCATGCTCATTGAAGATTCCCTATACTTGCCAAGTGACGCCATTGAACTTCCTAGGAATTCGGGGAGAACAAGAAATGTTGGCAGGAAAGCTAGCAACGTGGTTCACGATGTGGTCCAGGAGCTCACTCCCGGATACTATATGTTAAATGAGGGATCTACTGGTCGAAATGGAGTCCCACGCTATGTTTACTTGGGACCTGATACCCCTGGGGATGATTAAGTTTTACTTAGGACAGATCTGGGCCATCCCATTCATAAAAGCTTGTGTATAGAGTGCCATCCAGAATGCATAGAACCCTCTAGAAAACCCTTTCTGAAGAGTTGGTGTAAGATTCTGATACATGCCCTCTATAGGCCAGAGTAAACCAGGAAAGAAGTATAACAGTATCTCCATGACATAGAACAGTATAGGAGCCATCCAAAGTCTAGAAGCTTGTTTTATTACCTGTACTTTCCCACAACTTAATTGTTGAACCAAGCAATTGGATCCAAATGATAAGACTACGGCCATTAATGGAACTACGATTAAGTTACCTATCATTGAATGTCCGTGGCTATAGGGAAAAAATTCAGCATTCCATAACAATGCAAAAAGACCAATAGTCAGTGCAAATAAAATTGAAATAGTCATACGAATACCTGGACTTATAGAACTGTTGGTTGAACTAGGGGCCATATCTGTTGAAACCAAGACTAAAAATAAACCCAGAACAGCAGTAAATGGACTTTCGACTCGATGCTACGTTTTTCAGAAGAGCAAAGAAACTTAACCGGGCAGTTGAAATTACAGATAACCATGCCTTCATTCCGGCAGTCAGGGATTCACCAGAGATTCGTGTCCCACTTCCCAATCGACGTCTTAAAACGATGGAAGAGAGACAGGCTGCTCTCGATGCGATCATGGAACAAATTGGTAGCCTAGATGAACAAATAGAAGTCGAGAGAAAGCAATTAATTGAATTGAGCAAGCGCTATACTTTATTAAAGTCGGGAGTTGCTGAAGTCGTAGTTCAGAATCTTAAGATTCAGGGACTTATGGAGAAGCGCAAGGCGCTGGAATACCCTGAACGCTCCATTCAAGAAATAGACGGTGTCACATTAAAAGATATATTTGAAGGTAAGCGTGATATGAGGAAGGTGAATATATTTAAAATAAAGAATCGCGTAGAGCCTATTACCAGCCTCTATATTGATCTTGAAGGTATAAGTGCAGCTACAAGCACAGGCACAGGCGCAGCCACAGCCACAAGTTCATCCGATGAAGATGTTGAATTTGCACCTACAGTGCAGCCGACTGTAAAGGCTAAGACCCTAGAAGAAAAGAAAGAACAGGCTAAAGTTGGTGCTATCGTACAGCAAAAGAAGACAATTAAGCTGAAAAAGGCAGCTACGCCACAAGCTGCACTTGGTGGAGGCAGCGCAAGCAGTAATTAAACTTAGCCAGAAAGAGGATACTCCTTTATCTTCCCCTCATTTTTATCGCAATTCACCTGTTCTACCTTATACCGGTAACAGGCACCATTAGGATCTTTATAGGTCAGAGCATCAACAGTGGACGGATGAGGGTATTTGTAAATAGTCTCATGTGCACCCTTGCCACCCATTACGATATATAGTATACCAAGGGCCAAGCCAATAAGAAAAGGTACCGTATGAAAAAAATCAAAAAGGCTGCTCATCTTAACCTATCGTTGAGGTAGAAGAAAGATGAGCATTATTGATGCAGTAAAAGGCCCGGCATTTGGCATTATAGTCTCCTTTATGCTCGGCTTAGCCCTTGTCATGGTGGCATCTCCTATTTGCCACGGAACTGCCTGTATGATTGTCAAAGCACCTCCTATTCACGAAGTTAAAGATACCATTTATCACATTGGAACAAAATGCTACAAGTTCGATACAGTGCAAATGGACTGTCCTGCGTCTGGGGCAATTGAGGCATTCGAGAACGTACCCTTGACAAACTTAATGCGTTCTTAGATCCCGGGTTTCTTTACGCGGAACAAAAAGAATGGCGAACGCGGGGACTTTATTGTCTGACTTGGATGGAAAAGCTCCTATCGCTGGAGATGGTGATCTGGTAAAGATGATCTACCAAGATATGAACTCCGGAGGCTCATCTATGCCGCAGCCAATGGGTGGAATTCAGAGTGGTCCTATGAATCCCATGCCCCCACCTCAATCAACTCAGCACTATCAGATGGATACAGTACCTCCGACAGCACACATTATTGGCGGCCAGCATCCGACAGCTGGAGATTTCGCCCAAATGCTCCAGAGTTCTGCTCCTGGATTCGCTGCTGGTGGTAACTGGGCAAGTGCCGGATTACCTCAGCAGGGTCCAACCCAGGCACAGATTGCAGCACAGATCGCATCCATGCAGTTGAACCAAGGGAAGGCATGGTCTAGCTACATCAGCGATGAAATGAAGGCACCCATTTTAATTGCCTTGCTGGTTTTCTTCGTGAATCTACCCTTCCTCAGTGTTCTCGTTGCACATTATGCACCTTGGATGCTCAAGAGCTCAGGTGATATGAATCTCTATGGTCAGCTCTCCAAGGCCTTACTCGTTGGAGTAATGTTTTGGGGAGCAAATCGTGTAATTCTTCCCCTAGTAGGTTAGATGGACATTCAGACTCAATTAATGGCAGTAGTATATGCAGTAATACTGATAGTCTTTTATAAAAAGGTTACTTTTTACATGGTCTTAGTCTCAGTTGGTGTAGGCACATTGCTGTATGGCCTTGAAATATCCCCTATGATTTCCATTGGGGCGGCTGCATTGACTCTTGGTTTACTGGTAAATATGGCTAAAACGGAGGGATTCAATACACGTACTCCCGCACGTGATATTTCCAGCCAAGTCAGAAAGATAAAAAGCGATTATATGAATTCCAGTATGATTGAGGGCTATGAAGACGTAAAGAAGGAGAAGGATGAGAAGCCTGCCCCGGCCTTGACCACTAAGGAGGAAATGCCCACACCCTTCAAGCTGGGTGAGATCCCTTCCCAGGTGAAGAATGGTCCTCATATTGACGCTGCGTCCACTCTGGTCAAGGCCATCAACAGTCTGAACCCGGATCAGATCAAGGCCATGTCTAAGGACACTCAGCAACTCATTGAGACCCAGAAGAGTCTGATGGGGATGTTGGGGTCCATGAAGCCTATGTTGAATGACGGCAAGGAGCTCATGGACACGTTCCAACAGATGTTCGGCAACTAAAGTACTTTTTTAGAAAAAAAGTACGTCAAAAAATACTTTTTAGAAAAAAGTATGTCAAAAAGTTGCTGAGCTTTTTGCGCACTTTTCCTAAAAGTGCAGATCCTAATTATCACGCTGTAATACATCATGATAATTAGAAGATGCCTCGGTGCCCACCAGGAATGTTATGTTTCCCAAATAGTTTTGGAATCATATCATTTCCATCCGCCGTTCTAGTCGGTATAGTCCTAGTTGTCATATGTCTTGCCATGTGGTCACAGAGTCAATCTAGACAAGTCTTTGTACTATCTGGCCACCAACAACAACAGCCGCAAGCAGTCAATGTGATCAACCAAGTGGAAACGGGAGATGACCGTTACTCCAGAAGTCCCGAGGCCGAGCGTGTCTGGGATACCCCTCCCGACTATAGCCGGATTCCCTCCTCATCTAGACCCTTCAATATCCCAACCCAGGGTGTTCCAGAAACCTATCAGTCTATGGGAATTGTGAAAATGCCCGATGGGAAACTTTTACCCCTCTACGGCCGCAGATGCATATCAAGCCGCGAACGCTATAATTATTACACTCGGACAGATTCCTACAATCCCTTACCCATTCCAGTTCACATGCAGGGACGTGATTGCCAGGATCAAGTCGGCTGCCCTGAACTATACAACGGCGACAGGGTTCAAATACCAAGTTTGGATCAATCGGGAGAAGTAACCATATATCGTGTCAGAGACATAATTAGATAGAGAATGTCTCTGCAGCCTTGCGCAGGATTAATTGGATTTCCAGTAACATTAAATCAATACTTTTATAATAAATGGGATAATGGGATGGTTGATCCTTCAGATCGTAAGAATACCGATAAACTAACATCTGCAATTGATTTTTCAGTGGCATGGGCGCCAAAAACTACGTTAAGTATCAGTGTGGATGATTCCCCAGGGAAATTTTATATTAACGGATTGGATAATCTTGCAAATAACACCACCTTAACTTACGGTTCATTAAGTCCAGTAAAATATTTGTGCCAACGACATCTTAGTGTTATAAAAATACAACACCCATATTTATCCTATGATCGAGCTGCAACAAATGAGGTCATTTTAGTTTTTCGAATTAACAGTTTTGAAGATAAAAGACAAAATCCCTCCTTACCTGATTTAATCATGATATGTAGACCTATAGTTTTAACTACAGCCACCCCTAATGGTACTGATTTTTGGTCAAAAGTAGATAAGGCCACCTTAGATAAAACACAGGTAACGGTTGATAAGTTTAGCCTTGCAGATAATTTTACTTATGATGGAATTACTCTGATGCCTATGATGACGTACGAGAGCTGTATTCCAACGAGACTTATAGGTTCCACTAATGAAACTAAAGAAGGATCCACCCGAATCAGAGTTCATGTGATTCCACAGCCTCTGTATATCCCATCAACCAGTACTGGTACTGGAAAATGCACAGCAGTCACACAATTCACTGCCCCAGTAAATAATCTAGCAGAGATTTTTGGTCAGACTGGTTATACAAAAGTGCAATTTACAACTGGAAAAACTAATGATGTCTATAGTTACCCTTCAATTCCACTAGTACGTTCAGATTCATTGACCCTATTTCTGGCGACACCACCTGTAAGTAATTGGGATGGCGAAGGAGGAGTGATACAGAGATTAGAATTATTAGTTCCAGAAGCTTTCTTGGGGCAATCTATTGATAATATCATTGATGCTAAAAAACTCGCTTCTAAGAATTCTAAAAGATTACCATATAAATGTTATACAATTGACCCTTTAACGGATATAACAGATGATCAAATTACGATTGATCCAACGACAGGATTGTCATTAGAAGATACAATGAAACAAGAGAGACTACAGGCGGCTGGCGGAGATCCGGCATTGATGGCTGCTTTACTAAATCAGACTCCCCAACAAGGATTAATGCCAGGCGATGTTCAACAAATTATACTCATCATATTTTCAACTCTTGGATCAATTTCCTTATTTGCATATGCATTGTATATTTTAAGATTGTGGACTAATAAAGATCATCATCAAGAGGCCCTACATAATTCAGGATATTTTGGACTTGCACTCGTGGTTTTAATCGTAGTCTCTTTAGTATTTTCACCGGCTAGTTCAGACACGCCGCATCCGAATGTAAAATAACATATAGCGTACCCGGTAAGTATATTTATTTTATAAAATAGCATCATATGATTAGATGGTCATTGCACCTTTTTTGATATGGCTACTATGTATTGGAATTGCCGCAGTTATGATTGGCATATTTTTTCAAGATATAGAAATAAAAGAGGGATTTGTTGTTGCTAGTACTGCAGGATTACGTGTGACAGCCTGTCCAAATGGAACAATCAGTTATGTGAATAAAAGTGGATATACTAACTGCTGTGAAGGTGATATAATTAATGATGCATGCAATGGAAATGAAGTATGCTCATTATCGCCACCTATAACTGGTGGGCCTCCAACTTGTGCAGAATTTTTTGCAAAAGAATGGGCTGCACGTAGTACTAGATTCTGTAGTACGAGCATGCCCAATTACTTTGGTACACTATCTAGAAGGCCAGGGACAGAAGGGTGTTCAGCATCGCCTGCAGAATCTGATGGATCCAGACCTTCTGATAATACAATGCCTAAATGTAAGATCTATGGGAATATGAATGATGAAATGAGCAAGACGGATAGTTGTTTTAATGTTGTTGGCTTGGATGCGGTAGTCTGTCCCCAGGCTAATGCTACGAAATCTATGATCAGTTACGGTTCTGAAAGACCCATGATATTTAAATGTAATTATATTCCTTCTAATGGTTCATCTAATGGTATGCCGGTTGACTGCATGGATCCCAATAGAGTTATAGAGTTTATCAAACAGCAAAATCCTGCAAATAAGGATACCATAATTTCTAGTATACTTTCTGGAACTGATGTGCAATTCTGTAATGGGAGCAAGGCGTATTACGTGGATAGGACCTTGACTAGTGGTGCTAAATCTGTACCTGGGCAAAGTTGTCCTAGTACTACTGCTACTGCTAGCTCTGCATCTACTGCTTCATCTCTATCTGTAGCTAGACCTGCTCCTACACCTCCTACAGATGAGCGTACTAGACTTCAAAGGGCTAAAGATGCAGCATCAAAGGCTGCAGCATTAGCTAAAGAAAAAGCATCTCAAGCGGCAGCATTAGCAAAACAAAAAGCATCCCAAGCTGGAGCAGCAGCCATGAATAGGGCAGCCGCAGCAGCATCAAAAATAGGCAATTTTTTCCGTAGATAAGTGGTTTAGTAGATAACTCTGTAATCTCAAGCATTTGAATGACTGAGATTGCTGATTCTAGTTATAAATTCTCTAGTCTGAGGCCCCATTTCTGTTGCCCATGGCCAGAGCCTCAGCGTGCTTCATGTCCTCATTGAACATGGATTGTGCCTTACTTCCTAGAGACTCACTAACCAAGACCTGCTTATGATCAATGGATTCTCCGACTCTGGTGAATTCATCATCCTGATCCTCTTTCTGGGGAGTGAAATCGGAACTCTCGTGACTCTCATCTGCATATCCACCGTGCTTGACAGAGACATGATTCTTGGGGATTTCATAGGGATTTAATGGAGCACCAGCTACAGTAGGCGAAAGTCCAGCTAAGTCATGCTGGTGATGCTTGATATACGTCGCTAGAATGACTAAGAACAGTGCCAATGAGACATACTTGTCATAGGATACAGATGCCAGAATCAATATCACAGCGGCCAGGCGCATTGGAAGTGAATCCAGAGAATGCCCCAGAGCCTTTGATAACCTGGGAACAAAGAGAAATGCTACGAAAAGTAAAGCTATCATGCCTATTTTCACTGGATCCATCCTATCTAATTCTCTTTTCTTAAAAATTGACTCTCGAGTCTCTTACGCTTCTTTACAATAGAATGACTAGTGTACTAACAACCCATGGATATGCAGTTCTGAAAGCTGGTTTGGCCAAGGATCTGGAACAAAAGATCAGAAAAGAGCTAACCGTGAAACCTGCAACCCAGAGCCGCTATGATGGTATGACTGATACTGAATTCCCAGTTTATCTAGAATCTGCAAGCCGACTTTACTTACCCCGGGTCTGGGCAAAGGATAATCTGGGACCAGCGGCTTCTTCAGTGATGAGTGATGGCGACAAGTTGCCTGCTAGCTTGAACTTTATTGGAAAACCCTATGATTACCAGGAAGGGATTATTAAGAAATTCCTCGATGCCGATGCGAATGGTCTGATCTGCGTTCCCTGTGGAAAGGGAAAGACCTTCATGGCCGTTGCCATCGCCTTTCGCCTCGGACGCCGATTCATGGTGGTGGTTGACAAGGAGTTTCTTCTCGATCAATGGGCCGGAGAGATGCGAAACTTAATTCCTGGTATTCGCATTGGACGTTTCCAGGGAACCAAGGCCGAAGTGGATCCTGCAGAATATGATTGTACAATCTGCATGATCCAGACCATTGTACAGAGGCAGATTCCTGAGTCTACCCTACGTTCTTATGGTCTTACTATCTTTGATGAGTGTCATCACCTGGGCGCTAAACACTTTAGTAAGATCTTGAGCAAGCTACAGACGAAGCATATGCTGGGCCTCAGTGCAACACCGACACGTGATGACGGTCTTACAAAAGTCTTTGAGTGGCATCTGGGTAAGCCGGTCTACTGGGAGAAGAAGCGGGAGGCTGATGAGACTGTCAGCGTGGAGCTCATGCGCTTTCTATCGGATGACATTGACTATGCTGAGGTGCCGACTAATTATAGGGGTGAGACCATCATGGCGAAACTCTTGACCCAGATTGTCTCATTTCATAAACGCAACGTCGTCATCGCTGACAGACTCAAGGATCTGATCAAGGAGCCAGGGAGGCGTATTCTTGTCTTGTCTGAGCGCATCGGCCATCTGGAAGCCTTAGAGCTCCTAGTGAAAAAGGATGCTCCTACCTGCATAACAGGCTACTACATCGGCGGCATGAAGACAGCTACACGTGATCTGGCTGCAGAGGAGGCTCAAATCTTGTGGGCGACGTATGCGATGGCCAGCGAGGCTATGAATATCAAGACACTCAATACTGTCTTGATGGCCAGTCCACGCAAAAAAATCGAGCAGAGTACTGGACGTATCTTGAGGCAGAGACCAGAAGAGAGGAAGGTGAGCCCCTTGATTCTAGATGTTATAGATGTTCACAGGTCAATGCAGTCCCAATCGAAGCTCCGTATTGCTTATTATAAGAAATGCGGATACCAGATTTTAGACGGCGATAAGGTTTCAACCAATGAAAAGCCCGACAAGGAATCTAAGGAATATGGATTTGTGGATGATGATTAATTCCCACCAGGAACAAATGGTGCGGCATATGGAGATAGACGAGATATTTTTGGTTTTGGTATGTCTGGTATTAATCCACCTCCAGGGCTAGGTCCAGGACTAGGTCCAGGACCTGCATTAACAGAATTCTCATATATTGCCTTACAATCTTTAATACAGTTCATACGTGTCGCTTCATCTCTAATATTTTCACACCGTTCTAAACATACACGATACCCTTTAGAAAGTTCTCCACCACACTGTCTACGTCTAGACTTCCTGTTCTTTCTACCTCTACCTCTACGTCTACCACCCGTCTGCGTGCATGCCTTGCTCCATGCCTGACCATTCAGAGGCTGATTGAGTAAGACTGGTGCACCAGTGGATCCAGTCCACTGACTGGGCGCCGTAGTATAACGTGCAGTATGCTGCTCTAAAATAGGACTTGCAGAGGCAGCCACACTGATGCTCGTGCCACCACCACGCTGAATTGAACCGTTGTTCATGGGATTAGAGTGGTTGGGTAAGCAGTGGGTAGCATCGCGATTGTACTCGGCCAAGCCTGCAATGGGACCTTCTAGAGATGTAGTATACGCACCACCCCTCTGCATGCCGGACATGCCTGGTAGGCCGCCACCCTGTGAAAAAGCAATTTGACCTGGTCTAGACGCACCAAGACAGGCATCATATGTCTGGCGAACCATGGCGTCGGATGCGAGGCCAGGCACCAGAGGACCACCCATGGTCCAACCTGCACCCTGACCACCACCATACATCACTCTGTTCCTCTGGCTGCGCCTATTGGTGCGCCTATTCCTTTGACTACGCCTATTCTTATTACTCCGATTACGATTAGATTTTCTATTGACCATGCCTTTCTATTTAGTCTTTTGAAAATATTACTCCAAAGGTCATTCTTGGCCGACGGGCATCATCATAATAGCGAATAGATGCCCTTAGACTACTTTTATACTTCTCCATGAATTTAAGGGTAGTCTGAAGAACCTGAATCCTAGCCTCGTCTGTTTGGGCCGTGGCATAGTACCTATCAACATGGGCCACATCAGCTTCCTTCAGACCCTTGTAGACCTTGGCCTTCAAGTATTCAATCAGACGTGGCCTGAATTCATTTAGCCACTCTGACTCGAGGCTTTCCCAATTGAACGCACGACCCATATCAGCCAGTAGGACCTTGGATGGCAGAGTGTCCCAGTAATTCTCTAGCACCTGCGACTCAGGAAAATACAATATCTGATTGGGAAATCGAGTCTTTTGTGCCAGCGTAAACATATTCTGTTCAGATCGGATCTGATCATAATATGGTACCTGCAAGTCGGGAGATGTCCAGGCCTGATCCACGGAAATATTATTATGGTAGGCCAACTCAATCATAGATTTAGTCCACTTGCGACGGTTCTTCAGACTAGCGGGCACTACTGGCCCAAAGAGTTCGAGAGTCTCTAGTAAACCCATTCCAGGATATACTACTGAATTAATTCCCTCTGTATTGAATGCCTGACCACCGGGCTCCAGAAGGGTCTCATAGACTTCCAGGGGTAGGGTGGGGGTATTTCCATTATAGTCTGCATTAATGGTCTTGAATTTGCCTCGAAATAGATTGGTGAACTTATTCATCTGCTGCTCATCATAAACATCAATGATGCAGATGCAGAATTCGTGATCCATCACAATGGGGATATTTGCATTCAAGTGCTCATATCCACCGCAGAGATAGACATCATAGCCTGCCAGCCTCTTGGTATCTGGAACCCCCAAATGAACGCAATCACCTGCCCAGAGCATGAGGCTCAGACTGGACTTCTTCAGGATGGGGTGATCGATGGCGTCGTTTGTCTTGAAATTCAACATTTGTGTATTAATGTGATTAGGGCCTAGTACTTCAATTTTTATATCACATTGCAAGCATATCACCAACAACTTAACAACCCCCTGAATTCTCGCTTTACTTTTGAATTGTAATCAACCATTACAACAGGCTTCATATCTGGAGAAAGTTTATTAGAGACTTCTCCTCTTGACTTATACATATGCGAAGCCAGGCGATTCGCCACATATAGCATCGGCGCCTTCATTTTCAAATACCTGTAAAAAATCCACTTATCTTCTGGTATTGAAAAGACGCGATATAACTCCGTGTAAAATTCATGCTTAACACCTGCACAAGAACCCTGTTTGACAGCCTGCATGCATAACTGCACCCAGCTCGCATTATCTTTGGGATCAGGGATTTCTATCTGGACACTTTTCTCACAGACTAGCACGAGCAGATTCATCACGGACTCCAAGTACTCTTCTGGAAAGTAGTCAAAGATACGCAATTCAATACCGTGTTTCTTGAACTTATTATAATTCACATCATAGCCGATAGTCTGGGGCGGATTGTAAGGGGATTTTACATGGAGATTAGTGAAGTAATTATCTTTAGTGTATTTCTTGTAGGCGAACGTGTCGAGAAGTTTCCCCTTTTCCATTGTTAGCGTGTCATAGGTCCCAAGACCAATATAGCGGCTCATAGCCAGCCTCTGTGATCCACCCGCGTAAGATGGATTAAGTATGTGCAAGATATCTGGAGTTCCGTAGAGACCTACAAGCAAGGGTTCAATCCACTGGATGGCTCGAATCGCATTCGCATGTCTGGCCTTGAATTCTTCTGGGCTCGCAATCTCCCCTTTTACCAGCCTGGTCGGCAGAGTCAGATTAATGTGATAAGTCCCGTTATTACAGATTGCCACATTCTCCAGATTTGTCTGGAACTTGGCGAACCCGTAATTCAACTTTGGAAAGATCATGGGTCCCTTGAAAATAGTGAATTTCGAGACTAGTCGACTATTTAATTCCTTTAGAATCATTTTCTTGATTGTCAAGAGTTCATTAATGACTTCTGGTACGGTGGTCTTGTAGAAGTTAAATGTGGTGAATTCAAACGTGTCGCCGTCATAAATGAGATTCTTTTCAAAAAAGCGGCTGAACGCCGGACTGACTCGTCTTACATATTCATCGATAGTTTGACCGCTGTACATGGGATTCTCTTTGGTCCTAGAGCCTTTGACGGTCGCATGCTCACCTAACAAGTCTGCATGTCTGAAGAGATAGCTATTGACGTAGGTAGGGACTTTCACTGCACTAGGTAGGCGTTTCAAAGTATTCTGAAGTTCTACACCTCTATAGTTTTTCCAGTAATTTACAGAATAGCGCTCAGGCTCTTGAAGCTTTAGAAAGAATGCCTTATCGACTGATTCTAGCGCATCAAACATGAGGTAAGATTCATTCTCGATTCCGAGGCCCCAGTATTCATCATCTGGTCCTTGGGTCGAATAGAAGTCGACGTATTTTTTGTGTTTTTCTGCTAAGGATTTATCCATCTATTTATACCAAGCTAGAAACAATATAGGACTCGAAATCTGCATTCCATTCTGCTAGCACTTTGATCGGCTCACCAGTGGCTACCTTGTGTTGGAGAGCCTGGCTCATACTGAGAGTCTGAACAGATGCACGGCCTTTTGACTCTCCCTTCAGGGTCAGCAGATCATAGACATCTGGCTTACCTGGGACCGGTTTACAGACAAATTCTTGTGGCCCTCCCTGTGCCTCGTGTACAGGCTCATCTACCCGTAAAACCACTTTGAGAAGTCTGAAGCTGGGCAGATTAGGCATCAGACAGAGGCAGCCGCCGGCCAAGGTGTCGACTGCGGTCTGAATGGACTCTAGGGAATACATCTTGGCGACTTGGATCTGCCAGTTGAGCTGGAAGTCCTTGTCTTGGTACCAGATACGATTGACAAACTGCTCTAGTTTATTAAAGCGCTCACTGAACGGTTTAGTTGTACGGATCTGTTCTCCGTCGCTGATAATACAGTCCTCCAGTTGAATGAGCCCCTCGGCCTCGTATAGGCTCACAGTGAATACCCAGAGCCCGAGGCCCTCACGATCGAGACGCATAGGGATCACCTGGGGCTTATTGGGCTCGGTCTCATCAATGATCATGGGTCTCTGATGAGATCCGATGATGAGCAGACCCTGCTTCCCTCTATAAGGTCGGGTGAAGCAGACGTATTGATTGGTCTTAATACGCTGGTCATCACGGGAGGGCTTATAGGGTAGGGCTAGGGCTCGCAGAATATCAGGGTAAGAATCTGGTATTGTGCGAATCCAAGTTCGTTCTTGGTTGGATGGATTGAGCAGCCTGGGTTCAGTGAATTTATTCTTGGACGAGCGGGGATGAGACATACTACTTTATACTATACTATAAAGCCTTAGGCCTTAGAGTATTCCCGGAATAATAAAGGCGTATTATAGGGATGTCTGGTTACACAGGGAAAAAGTGGAATATAGTGAATACATCAAAGACTAATGTACAAACATATAATAATCAAGGTAGAGCTGTATATAATAATAAATCTAAAGCGAATTTACAAAATGCTCTAGAAAATCGGAGATCATTTGTTCCAAATGTAACCCAGTTAAAAAGTAAGATACAGGATACTGGTGATAATCACCCTAAACAGGCCGTTTTAATGATGGGTCATGGTAGTGAAGGGTGGAAGCCAAGAATTCCTATAGAAGATGATGATGATGATGAAACTATACACAAAAAGTGGAAAGATTTAGTTCCTGATATGGTAAAAGTACCAAAGGGTTCTATAGTAGTTGTTAAATCTCATCCAGGTGATGTAACATTAGATCGAGAGACTATGAAAAATTTTATAAACTGTCTTTCTAAAGAAAATGAACATATTGTTTTAGATCCTGTAAAGTATAGTGACGATATAACAAGGCTTTTTGGCTCAGTGTCTATTTTTAGAGAAGGTGATATGTGTCCAAATTTAACCCATGCAAATATGGACTCTTTTGATGATGATAAAAATATTGAACTAGGGCCATCTGGAATTGTACATATTCCAAATTCATTTACTTATACTAGAGATGAATTAGAAACATATATACGAACAAAAGTAACTATTCCAAAAAATATGACAGTTAAACAATATAAAAATCCAGGCTTTTTTAGTAAGAGAATTAATATAGAACCTCTTTTTAAATTTAATACTAATTCTCAGGGTGAAAATATGATATTAGAAAGATTTAAAAAGCTTATAAGAGTTGAAGAATTTCAAAATTATGATATAATTGATGTAATAGAAGTATTAGGAAAATCAAAAGATTGCAAATTTAAACAAAGTGACGTATTTGAATATAGACCAAATACTATAACATACGCATTTAATTGTCGTGCTATTGATAATCATGAGCATTTTGTTCCTGAAACAGTAAGGTTGGGAGTTAAATCAAAAAACAATCTTAAAGGGATTGTTGATTACTATGTTCCTAAGAATATAAGACAGAAAAGAGATGAACATAATGTATCAACGCAATTGAATAGAAAAAATTTAAGAAATACAGCATATAAAGGAAATCCCAATTTACTTAAAAATACTACTAGAAAAAATAATAGTGCAAAAAACCTAAAGAATATAAGAAATAGAAGTCGAGTTAAAAATATGGCTGGTGAAATCAAACAGGAAATTTCAGAATCTTTTGATCAAAGGAGGCTAGGAGCTTTATCTATTGCAAAAAAAAGTAAGAATACATATACAAGTGATTATATTGATAGTATTAATTTTACTAGTAGCAGTGATATAAATAATATCATAACTGAATATAAAAAATTATATAAGTTAAAGGATGAAACTCCTAATTTAAAAGATAAACTTGATAAAAAACTATATGAATTATCTGTAGTAATATATAAACCTCGTAGTAAATTAATAAATAGTATTATAAAATCAAAGCAGAGTGAAGAACAAATACTAGCAGAATTAAATAATAAATTAAATATTGATTTAGCAAAATATCCAGAATTATACGCCTATCTTAAAGAACAAGCTAAATCAAGCTCCTTTTTATCTAGCATGGTTCCTTCCTGGATGCGTCCTAAATTTGGTGGCCAGTGACACCATCAAGCATCCTATATTATCAGAATTAATCTTACTAATTCTGATAATTCGGTATATATACCTAGAAAGATTAATATTTTTGACGTACTTAGAAACTGGCGAAGCCACCAGCCTCAGCAGCATCATTGGCGAAGATACCCTGCATAAATTCCCCACCATTCTGAGCCATCTCAGGGGCGAATGCCTGCATTGCATTTGCAGCCTGGTTGGCTGATGCGGATGCGATGCCAGATGCCTCGGCGATGTCAGATCCAGTATTCATGGGCGCGGGCTTGAACATTCTCTCAGGGTGTCTCAGGCGCTCAGGGTGCGCAGCGCTCTCCTCATTAGGTGCATAGGGGTCCATGGCGCTCTCAGGTGGTGTCATACGTACTTCTTCTTGAGGGGCTTCCTGGCTGGGGCTGGAAGGGCCAGCGGATACGATGGTACGTGCAGGATAAATGCGAGGAGGTCTTTCTATGACGGGAGCAGGTGCAGAAGTATCTAGACTGAGGTTAGTAAACCCATCCCTGGGCATAAACCAGAGGCCGACTGCTAGGATAACCAGGACGGCAAATAATAGGCCGACACGGAATGACATCTGAGGCTTTAAGAGGAAAAAAATACGGCTATTTATCGTTTTAATTGAACCGACCATCCAGGAATATGGAAGCCAGTTTTTTCCACGGCAACCGGAGACTCTTCTTTCCACACGGATCCAGGTGGTACCTCGTAGGCAGGCAATTCTATCAAAGTCTCAATGAATCCTGTTTCCGTTTCTGACCGATCGACGACTTTCCAACAGACATCTCGGTTACCAATTCTCTCATAGCGCATGGAGCCTGAATCCCAGACCTGTAGGATATCAGTGGGATTTATTGGTTTATTCGTCTTGGTCCAAACTCTCTGGAGCATTCACACTAATAAAGTTGAGTCGCTGGGATTTAAGCATTAGAGGTATACTTATCTATAGATGCCAGGAACATTTCCAGTACTTCTCTTGCAAGCAGATGGCAATGTGGAATTCAATCAAGTGAAGCAGGCTGCTGCAAAGCCAGTCCTTAAGGACCTGCAGACCTTCCTTAAAAAGAAGACTCTGCCCTCAATCATCATGACCTATCCCCACGGTACAAAGCGTATCACATTTATCGGATACTTGAAGGGAAAGGAGGACGAACTCTCTCAGCACCAGTTGCCACCTCCGTGTGAGGTGAATGAGATATATGGGACCATAGTCTTGATTGCACACCCTAACAAGGCTCAGTGGGATTCTAGCCCTGAGGTATTCACACCGTCGAATTATGAGGAGTTTTATGAGAAGGCTTGCTCAGGTGATTTGGTCGAGGAGGTCGATGAGGATGATGATGATGATGCCGAAGCTGAGGCTGAGGAAGGTGTTGCAGAAGCAGAAGAGGAGGAGCTTGAGGATGATGTAGATCTAGATGCGGATGTGGATGCTGAGGCTGAAGCAGAGGCGGAGGTTGAGGAGGAGGAAGAGGTGAGGCCTGCACCAAGGAGAAAGATCATCAAGATTGACCCCCAGCAGCTCCAGTTCCAGTTCAAGTCGAATTTGACACCAGAAGACGAGTTAAAGCCCCTGGAAGTGAAACAGAGGAAGCACATCTTGGAGGTTCTTACGACACTACTTTCTGAGCACTGTGATGAGAACGATCTGAATGAGCTTGAGAGGGGTATTTACAATGCATCTTTGAATGAGGCTAAGACACGCTTGGTGCCCCTAACCTGGGAGCATGAGACCTTCAGGTGGATTTATGGGATGGTGGCAAAGAGGGCTGCTTCCAATTTCAATCCTGCCAGCTACGTGGGGAATAAGCACCTGATTCAGAGGTGGAAGGACGGTGAGTTTACCCTGGACCAGATTGGTGGTTGGACTCCATACGAGCTCAAGCCGACACATTGGAAGGATCTCAAGGATCAGCAGTTGAGAAGGGAACAGCGGATCTTGGAGGGTAATCTTGCCATGGCGACGGATAGGTTCAGGTGTTCCCAGTGCCAGAAGAAGATGTGCTCGTACTATGAGCTGCAGACGAGATCTGCAGATGAGCCGATGACTATCTTTATTAGGTGCTTGAATTGTGGGAAGCAGTGGAAACAATAAGGTACTTTTACAGGCGAAGCCATGGCTCCCCGCAGGGGAGCAAAAAAGTACGTCAAAAGTTGCTATTAGAAAAAGTACGTCTTGATTTATTTTTTCTCTTATTTTTTCTCTTATTTTTCCTAGTCATTCTCCTACCACCTCTACCTCTAGTTGCAGCGGTTGGACTTGTCCAGCCTGGATGCCATGCTGCATTTAATTCTCCTGTTACATGGGACCTTTCATGTTCCTGTTGCCTATTAAACTCAGTTTTTGTAATAGGTCCTTCTATGAGCAAATTATTTTTACGAGGTACTTCTAAATCTTTTAGCCTTACTTCTGCAGTATTTGCTTCAATTACATTTTTTTGTAAATTTCCTATAAAAGGTGCTCTTTGCTTTGCAGCTTCCCCAATAGCCTGAATAAACTCTTTTTTTCTCCAATTAATTCTTCCGTTTGGTCCAACTAATGCACGATGGCGATTATTTAGAACAGTTGCACCAGTTTCACGATTCTTGACTAGGAGTCTTCTATTTCTAGCTCTGCAAACTAGATTATAAAATACAGCTGGTACAAATTCATCTTCATTTCTTTCTACCTTTTCAAATAATTCAGATTGTGTAATATTTACTCGTTGTTGTGGTTCATCTTTTACATTTATAATTATACTTGCAATTGTTTTACGTCCGATATCTTCTCTTAAAGGTGTAGTTTGAATCCAGTTTTCAATCGTCGGCATAGTTGGATAAAAGCTTTTTTCATATAATTTTCTAAATATATCTTCATCAGATAATGTACTAACTTTTCCAGATAAATCATCACAGCTAGAATGTAATCCGCACTTAAATTGATTCTTAATATATATATCACCTGTTTTTACTCCATCAGTAAAAGGATATCTTGCAATACCTGAATCCAAAACTCTATGCATACTCAGTGGCCGCAACTGTGCATAACTAGAAGCAAGTAAAGTATATTTAAAATCTGGATACTCGTCACCCTCTCTATAAATTGCTAAAGGCATATTTGCTAATTTACCTACGACCGAAGCGTCTCTTCCCTTATTAATAGTTTCAACCACATGTTTATAATTTGCAACGGGATCTAAGAAACGATGTTTTTCAGGATCATTAATTATATTCATACTAAGATCACCATTTCCTTCATTAACTTCCCCAGAATGAACTTGCACAACTAAAATACAGCCTTTTGGTACTACCTTTGTAACTGGAAGCTCTTCACCATGACCCATTATAATATAAGCCATTTTGGGAGCACAAGTACAGGTCTCTGCGTTTGATTCTGGACTACAGCTGCAATGATTTCCAGTTTGTCTGTTCTGCCTTGGAGAAATTCTTTTACTAAGAATATTAGCAGCACTTCCCGGAACTCTTTCTTTAGGTACATTTTCAGCTTGCATCTAAAATAAGCAAATAAAAAATATAATTATATAATATAAAAGAATGGATGAATACGTTATTCCTAAAAATAGAAGAGAAGAATTAGAACAAATATTATTAACTGGAGGTCTACTTACTCAGGCTGAGTTTGCTGAGTTACAACAATTGTATCATGGTGATACTACTCCTTATCCTTTAAGAATAAGACAAGAGTTAAGACAAAGAATGCAAACTGGACCACCACTTAATCCAGATGAATTAAATGAATTAAACAAAGTGAATAGGGAAGATCAAAGAGGTCCATTATTGAGACATGTACAGAGAGTAATGAAAGCGGACGCAAACCAATTAGGGCTTTTAAAGAAGGCTGTAACTGAAGCACTTAGGGTTGTAACTGCTGTGGTGATGGATGCAGAAGATGGTGAAGATCAAGAGGCTGTAGCTGCAAGAGCTATCATGGCGGGAAGAGATGCAGGAATTCAGAGACATAGGGACTTTGATCACACATTTATCCCTGGAGTTCTAGAAGGTAATCCTGGGGTAGGTGGTCCTACTGGACCTTTAGTTCCTCCTCCAGCTCCTGGCCTTTTAGGTGGTGGTGGAGGTGGAGGTGGAGGTGGTGGGGCCCCCGCTTTTCTAAATAATCGGCAGCAGGGCCTTAAACGCGGATTTGGAAATGGAAATGGAAATGGAAATGGAAATGGTAATGGTAATTGGAATGGTGCAGGAACAAAAAGGAGAAAGAAGTTTGGAGGTAAAAGGAGAAGAACTGGTCGCAGGAGAAGCCGGCGTTAGATTTGTATGCGTCTAATCTAAAGAAAATCTCCGATAAACCAATCATAGAATGGATCTGACACCCCCTAAGAATCCAGAGCCCATTTGCGATCTGAAGCTTTATGATGCCACCCCCGGTTCTCACTATGTTCTCAAGGATGTCTATTCCTTTTTTGGTAATAATATCTCTTCTTCTGTCGCTGTCTATATCGGCGTTGAGGACTGGAAGCAAGATCTACAACTCCTAGAGTCCTACGCGGTCCCCACGGTCGTCTGTGATCCCTTTGATAGACAGCCTGAGTGGAGAGACGCAGTCCAAAGCAAAAAGGCTAAGCTCATGGACTGGATGAAGTATCTGAAGGACTCCAACTGTGGAAATCATTTTGTGAATCCCAAGTGGATTGAGCCCGTGGTAGAGTATCCTGGTTTCTACGATGGTGTCCTCGGTGCAGAACCCAATACAACCAAGATGAGTTCTTGGGAGACCTTGCTAAATAAGGCCAAGGCCCTAAGAAACAATTCTGGTGAACCACATTTCGCACTCTGTAAGATTGAAGTCTCAGGCGAAGAAATTCCCATCCTCTCCAGCCTTCTTGCAACCAAGTATCGCCCATCTCTCCTGTACCTCCGCTGGACTGAGTCTCCTGATGAGTCCCAATCCCACTCTGAGATGGCAGGACATCTTCAGAGTTGTGGATACCGTCTCATCAGCATAAATGAGACTGGATTCTTCTTGTACCAGTACAGTGGCCAGGATATCTACTCCTGCTGCTCATGGACGAATGTCTCATTTGGCCATCCACTTCTAACTCTGATGAATCAACAGGTTAGAAAGGCTTTAGAATCTCAAGTAAAAGTAGAGGGAGATGCAAAAAATACTTAAGGGTCTCCCAATTGCAGAATCTGAACTTTATAAGCGTCGTCACACTCTTTTAAAGCGATTCTCTGGTACTAGCCCCAGGAGAGCATTTACTTTACCTCATCACATCAGAAAACCAAATATTAGCAATAATCAGAGTAGGTCTCCTTATGAGACATTCACCGCCCCGGTTGCTTCACAAGAAACCAGGCGACGGGTTTTACCATTATGTAAATCAGAAATGGCTGAAAACCCACCATTTACCGAACTCGCTTAGTGAATATGGCGCCAGTGAGGAAATAGACGATAGAAATAAAGTCAAACTATTTGCCATTTTGAATAAGCTAGGTCATAAAGAAATAAAACATCCACAGACTTCTCAAGATACTCTACGCATGTTTTCTCATGTTTGGTTTAATTCGACATACTCTAAGGAAGAGGTTTATGTTAAAAATCGTATTCGGCAAATCTGGTCATGCCGAACATCTGAAGATATGGCCTCAGAGCTAGGATGGTTTTCTAGAATTCAGCTGTCTCCACTTACAATTGAAACTGAAGTCGAAGAGAAGGACCCATTTTATTTAAGAATGATCATATCGCCATCTGCTTTAATGATACCTAAAAAATACTATCTAAATAAATCACTGGAAAATAGCCCTGTCTGGATTGCCTATAATAAATTAATTTATACTTGCGCTTCAGAACTAGGTATACCCCACCTATTTAAGGCAGTTGAGGCAGAATCAGATATTTCTACAATTTTTCAAATCAAATCAGATGATTTAAAAGAGTATGAGGGCTCTGATCTAGAAGGCTTTTGCCCAGATTTCCATTGGTCTAATTTTATGGCTGGGGCTGGCATACGAGGCTGGCGACAGGATAAATGGTTGATAGAAGATCCAAATATAGTTAAGCGAATCTTAAGATGGATTTGTACGAGTAGTATGGAAAAGATTGCTAGTCTATTGACACTATATTTATTAAATCTTGCGGCACCCTTTTTACGACCAGCTATCAAAGAAGCTAATTTTAGACTATTTGAACATGCTCTTAAAGGTGTAATTACACCGGCATCTAAGAAACATCAATTCTTAGATACTATTGGATCTGTATTACCTGAGGCACTTTGTATGGAATTTTCCAAAGTGAAGGGTAACACGGAAGAAAAGCTGAAGGACGTGGAGAAGTTAATTTCCAATATTAAAGAGGCGGCGATACATGTTATGCAGAATAATCACTCATTAAGTAAACATACTACTTCTCTCACCATGGAGAAAATCCGGCGAATGAAGGTGTCAGTGGGTTCTCCAGATCAAGAGTTGCCTAGGGCAGAATTTCACGACAGTCTAGTTGAGACCATGGTTTCATTGAGGCAGGCGAGATCCTTACACGAGTTCAAAAAGGTGAATAAACCAGTGGACCATAAGAAAGTGGCCTACCCTTGCCATATTGTAAATGCCTCATATTATGAAAGTCTGAACCATATTATTATACCCTGGGGCATCTTGGATGATCCTTTTTATTTAGATAGTGGCAGTAAAAAAGCGGTGCTGGGATGGAACTACGGTGGTATTGGTGCAACTATTGCACATGAAATCACACACGCCTTTGATTTAGAAGGGAGTCACTACAATCCTAGCGCGAAATATAAGGAGTGGTGGACTAAGAAGGATCGTAATCACTTCAAAGCGCGGACAAGAAAGATAGGTAAATTCTTCACGAAGTTTGAACACTATGGTGTTCACTTGGACGGTAAGAAGACCTTGAGCGAGAATTGGGCGGACTTTGGCGGTCTCATCATTTCTCTGGATGCTCTCAAAAGAGAAATGGATAAAATGAAACTCAGTGAAGAAAAACGGATGGAAGCAATTCGTACATTCTTTACAGCGTATGCAGTTTCCTGGAGGGATCTGATTAGAAAGGAACATGTATTATATAGCATTGAGAAGAGCGTGCACTCCTTAGCTGAAGATAGGGTTGATAGAATTGTACCTCACTTCCAAGACTGGTATGATGCATTCGATGTGAAGGAGCATGATGCCTTGTTTTTACCAGTCAAAGACCGGTTAAAGTTCTTTTAGATCTAGTAATGTAGATGGATACGCGGCAGACGATGATACGTGTGGCGCCTAGCATTGATACTAGCTGTCTAAATGTGCCTTTCATGTATTTGCACTCGCAGTTTGGCTATTCTGTCGAAAGTATATTCAGACAATTGCAGAATCAGTCGTATTTAGATCTGGGGACTTTTCCAGATACTTTTCCAAACACGATCTCAGAGTTTTATTGGATTAAACAGAAGGAGAATTGTTGGTTTGCCCTAGGTAAACTGACAACGGATATGTACTTTTATTTTGCAGCTACAAGTGTAAGTGCAGAAGGTGACTTTTTTTTCAATACTAAAACCAAGCAAAAAATAGGCGCTATGCACCTGTGGGTATCACATAATTATGCAGATTTAATTAATTGGTCTATGGATTCTGATACTTATTCTGTCTATGTGGCTGAGACTCTTATAAGATGAGCAGATCGGAAATGCGCCACTTCTCAAATGTCCCATCGGGCATGGGCCTCTTGATGATGATGGGTAAGCGTCTGGCCTCTAGTTCAAGTCTGGCAATCTCACGGATATCAGTGACGTGTTTGGGGATTGCAATATAGGGTCGTGCTCCATTACTCAGCTGATTGGTTCTGAACCCGAGAATCTTGGTCTTCTCAAACTGTGTGAGGAAGGGTACACTTCGGTGCTTGGGATCCGCGTGGCCATCTGGGTTTGTAAAAGAGGGTGGGACATTGGTCAAGACAGTGTCCATGATTACCGTCTCAAGAGTGTCAATACGAGCCTCTGGATGGAACCTGAGCAGCTCATTGCCGAAATCTTTGACTTGATTTGTCTCAAGGGTTGCGTCATCCTCTACCTCCTCCTCCTCAACATATGCATCATCATCATATTGCTCGTCGTCAGCCATACTATACTCTATTGGATAAACACAATTCATTTTTTAGGCCTAGGCTAAGGCCTAGGCTACTTAATAAATCTTCGTAGCCACCGGCCTAGCCTTTGGCTAGGCCTAGGCTAGTCATAAATATCGTAGCCACCGGCCTAGACACAGTCTAGGCCTAAAGTTGAATACTCGATATTTATAGTATAAGGCATGGCTGAGGTTAGAAGTTCTGCGGCAGATGAGTTCGAGGCGAGTGAGGTTACGGTTTATGAGAGTTTTGAAGATATGGATCTTCCACCTGAGTTGCTTAGAGGTATCTACGCATACGGGTTTACTAAGCCTTCTGAAATTCAAAAAAAGGGAATCAAGATTATTGCTGAGGGTAGGGAGTTGATTGCGCAGGCAAATTCTGGTACTGGAAAGACCGGAACATTCACTGTCGGCAGTCTAGCGAGAGTGAATCCTGCTCTCAAGGCCGTACAGGTACTCTGTCTGGCACCAACGCGTGAACTTGCCCAGCAGATTCAGATGGTAGCGTCTTCAATTTCTGGGCCCATGGGTGTTACTGCCTATGCGGCCCTGGGTAAGAATCCCGTCCGTGATGACATTCGTGCTCTAGGAAAGGGCGTTCAGTTCCTGGTAGGAACTCCTGGTCGTATTTATGATCTGATGAGCCGCAGGGCATTCACTACTGAGCATATCAAGGTGATCGTCGTTGATGAGGCAGATCAGATGCTGGAGGACCGTTTTCGTGAGCAGCTGCAGTGCATCCTGGATCTGGGATTCCCTACAACCACTAAGTGTGCTCTGTTCAGTGCAACCATGAATGAGGATGTGGTTGAGTTCGCAGGGAAGCTTCTAGGCAACCCAGTTCGTATTCTGGTTCCTCCTGAGAAGGTGAATCTGGATGGTATCAGGCAGTATGCATTTGAGGCTGAGCGCGAGGATTGGAAGTTCGATGTATTGCTTGATCTCTATAAAAATATGAATATCTCCCAGGCGCTGATTTATTGTAATAAGCGTGTAAGCGCTGAGAAACTGGCTGATAATATGACAAGGGCAGGATTTCCTATTACCTGCATTCATAGTGATATGGATGTGAAGGATCGCATGGATCGTATGACCTCATTTAGGAAGGGTGAGATTCGTGTAATGATTAGTACGGATTTACTTGCCCGCGGCATTGACGTGCAGCAGGTAAGCCTGGTGATTAATTATGAGCTGCCAATGCAGATTGATAATTATATTCATCGTATTGGTAGGTCTGGTAGGTTTGGCCGTAAGGGAACTGCAATTAACCTTCTGTACAAGGAGGATGTGAGTCTGATGGAGGAGATTAAGGATCATTACAAGATTACGGTTCATAGCCTTCCTGAGGATCTGAGTAAGATTGCTCTTGATTAAAGTATATTTAGAGAACGGAAAAGCTGCCTTGTAATTAAATCCTCATACTGTTCTTGTGTCATGGCTGTAACTGTAGCGCTTATACCTGCAGCTCCGCTTGAAGGTACTCCTGTACCTGCAGCCCCGCTTGTTGTAGCTGTAGCTGCGCTTGTAGTAGCTGCGCTTGTAGTAGCTGCGCTTATAGACTCCTGGCGAATATCATGCCTACATGTCGGGCAATACACTGACTGATTCAGAAGCCAATTATCAATACAGGATTTATGAAATTGATGCGAACATACAGTAAGTTTTCGCACCAATTCACCCTGCCTCATAGAATCTTGACAGATGGCACAATTATTTTCCGAATCTTCTTCCAAGGTCTCCTGGGAGGAAGCATTTTCTATTATATCCTGGCTAGCATGTACAATGACCGGATCATTAAATGAATTTGCTAATGGTCCTGCTGGTTGCACTAAGAGGGTTCTGAGAAGAGTAGACAAATCTATTGCACTGTTAGCTCTATGAGATGTATTTACATGGATAGAATTAACAGGCTGTCTTGCAACAGAGCTGTATGACGGACGTGTGTTTTGATACATACGATTTCCATTTTCAAAGAGATTGAATCTCCTCATTGTCGTCTGCTGTACATATGCTAGTAGATCAGGCACCGTGACAAATTCCTGAGGTCTGTATAAGATTCTTGGGAAATAATTATGTAAATCATCTAAGAGGCCAACGCCGTAAACTGTCTGATAATCGTCTGCAGACATATCTAGTACTTTATACAAGTAAAATTGAATCATTCAAATTTACGGCAGCATAGTATCCCCCAGTTAAAATGCCAAAAGGACAGATTGGACTACAAAATCTGGGTAACACTTGTTATCTTAATGCTGTTCTGCAATGTATCAGGCATGTTCCCGATCTAAGTGTCTTTATGAATAAGAATTCAGATTCATGGATTCATTCGGACGATTCTAAAGAGGTCAGGCTCTGCAAGGCATACAAGACACTGGTTTGCGATTTATGGTCAGGGACCCCGCCTTCCTATCTGCGCCCCGAAGGGTTCCTCTTCCACTTCAAGAAGGCCTTGGAGGGTACCATGTTTGATCACATGATTGAGCACAGGCAGCATGATGCCCACGAAGCACTCATATTCATCATTGACCAGTTGCACGAGGCCATGATTAAGCCACTGAAGATTAATGTGATGGCTCCAGAGGGCTCTGCTATCTACGGGGCGCTGACTGCATGGAAAGACCGTGTGGCACAGAAGTACTCTCCCATTGTCGACTACTTCTGGGGTTTGATGCAGGTCAACGTGACCTGTCAGGGCTGCAAGAATGTGAGTTGCAGATATGAGGAATTTGCCGAGTTGCAGGTTGAGTTCCCTGATAAGAAGGCTGCAACCCTTGAAGAGTGCATGGATCACCAGTTCAAGGGCGAGCAGATTGATGAGTATCAGTGCGACAAATGCTCACCGGATCCCCCGAAGGATTCTGATTCTCCTAAGCCTAAGAGACACCCAGCAGTGATTCATAGGCGTATTTGGAAGCTGCCTCTCAATCTGATTCTGGTGCTGAAGCGCTTCAATGCTAATGGGACCAAGTGTAACGCAAACTTTAGTAGCGAGCCCGTACAAAAGTTTGAGAAGTGGTTTGCCGATGGCAGTCCTGAGGTAAGTAAGAAATCTGATTATGCGGTCCACTCTATTGTGAATCACCACGGATTTGCAGGTGGGGGGCACTATAATGCTCAGATAAAGAGTCCAGAGACTGGTATGTGGAATGTCTATGATGACGAGTCAGTAGGACAATATGGTGAGGGAAAAGAGCCAGTATTTGGTGTTATGAATTACATCTTATTCTTCAGGAAGATCTAGACTTCCTTGTCTTGGATTTCCTTGCCTTAGATTTCTTTGATCTATTTTTTCTATAGCGTCCACCACCTGCCATATCTGCCGACCCACAATCAGGAGTAGTGTCATCACCCATTTTAAAATCTTTTTTCCATATTACATCTACACTATAGTCATTATGCCTCGTTGTAACTGTACCGCTATATTTTGGTGTACCAAATGGTATTCCCATTCTAGTTCTCGTAATTTTATCTAATATCATATCATGTGGCGTATACCTAGGTGATCCAGCTCCAAAAAATGCATCACCTATTGTTTTAGTAATTCCAAAATCAATCAGCTTACAACCAAGTATACTTCCACCATGTAGTATATCACCTTCTATTAATACATAGATATTATCAGGTTTTATATCACTATGAACATACCCTAATGTATTTAATGCATTTTGTGCACGTTTAATCATGCAATATAATCTTAAATATTTATAATTATTAATTTGTGGTGGTAATATATCAATTAAAGCAGATAAGACCATTCCATCAGGTGCTTCAAATATCAAGTATGCCTCTGCAACTGTATCAGTTTTAGATAGATATGCACCTTTAATATTAGATACATGGTTTCGGGTTATACTAGTATTAGTAAGCTCAATATTAATTAGTATTTCTCTTTCAAGCTCATTAATCTTACGTCTAAATCTAGCAGGATCTCTATATTTATCTTTTTTTTCTATAATAATTGATTTTATATAATAATAATTACCATCAACTTTTATACGATATGTTCTTCCGAATACCCCACTGCCGACAAATGTAGTCTCTGGTCTTTCTAAAACAAACATAGATAAAGTAACAAAATCTCTATTTCCAAAATAATATTTTGTAGTACGACCTTGATCAATTATTTCAGGAGTCGTTGAAATTGATAGATCCGCTGGTGTAGTATATGAACCTTCATCCGGGTTAGTGCCACCGCTACTGGCTGGTAAAGGGACCTGTGCAGCCTCTCTTTGAGTCATTACTGGACTCTCAGGTAAAGGAGCTTCTTGATTTCCTTCAACCGAACTCATCTAATTTTTATAAATATATTAAATGCGCCTTGTCTTGGACTTTCTCTTCTTAGATCTCCTTGTCTTAGATCTCCTACAGCGCCTACCACCTCTCATTGCACAATTTGGAGTAGGTAAACCTTCCATTCCAAAATCATAATTCCATATTACATCAACACTATAGTCATTGTGTCGTTTTATAATTTTTCCACTATATCTAGGATTAGAAGATGATATTCCCATAGCAGTTCTTGTATCATCGTTTAGAATCATATCAGGCGGTGTATAAATAGGTGTCCCTGATGTATTAAATTCATCACCTATTTTTTTAGTAATACCAAAATCAATGAGCTTACATCCAACAATATCTGGACCTCCAAATACTATAAAAATATTATCAGGTTTTATATCACGATGAACATAACCTATTGAATTTACTGCATTTTGTGAGTCTTTAAGCATACAATATATTGAATTATAAACCTTTTGATGATTTTGTGGAGGAGCCCTTCTAATAAATTCAGATAAAACCATTCCATTAGGTCCTTCAAATATCAAGTATGCCTGGGCAGCTGTATTTGTTTTAGATAGAAATGCACCTTTAATATTAGATACATATTTTGGTATTTTATTAGTAACATCTATGTTAGTTTTTATTTCAAGTTCAACCGCACTAATTTCATATAGAAAATCTTCTTCATATCTAAAATTATTTTTATCTATTGCAACTGATTTCATATAGTAATTCACACCTCCATTATTTATAAGATAGGTCTTTCCAAATGAACCCTGTCCAATAAATTTTGTATTCGGATCATTCATAAGAGAAATACATGAAGAAATAAATTTTACATTTCCAAAGTAATTTATCATACTAATACCATCATTAATTACGATAGGAGTCATTGAAATTATTTGACTTGGTTGAACCGTCTTCTGAATAGATGCAGATGTCCCGCTTATCTTAGGTGCGGTAGCTGCTAGTGTAGGCAGTGCGGTAGGTAGCACAGTAGGTGCTAGTTTAGGCAATCCTGTAGGTGGTTTAGGCCATACTAAAGGTACTGTAGGTGCTACTGTAGGTGCTAGTTTAGGCAATCCTGTAGGTGGTTTAGGCCATACTAAAGGTACTGTAGGTGCTACTGTAGGTGCTACTGTAGGTGCTACTGTAGGTTGTCTAGATGCTACTGGAGGGTGAAAGGGAAGTGTAAGTGGAAATTTACCTGTGACTGGAGGCTCATAGGGAAGTGTAAGTGGAAATTTACCTGTGACTGGAGGCTGATAGGGAAGTGTAAATGGAAATCTACCTGTGACTTCAGGTTCTGAATTTAATATTGTAGATCCTCTAAAAGAATCTAATGTATCCGCAGCCGGAGTTGCGACATTCATCTATTTTATGATTTATTTTTAGACGCTAGAGCTAGAATGAGATCATGCAGAAAGAATCGTTGGGATTTCAATAATTCAATTAAAGTTGAGCAGCCTACTAATACTGAAGCTGCTAAGGAAATCCAACAGAGGTTGGCTTCATTAGAAGCTGAAAGGACAAAGCAAGATCAGATATGGAAAGAGCCTGTGGTAGAAAAGGATACAAGAGACATAAAAAATACATCAAATCCTAAGCAGTCTAAGTAATTTATATTACTGTGTTTGTATGAACTAAGTGTACATCTTCATGTAACTAGTGTCCTCAGTCTTCCTAGCCTTGAGGAACTTATCCACATGCTCCTTCTTCAGGATGAAGGGCAGTGAGAAGTCCTTGATGTGGAAGGGTAGATCCGGCGAGTTGAACAGTCTGAGCATATTGAGCTTCTGTGCAACCTGCTCCATGCAGCGCTTCAGCTCACGAACACCCTTCTCCTCACTAGCATAATTCTCCAGGATGTGTGTCACCACCTCCTTGGGAATACCCACACGCTCAGCCAAGTTCACCTCCTTCAGTGCACCAGGCAGCAGAAACTTCTCGGCAATCTCCATCTTCTCCTTGGCACCGTAGCCCTGCAGCTGCACCACCAGGAAGCGGTCCAGCAAGACCTTGTCAATCTTGGTGATATCATTAGCACTGAAGACGAACATGGCCTGGCTCAGGTCAAGTGGGATACCAGAGAGGTACTTGTCCTCGAAGTCAGCATTCTGGGTGGGGTCAGTTAGGTGGACCAGGAGATTCTGGATCTCCTCACCCTTTGCCGTGTTGCTGACCTTATCTAGCTCATCAAACATCAGAACCATGGACATGGACTTTGCTGCGACGAGGGAGTTGACGATCTTGCCGCAGTGGCTGCCCTCATAGACCATCTGATGACCACTGAAGGTGCTGGAGTCACTATCACCGCCGAGGGAGATAAACTGGAAGGGCCAGTCGAGGGCCTTGGCAATACCCTGCTTGATCAGACTGGTCTTACCAATACCCGGTGGGCCAACAAGGAGAAGAGACATACCCCTGGAATTGGGGTTGGTGATCTTTCCGGCAATGAACTGGAGAATCTGGAGCTTGGACTCATCCTGGCCAAAGATTGCCTCGTCCAGGCACTTTCTGGCCCGGCTCATAAACTCCTGGCAGACTTCGGGTCCATCCTCCACCTTGGCGGGAATCTCCTTCCTGATTCCGAGAGGGAGGGAAGTTGCCTTCTCCAGCCAATTTCTCATCTTGAAATACTCGCCACTTCCGGGATCCAGACTCTGGAGATTGTTGTACTTGGTGAGAAGCTGGGCCTGAATCTCTGGAGTAGTCTTCATATTGAGAATCTTAAACATGACGGGCTGATCCTTGGCCTTGGGACGATTCTCCAGGGCAGTGAGCATCCGCTTCTGGTCCTCCTCCTTGAGTGCCTTGAACTGGTCAATGTGGTCGTCGATGGTCTCTGTCTCCACAGGGGCAGTCATGAGCTTGAAGAACTTCTGGATGGACTCGGACTCCTTCTTGATCTTGTAGCGCTTGGGGATCATACGCTCATCCACACTGCTGGCATCACCGAAGCCGAAATTGAGGTTGAGAATACGATTCTTAGGCACATCATCCTCATCCTCATAGTCCTCATCATCCTCGTCCTCATCATAGTCATCCTCCTCATCCTCATCCTCCTCATCCTCAAGAGAGGTCAGGGGTGACTCCTCCTCAGACTCCTCCTCGGACTCAGACTCGATAGGACGCTTCTTTGGTGACTTTCTTGAAGTGGGCTTTGCCTTCTCAACCTTCTCGGGCTTTGCAGCCTTCTTTGGCAGGAACCCCTTCTTACGCCGGGGCTTCTCCTCCTCAGTCTCATACTCAGACTCGGACTCGGTGTAGGCGATGAGGCCCCGGAGATTTCCGCGGCTGTCCACGTCATCATCCTGATTGCCGGAATCACCGCGACCACCACCACCACGCTTCTTCTCACCTGCACGGGTCTTGTCAACCTTCTCACGCTTCTTGTCCTCCTTGGCAGCGCGGTTCATTCTGTCGGACTTCTTCATTTTGGAATCCATGGAATAACGCTTGTGTACCTAAACAGGGCCACGGGCGCGATTCAATTTTTGCACTTTTTAGAAAAAAGTGCGCAAAAAGGTGTGTGGTTTAAAAGAGTGCGCAAAAAGGTGTGTGGTTTAAAAGAGTGCGCAAAAAGGTGTGTGGTTTAAAAGAGTGCGCAAAAAGGTGCTTTGATTGTAAGGGATATTTACTCTTTTTTCTAAAAAGTCTAGTGTCTATTTCTATTTCTGCGGCTTCTCTTGTTTCTGCGCATGCTCATGTTGTTCCTGTTCCTTCTGCTGCGGCCACCCCTCATATTAAAGGCGCTGTTCACAGACCTTCCAGTACTAAGTAAAAGATCCTTGGCAGCGCGGGTCACACCAGTAGCAGCCCTCTCAGCCCCACGGATCACTTCAACACCAGCACCAGATGCACCATTCAGCACACCATTCACTGCACTCTTAGTTCCAACAATTACTGCAGTAGTAGCCCTGCCTGCAGCCCTTGCAGTACCTCCAGCAACATCAACGGGAACGGCAACAATCTTTGATGCTAATCTTCCAAGGCCCATTATTCTACTTCATCCAACTAAAATAAAATACGCGTAGGTAATTCCAGCTTATTTACAAAGAAGGTCCCTCAAATCCATACAGGCGAACCGGGACTTCTGAGAAAGACCGGGAAGAACCGTATGGCCTTTCTCAATCCATATATCCATATCTCCCACCAAAATATCCTTGATCATTAATTTCACAGCCTTCGGGACCTTAGATCCGCACAGCTGTTTCAAGCAATCCATATACTCCTCAATTGTCTCCTTGTATTCACTGCTCGATAGACACTCCACGATACATGCCTTGAGAGTGGTCAGGGTCGCCTTCATGGTATCCGATTCCAAGACCTCTAGTGCCGTAAGTTCTGCTAGGAACTGGCTATATCCCAGACGGCATCGGCGGTCAACCTTGGTATCCTCAGCATCCTTAATATTCCAGATATCGAGGTAGGTGGTATGTAAATTCCTCATTTCTTCGAGGATCACCGGATACTCTTTCTTGATCTCGGAGAGAAGCTTGGCGAATAGGCCACAGAACTTTTGCTCTGCTGCAGCCTTCCTGAATACTAGCCAGGTGAACTCACGTACGAATTCTTTCTGGTCACTGCCTAAGATCTGAAAGAGAAACTGCTTCACGTCGTCGTAGGTCTTAATGCTGAACAGATTGAGCTTGTTCATGATGATGGTGTTGAGAATCTGGTCATCTCCCTTCTTTGCACCATTGTGAAAACGACTAGTGTAGCGCATTGTTTGTGTCTGCGACAGCTGCGGAGTTTGCGTTTGCGCAGCGTGCGGAGTAGCTGCAGATGGTGATGTGGGTGATGTGGGTGATGTAGGCGAAGGAGCAGAAAATCGGAATGGTGCTATAGGGCTAGAGTTAACAGCTGGTGATGATGATCCAGAATTAATACTCGATGTGCTATTTCTCCAATGACCTGCTCCAAGTGAAGGCTTATTATGTGATTGACTATTAGTATATCTTCCAGAATTCGATGATACAAAGGTATTTGGTTGAAATTTAGACCCGGAAGGTTTCTGTCTCCACCCCTGTGAATGTTGAGATTCCTGGGCGCTCCTTACCCTGATGGATTGAACACGTTTTCTCAGTTCATCAGGGATTGAAGGGAGGTCTGGCTTTAACGCCAGAATCGCAAGGACCATAGGGGATATCGTACTGGCCATTATACTTAAGTAAGGTGTTTTGCTTTTAGGTCTACGCTTTTTGAGCTCTTTTTCAAATACCTAATCAAATTAGGCATGGATATTACACACACTCTTCAGGAATGCCGTATCGACGCTATTCTTGAGACTATGAATATCAATAGTCAGTCATCCAAGGATTTATTCAAATCCCAAGCGGCTATATGGACCACAAAGCCAGAAATCTTGAGAGCCAGATCTGAAGCCTGGCGTAGATTAAAAGGATGTCCTCGTGACTGGATTTATAAACTAACTGGCCTTCTTGAGAATGAACGTATCATACGAGAAATGGATCCGGCCAACGCATCTGAATCTCAGAAGGAGGATTGGTCCCAAATACTCTTTACGGGTGAGTGGTCATCATTTAATTTCCTGCCATTTGTTCTCGTCTACGTGGCCATCTCCAAGATCTTCATTGCACCTCTGGTCGCATGGACAATGCCTTTTATGACTATTGTCTTACCCTATTTCGCCCTACGGTTTATCTATGGACTCCCTATTACGGTTGAGCAATACTGGGAGACTATGAAACCCATGTTCTTCGGTGCCTTATTTGATAAGAAGGGTATTCAATTATCCACTCTGCTGCAATGGGGAAGTATGATAGTATCCTATGCCCATGGAATGTATATTCCTTATACGAATGCAGTTCATTGTTACAAGATTGATCAGCTCATGTTGAAGGGGGCCAAGGCAGTACAAGAGTCTATCAGGGCTCTTAGAGAAATATCAGATATCTGGGTATCCTACGGTTTGAAAAAACCTTGGTCATTCCCTGACCCTGAGACATATGGTGATGAACGCCAGATCTTAGCCTGGATCAATGAGGACCCGACTGTCTTACCGGCAATTTACAGGGCCATCGGACAGGTTGAGATCTCAGCTGTCATTACTACCACTGACTCTCTAGTCCCAGTGGAATGGCGGCAGTCTCCTACACCATTCTGTAAGATGGTGGATGCTGTTGATGTACTCCTTCCTTTAGAGAGGAGAGTGCCTTTTACTCTCACCATGGGCCCGACGGAGCACCATGTTATCTGTACGGGTCCTAATAGGGGTGGTAAGTCCACCTTCTTGAGATCAACTCTGACGAATCTGATCTTTGCTCATGTGTGGGGCGTGGCCTTTGCTAAGAAGTGTACTCTAACACCGGTGGAATGGATCATTAGTAGCCTGAGGTTGGAGGATCGCCCCGGTCAGGAGAGTCTCTTTGAACGCGAGGTCAGTGTGGCTGGTGAGATCTTGAAGCGCCTACGACTAGGTGATACTCGTGGCTGGGTGATTATTGATGAACTCTTTCATACGACAAATCCCCCAGACGCCGCTACGGCCAGTCAGATCTTCCTACAGCAATTATGGACTTCTGAGAGAGTAACGAGTATTGTATCGACGCATCTCTTTTCTCATGCTGCTACCGCACCTGCAAACGTGCAGAGACTCTGTGTGGACTCTGAACTGAGTGCCTTGAATCCTATGAAGATTTTATACAAGTATCAGGTTGTTCCTGGGATAAATACGATGAGTAGTGTCCAGGAGTTATTGCTGGAATCCAAGGTTCTCGACCCGTTGAATCTTGTAAATTTAGACGCGTTTTCCTTGCCTCTGAAAACATCAAAGGAGGACATAGAAGATGAATGACTCTCTGATGATTGGAGTGGTTCTGAGCCTTGTTTTCGGTTCCGTCATTTTTTACTTATACAACCGTCTAACAATGACGGAAAAGAAAATGGTTCTGTTTGAGGGTATCGTCACTGATTTACGTGTAATGCTGGATGCTGCGCCATTTGCTTCTGGTGCTCCTCCATCCAATATGCAGGAGTTTGAGCCAACGCCTGAGTACCTGAATGCCATTTCTAGCCCCGTGCCTCTGCAGCAGGAGGAGATGGAGGATATGGCTGGTATGGGTGAAGAGGAGGATTACCAGCAGACGCTCGAGCAGGCTCTGGAGTCTGCTAGTGCAGTGGAGGCCCTCGAGTCTTCAAAGACCCTTCAGATTGATGAGACTAGCTCTGTAATTAGCTCTTCTACTGCGCCTGTGAATGTGACTAAGCTATCTCCGGATCTGGATGCCATGTCTGTGGCCGAGCTGAAGGCATTAATTAAGCAGAAGGGTCTGTCTACACCTGCTAGTGCTAGGAGAAAGGATCTGATTGAACTTCTGAAGAAGTCCGCTACAACCATGCTGGATGGGCCTGCTCCACCTGCTGAGGGTGAGCTTCTGGAGTCTAGTGAGATGATGGAGACTACAATTTAGAGTAATTTTTTATTTAATCTTCATTAGATGGACTCTCAGCAGTTTCAAAAGCCCACAAAACCCACGTATAGACCTGTCTTAAATGGAAATGTCACTGAGAAGGCGGCCTATGCCGCAGAGGCGCCTGCTAGAGGCACTGAGCCTATTGCCGACCAGAGATATCCTCAGTATGCTGCGATCATGGAAGATGGACGCTTAGTTACAGATTATAAGAGTCACTGCGCGATTAATGTGGTTCCATCCAAGTATGGTAATTCTCTGCGTTCCTGGTATCAGCACAATGCGGATACGTTGGTGCAGGTCTCCAGAAAGCGACAGGCTGAGAGGGCTGGCGCGCAGTATTCCATGGCAGCTACTGTTCCTGGGCCAAGACAGATTCAGCAATGTGATCAGTATGAATGCAGTTTTATGAAGAGTTCTAACCCGAATAGCATTGGCTTGGAGCGCATTGAGGGAGTGCCCTCACTGTTTGGAACCTTCTCTGACAGCAGACAGATGAGGCCTAGTTCTTCTTCTATGCTGACTACGACTTATGAGGGCGGCAGGAATACACCTAGGGGACGTCAGTACGTACCCCTGGGCAATAAGAGTGTGTTCCCTAATCCTCAGTACAGCTACAATTAATTTTATACGAAAATATTATAATTTACTTGCATTGCAGATAAATTATAGTATTGATATTCTACGGCATATATATTGCTTCTTTTTAAAATATAGTTAAATAGATGACTGATGTCTTATTAATATTAATTTTGATATGGACTATAATAATATCACTTTTTTTACATCGTAGGAAATCATCTAATAATAGTCAATTAATTGAACATTTTGCATATGATGATAAAGGAGGAGTTTTATATATTACTATTTTACAAGATTTCTATAATTATTTTAAAAATTATTTTTATAAGCCTCCTGCTCCAACACCACCACCAAAACCTACGCCAAAACCAACACCAAAGCCAACTCTACCAAAACCAACTCCACCAAAACCAACACCCCCTAGGCCAAGCCCACCTAGACCAACACCAGCTCCAACACCACCTAGACCAACACCAGCTCCAACACCACCTAGACCAACACCAGCTCCAACCCCTACACCTACCCCTACACCTACCCCTACACCTACCCCTACACCTCCTGCTCCTACACCTACCCCAACACCTCCTGCACCAACACCTACCCCAACACCAACACCTCCACAACCTATACCAACACCAACACCTCCTGCTCCAGAACCAACACCTACCCCTACACCTCCACCTCCTGCTCCAACACCTACCCCAACACCTCCACAACCTCCACCCCCAGCTCCAGAACCAAGTCCACTACCACCTCCTTCTATATTAACTCCATTCTTATTTGATGGTGCAGTAAATCCTCCATGTATTACTGCAGATGTACCTATCGAGTGGGGTCCTCTTATACAAAAATTTTATATTTCGGGATGTACTCAAAAAGGATGCCTTGAATTTAGTGACATTGATCAAGCAAAAACGGAATGTATAAATGAGCTTTCTTGTGGAGGCATAACTTATAATAGTAGTTCTAATTGGGAATTACGTGGTTCTAATCAATTGTACCCTTCAACTAAAGAAAATAGTTATCTTATCGATAGAAGTAAATTTACAACGAATAGTATAAATTGTTCATTTAATTATCCAAATATACCATCATTATCACCGACTATACAAATACCTAATACAAATATAACTTTACCATATAATATACCTGAGATTAAAGTATTTGATGAAGATGGTAATTTTGATAAGGCTTATATGTTTTCACCAAATGCAGATTCAAGTAATGGAAAATTAACTGGGGTTAAGGTTTTTACTGGAAAAAATGTTGCATTCTTTGTTGATAAAGCTATTTCAAATATAGGTACTGATTTAGATGTAAAGGTCGATGGTATAGTTACAAGACCAATTTTAAACATATCATCGAATAATAAAGATATTAATTATTATGCAATGGCTATATTTGCCGATCTTTATGATAGATTAGTTTCGTATTATACGTATGTATTTGAAAATAAACTTCCAGAACTGGGTTATAAATATTTAAATAAATCATTTACTCTAGAAACAGCGTATATTTATGCAGGTGGTTTAGGAAATGCAAATTTGTCACATTGCTGTGTCGGCCCAGCATATTTTTCTATGAGTTTTAATTCTTGTGTTGCATATTTAAAAGATAATACCAAGCTACCCTTAGTTCACCAAGCAATACAATATGAAGCATTTAGAGCATTTAGTTATCCAACACAATTTACAAATTATTTAGATTATAGATGTTATGATAAAAAAGATAGGAATAAACCAAACCCTGTAACTCCTTATGGAGAGTGGGGCTGGGTAAACCAAGGGTTTGTAAATGTGTCAGGTTCTTTATATCTAGCTACAGTTACAACTCCTAAGTTAGATTTTTATTATGCTGGAACTGGCTACGGATTTCCTAAATTTTTCGGTTATTTTGAAGGCCAGTTAGATACATATATTAAAGGGGTATCAGATGGCACTTATACTTGGTATAATACTATGATGTTTCCTCGTTTAATTTGGACTGGTGCTGGAGATTGTAAAGACACTGGATGCGCAGGCTTAGATGATATATACTCTGCTCTATTAATTAGATTATATAAAACACATGGAGGAGCTACATATTTTAAACGATTTATAAAAGCAGTTATGAAACTAGGGGAACCTCGTTATGCGACGACCTTAATGAATAATGAAAATCCTGAAAAATATGTTGATTCAATCACTATCTTAAAAACTCCTTCGCCGCATAATAATCAATGGGATCCTAGAGGAGGAGAGGGACCTAAATTAACATGTCAGACTGCAGCAGAGAATTATTATATCGCAGCTTCATATGGGGCTGAAAAAGATTTATATGATTATTTTAAAGTAACTCTTGGTGCACCTATCCGCGATGAAGCAAGAACGTACGCAATAGAACTACTTAGAAATAATTAACTTCAATTCTTCATGGTATTTGGAATTTCAGCTTCTACATCGACAGATATAGAATCTGAATCTCTCGTGACAGTATTAACAACTACAGGAAAGACGGTTGGGTATTTTGTAGATTTAACACTGATTACTGAATTGACTTTTGCTTGGTTAAGGGGTGTAGGGGAGCGGATACTAATTACTGACTTTGGAGAATCATTTATTCCAGAATGGATATCACGTACTATCTTTCTAATCTTGGCATCCAAGTCATCCAAGACCAGCTGCTTCAGAATACCCTTCTTCAGATTCAGGGTCATGGCGGCATCCTGGGCGATTTGTTTGAGGCGAGTATTACTGTCTGAGAAAACACGAGTGTGTTCCAGATCACCAGTGATATCGGGCTTCTTGACATCCAGAGTCTCCTTGAACTCGTAGATGAAACTGTTGATGATGGCCTCGGGTATGGTGGGAGATTGCTCGATGAGACGATCCAGTTCTATTCTAAACATCTTCATGAAGGCGAATGCCTCCATACGCTCATCCGGGTGGAGTGACATCTCAATGACAATGAGACGGTTGAACTTGCCCCAGGATATGGATGCACCGCGGTGGGCCTCGGAGGCACTGGCGTAACCTAGGCGGTTCGCAATAGTAGTGAGAATTCCAGTGGCTATGGAGAGACCACCGAGACCGAGTTGAATGTACGTCTGTATGGTGGGATCTTGGGAAATGGAATTCATGGCGAAATTGGCCGCGCCGCCGACAGTACTCAGAATGATAATGGGGAACATGAATGCTTGATCTCTGGCCTGATACATGCGGCCGGTCTTGTCATGCATCCAGCGATAGCACGCGGCCTTGTCGGCCCACTCGGCAAAGAGAACTTCTAGTTCCTTGGTCCAGCCATTGAAGGGGCGGGCCTTGTCTGGACGGTTAGCCAGTGCATCACCCATATTGGGGGTCTTTTCTTCTGCTTGCGCAACTACGTTTGTAGGCTGTCCAGGTAACGCAGTACTCATCTAAACATTATACATACAAAGAATATAAAGATGCTGGCGCTAGATATCGGGATCAAGAATTTGGCGTACTGTATCGGCGATAAAGTCACAGATTTGTCTGGTTCTGAGGTCCATATCAAGCACTGGTCCCTCGTCAATCTGACGAATTTGACGGACGAGGCGAAACCCGTTTGTACCTCGTGTGGTAAACCCGCGAAGGCCAAGAGCCCACAGGGTTTCATGTGTGGACGGCATATGGTCAAGGAGAACCAAATTTTTGATGAGACCACGGGTCTCGCTATAACCAAGGCGCCGACGATCTCACAACTCCAGGCATTCTTGAAGGCGAAGGGGCTGGATTGTAAAGGCCAGAGACCTGCCTTGCTGACGAGGGTGGAAGCGGTGGCGACGATGCCTTTGGTGAAAAAGAAGAGTGTGGCGTCTTTTGCAGATAATACGAGCAGGCTCCACGACGCAATCCGGGGATGGATTGATAGGGATTGGGATCATCTGAAGGAAGTCAAGCAGGTCTATATTGAGCACCAGCCGGTCTTGAAGAACCCGGTCATGAAGACGGTACAACTCTTGATCTTCGCTACTCTCAGGGAGCGTCTCTTGCTATACAGGCCGAATGAACCTGCTCTCTTTTACTTTGTCCATGCAGGCAAGAAGGTCAAGGGAGCAGAGGTAGGCGATGCAGGCTACAAGGACAGAAAGGCTGGTGGAGAGGCCAGGGCAAAGCTGTTCTTGGGCAAATTTCCATTGGGGTCTAGACAGAATCAGTGGCTGACATGGTGGCTCGGACAAGGCAAGAAGGATGACTTGGCTGATACACTGTGTATGCTGATGGATGCAACTTTTTAGAAAAAAGTTTAACGACGTCTTAGTGATTTCTTATTTTTATTCTTACGATGTGTCTTTCTATTACGCCTTTTCTTGTGACGTGTTCTTCTACCACCTTGAGATGCACCACCTCCACCTAGTCTTCCTTCAGTAAATCCAACATTTGCCCATCCTCCCTCATCAATTAAATACGGAAAATATTCACGGCGAATATATTCTTCAACGAATGGTGGAAGTGCAGCTGCCCCTCGCGTTTGTTTAAATTCAGATAATACCGCTTCAGTTCGTTGTTGAGATGTCATACTTTGGACGCTAGGATCTTGTAATTTACTTTGAACCCAAGATTGAAAGAAATTATTCCATTCATCTTTAAAAGCAGTTTGAGTAGGTTTATCTAACTCTTTCCATGATTTTGGTTGTGTTCCTTCCAGAACCATATTTAATTGTCCAAATACACCTTCATTCATTCCTTTAATACAATTAAAAAGGGTAAGGTAAATTCTTTCAGTTGCTCCTACAGCGCAACTTGAGTCATTTTCTCCATGACCTACATTGCCTTCATATGCATGCGCAGTATCATATACATATGTTGGAACAAAACATTCTTCTAATTTATATTTAAATACAAAATCTAATATACTGTCTATTAATGATACTTGATCTTGGGGTATACAGGATAGTGCATCAGGTATTTTTGCCTTAATTCTTTCATAATCGTGAATCCAATCTTCTCTAGGTCTAACTTTAGGTGCTAGAAAGACTTTTGGCTTTGATTTATTATTAGATTTAACCTCTGTACTATTTGGTCCTGGCCTTGCTTCAAATAACTGAGACTCTCTTACACATTTACCAATCGTCGCATCAAGGTGCTCAATAAAACCAGAATATTGAGGAGTAGCCCCAAGATCTTCTTTAATTAATACTGCAATTAATGGAAGTTTATGTGCAAATTTTTCTGCTTCCCTGTGGACTTGCCATGGATTAACTACTATACCTCTTTCACCACCACCGCCAAACCCTACTGTCATCGCAGTAATCACCGCTTGAGCCTGCTCCCCCGCCACCGCTGTTATTGCTCTTCTTTCTACTATATCTGGATCTTCATCAATAGATGCTGCCATAAATACCTCTTCTAGTGTATGAGATACACGACCCCGTTCACGCCTTCCTAGTGCTCGTCCAAAAGGCGTGTGATGTATCCGCCTGGATAATTGATGTGCATATCTTGTTGCTCTTAGCCGTAAAACCTCGCTAATCTCAGCCTCGGTAAGTGGCGGCCCGTTCTGCATTCTCTGAATTAGTTCAAGGACCCTTGTGACTTGAGGGGGAGTGTCATGTGGAATAATTTCTGCATCAGTGAAGTGTAGAATATCATATGCCTCTGCCTGAGTAAGTGGTTGTCCAATTTGAATCCTATGCGTTACATCACGCAGCCTTGCTACAGCAACCGGAATACCATTATTTGCCATGTTACCTCTAATATATATTTTTATTATAATATAATTAACGGAATAAATTTCTAAATCCATTACTTATGGAATTACCGAAGTTTATCAATAAGTCTAGTTAGCAACTTTTTAGAAAAAAAAGTTGGTAAAAATAGTTAATAAAGGCCGTATGGATCAAACCCTATACGACTTTGTAGTAAATGAGATTGGACCTAATTCTAGATCAGTCGCAAAAATTGCAGCACATATCTTTGATAAAAAGTACGTATTTCATATTTTTGGAAAAAGAAAATACTGGTTTGAAAGAGAAGCAGGTAATAATTTAAATACTATTCCAGATATAATCATACGAAATAGGTTGACTAATGAATTGCCTGATATTATAAGAAATGTAAGGGAGAAATTCAAAGCTGATCCTGAGTACATCAAGATTCAGGCAATGTTTGACACTATACAGAGTATTGATGCGATGAACTTTACTCTGACCAGTCTTGCTGAAAAGCACAAAGATCTACGTGAGATTGATCAGCAGATAAAGGACACAGAGGCAACTATTGAATATTTGACAGCAAAGCTAAATATTCAGCGATCAGATATTAAGAGCTGCAAGTATGCTGAACTTGTCTATATTGAGGATAAACTCTATAAGTGCTACTTTAAAAATGAGATTATGAAGGATCTAGAAGATATTCTCTATGAGCCACATGATTAATTAACGGAATAAATTTCTAAATCCATTACTTATGGAATTACCAAAGCTCTGAGCATCACGTGCAGCCTTTTCGGCCTCCTGCCTAGCCTTCTCGGCTGCGTTAGCAGCTTCCTGTCTAGCCTTCTCGGCTGCGTTAGCAGCCTCCTGACGTGCACGTTCAGCCGCAGCCTCTGCCTCCTGCCTAGCCTTCTCAGCAGCCCTCTCTGCCTCCTTCCTAGCCCGTTCAGCCTCATCCGCAGCCACTTGAGCAGCAGCGGCTGCAGCAGCCACTGCGTCAGCGGCTTGTTGTCTAGCTCTTTCAGCCTCCTCGGATTTAGCAAGAGCTGCTACAGCTTCTGCATCATCCCTAATCTGATTTGTATCCACCGTTACAGATACATCAACTTCCAGGCCAACCAGAACCGCCAACTCCCCATTAACTCCCACAGTCGCCTTGCCATCGGTAAATGTCGCCTGACCACCGCCACCAGCCTCCACGTGCTCACCGACACTAACACCAGCCCCAGCAGTTGCAGAGGCCTCGCGTAAATTCACAGTCCCTTCTCCATCAACCCCCACGCTTGATCCCATTGACGCATTTGCACCGGCGTCTACACCATTTTCCCCAGCCTTAACATGACAGTCCGCCTCAGTACCTGATTTTGCATAAGCAGTTCCGGAGACGTCAGCACCAACGCCCTCATAGCCCACACTACCTTCCACAGTCACCTCAACGACGGTCGCATCGGAATAACTCGCCTCGGCATACACATTGTTACCATCCAGACCGGCAGAAACATCAGCCTTGGTACCAGTCTCAGCACTTACACCAGCGGATGCAGAGGCATAGTCATTGCTAACGCTGACACCGGCCTCAGCCTTCGTCTTACCGTCATAAGAGGCTGCAACACCGGTATCGGTTACTGAAGCGGATGCACTGCTGTTGCTCTCAACAGTTGCCTTAGTTTCCATCTATAATATATATTTAAACTAAGATGGCCGAGGAATATATAAAGGCTCAAGATATTCCAGGATTTGCAGAGTTTCCTGAACAGCTTCAGAGATTACTTTCCTATCCCTCTCAGCAGTATAGCTCTAAAGGTTTTCTTCTTCAGACAGATTCACCTGTCTATTATTCATCTTATACGACACGTGAATACAAAGCTGAACATATGTTTTACAGTGAAAAATGTTTAGTTACTCTTGAGACCTCACTGGCTCCAAAGTCAATATCTATTGATTTTTTTAAATGTTTTGGACACGAAAAGGGATCTGGGAGGAAATTACTTTGTTATGCATTAACCCGGATAAAAAAAGAACTTGTATTACCTTCCCAGACATCAGTTTTGCTAGAAGCTGACGCAACATATAGTAATACAGTCGAAAAAGCAGTTAGCAATGCTCGTGATGCGGAGAATGAAAATGAAGCACAAAGGCTTCAAGATACAGCGATGGAAAGCCTGAAAGCCTATTATAGAAAATATGGGTTTCAAGGTAAAGGTAGTAGTATGCAGGCTACCCTAGAGACTGTTATTGGAAGATGTCAGAGCGGTGGATTTCGACGTAGTCTAGGAGGTCGACGTAGTCTGAGGAGAAAGTTCAAAGGCAGCTCACTCAGATTTCGGAGAGGTAAGACCCGGCGTAGTCTAAGGCACTATCCTCTAGACTAATCACGTAGACAACTCATTCAAATCCATGCGCTTCCCCTTGATCAAATTGCAGCGCCCGTGAGAGACCTGACAATTCTCATCTGATGAATCACCCCCCAAAATCCACGGCAGGATGTGATCACCATGATACGTGTGATGGGGAAGAATGGCCTCGCCGCACTGCGCACACAACCCCCCCTGGGCCTCCAACTTCATTGCAATTTGAGCCTGAGTGAAAGTCCGCCTAGGGACATCCTTGCAGTACTTGAGAATTAGCGCATCCAACTCCTTCAGAATACGCTTCTGTAGAATACCGTTGCGACCAGCCTCATCACGAATAATGGTGGTAAAGTACTTCTCCTTTACCTCCTTTGATAGCTCAGCGCAGACCCGCTTGAAATTCTCTGGCTTGGGGAAATGGTAGACGAGACGGCCGAGGAGAAAGACTAGCTCGGTGCCGCGATGGGCAGTCTGGAGAATGACCTTACCTGTAGCATCCACGAAGCAATTTGCCTCCGAGAGGTAGCCCAGATAATCAGCAGCCTTCTTCAGGATTTTCAGCCACTTATCCGCATTCTTCATGGTCGTCTCCTTGATATCAGCCATCTTATCACCCAGGCAAGCAGTCTGCCACCGCTTGACCAGATTCTTCTTCGAGCTAAAGTCCTTAATGTGTGGTGCAGTAATCTCTGACTCACTGATGGCCAAGATCATCTGCATGAGTTTCTCTGCCTCACCACGCTCAGATGCCTCCTTGAGGAAAAGCTGGGACTTCAAGAATGGCTTCAGTGATGGCTTCAACACGATCATATTCAGATCACGGATGATGGGCAGAGCCAGCTCAAAGTCATTCAGCTTCTTACCGCTGTTATTCAGACGGTGCCAGAGAATCTTCAGGCTATCCTTGTCATTGGCTGTCTCAGGGTCAACGATATTGATGGTGAACTGGTAATTGAGAATCTTATTGCGGACTCCAATGGGCAACTCGGAGAACTTCTTGCCGACGTAATCCTTGATTGGACTAGTATCATGCGCCTTATCAAGAGTAAAGCCGTCCTTCATAAATAGAATGACGGCTTCGATCTTATGGGCACCATCAAAGACGTGGTCATCTAGCATCTCTTGCTCCTCTAGATCTGACTCCTGCTGTATGATAAAGATGGGAGAACACGACCATCCGCGCACAACCGTGTCAATGAAATCCGTATTATTCTTATTGTCCCAGCAATTCTTGCGTTGAATAGGTGGCCTTGTAATTAGATGTGGTACATTTAATTGCATGGCCACGTGCTTGTCCGTTCGGTTTTTCAGAGAGATGGCAGTTTCACAGGTAGATTCAGGCATTGTATGATGGCATGTGGGCGAATCAAATGTTCAATTTTTACCTCGCGCTTTTTGCTCCCCCTAGGGGATTGCTCCGCTGAATGGCAATGGCTTCGCCTAAGCCTGCAAAAAAGCGCAGTAAAAAATTGAATTTTTGAGTTTACACTCCAAAAAGTATGGAGTCAGCAAAGCAGAGTATTGATCAGATGATGAGCCAGCGTGTCTCCCGTGCACAACTTGAGGTTGGCAAGGCGTACATCAAGATCAAGGAGGTTAATGATAAAGTGACAGAGGAGGATGTCGGCACCTTCATCAGATCCTATCGAATGGGATCTGGTGATGGTATGACAGTTCACTGGGAGTTTAACAAGGACGATAAGATTACTACAATTAATGATGCAATGTGGGGATCTGTAAGTGGGAAAGAGCTGACATACTATAGGCTGAAGTAATATATAATATGCGTATAATATAAAGAATGTCCGGCTGGGTAAATTCTGGTAAAAACAGTGCATCCGGTAGAAATCTAGTTATATGTCCCGCAACTGGAGAAACTATTTTTAAAGATCAGGCCATGGAAGATTGTTTGAGTGATGATTTAATGAATAAAATTAAAGACCTCGATAATTATAAATTATTCGGAATACCCATTGTTACACCTAGTGTAAAAAATGGTGATCACTATAATTTAGCTACTGGTAAAATGATGTTTGGAAGACCTGATTATGAGAATAATGCAATTTATACTAGCAATATGCTTACAAAAGGATCACCATTTTTTGAAGATGAATTAGTTCCATTTACTCAAAAAGCAAAAGATGAAATACGCTTACTTGGATTAAATCAGAAATCTTATACTAAATCTCAGGTATTGAGAGCTGCTGCTATTGCATCTGATTTAATAGGCAATTCTACGAAAAAAATAAAACATTCTTCACAGAGTTTTTTACAGAGTCCGAAGTGTACTGATTCATATGTGCAAAAGTATTCTATAAGCAACGGTACTCTTTTTTATGTAGATTTAAATAAAGGTACAAGCTCATATGAAAAGCCAGATGATAATTGCGCACTATATAAATTTTCAAAAGCAGAAGGTAATTATGATCATCGTTCATTAATTCCTATAAATCAGGCTGCGATAAATGAAACTGAGGCAGCGAAAAAAAAGATTGCAAAAAATGGGAAAAAGTCAAAAGCACAGCAATGGAATCAACCACAGCAACAGTGGAATCAACAGCAAGAGTGGGAGAGGCAACAGCAGCAACAAGAGTGGGAGAGGCAACAGCAGCAACAAGAGTGGGAGAGGCAACAGCAGCAACAGCAGCAGCAAGAGTGGGAGAGGCAACAGCAGCAGCAAGAGTGGGAGAGGCAACAGCAGCAGCAAGAGTGGGAGAGGCAACAGCAACAAGAGTGGGAGAGGCAACAGCAGCAACAAGAGTGGGAGAGGCAGCAACAGCAGCAGCAGCAACCTCAACAAACAAATTCAGATGATCATATGTTTACTGTCAGCAGGAGGCTAGGGAATGCGTTACAACAAGGTAAATTTATAGCTCATTTGGATGGATATGACAATGGAATTCCCGAGTTTAGTATAAAAGGATCTTTCAAGCAATCTGGTGGTAAAAAGTATCGTAAAAATAAGACTCGTAAGAATAAGTTGCGTAAAAATAAGACCCGTCATGGTAGGTCGCGTAAAAATTGAACACCAGCTTACAGCCTGCTCACTTAACCATCAGCAGAATGCCAATTGAATTCCGTCCTCTAGTTGACGACACGTATTACCGTGACGTCAAGGGTATCTTTAGTACCGCATTTGCAAAGAGCTACAACAGAGATACGATCATTCGTGCTTGGAATGGTCGTAACAAGGAGATTTCATTTGCCTTCTATGATACTGATCTTAAGAAGGTCATCGGATTCGCCATGATGCATCGCAGTACCGATACCATGATGTATCTGAGCTACATAGGAATGGCAGAGGATATCAGGGGAAAGGGGCTTGGCACGAAGATGATGAAAAGTCTACTGAAGTACGCTGTAAAGGAGGGGTGCTCCATGACCTTGGTGCCGTTCAGCAGCGTGGTTCCCTGGTATGAGAGCCTTGGCTTCTCAAAGACTTGCGATAAGTTTGTACTGGTATTTCATAATCACGGGACCAGGAAGCAGGCAAAGTACATTAAGGCCCTGGATGAGGAGGGAAAGAATCTGTGGGACCGTGTGTGGTACCATAAGAAGATTGAGATCAAAAAAAATATTAGTAATTATTCTAATGTTACCGATACCATGTGGTTCTACACCCGTAATGAATACATGCCAAATAATTCAATTAGTTACAAGATAGGTATTTCAAACTAAAAATAACAAGGCGGTTAAAACCTTCTGCCAGTGAAAATTGCCATCCCCAGGTTCGCCACAGAGATTTAATAAGTGAGTTGACTCTTGAAGATTACCGAGACTAGTCTCGACAACTGAATCTGGAATTTCAGAAATAGGATACTGAGATTTACGTAGATTCCAAAACAGTTCATTCCAATAGGGTTGATCTGTTATATTTTGTTTTGTTGCAGTCATAATTCGCGTATATAGTTTCTTGAAGTGGGCTATGAGACTTGGACTCATTCTGAAAAAATAGATTGCTCCAGTTATTCCAGCAGTCTTTTTCATGTCATCTTCTGTGATACCAATCTCATCCTTCAGCTCATACAGATAATATGACCCCATCGAATTTCCTTCAAGATAAATGGCAATATCAGAGCCCTGTAGACTATCTTGGATAATTTGACGGATTGGCTTTACACATAGAACATCTACATCGAGATGGCAGACTAATTCATTTGGCGGTAAGAAATCATAGACGGTATAGCGTTTTGCAATTCCAGCAGTTAATGATTTGGGCTGTTCTACGATGATGGCATTAAAATGAAAGCCGGCTGTATCTATGAGATGGGCGAGGATATCATACTCTTGAAGTGCTTCGGCGGTAGGTGGGTCTATGAGTACTACGATTGAATCTCTTGCAGTGAGACCACCGTTTTTTATTAGCATTTTAAACCAAATAAGAAACATTGATATGTACTTGTTTTCTTTTGGGTTGTGATCTTGAATGGTAAAGAGATTGGTGTAGACTGTTACGGAATTCATGAGTATAGGGTGTTATATAACTTTATATACTGCACTTTTTCAAAAAAAGTGCGCAAAAACATAAAAGGATCGCAAAAACATAAAAGGATCGCAAAAAGACTGTAACTTTTTTGACGTTTTTGCGCACTTTTTTTGAAAAAGTGCGTCTAAAGCCTTCCTTAAAAAGCAACTTAGGAAAGGAGAAGAATGAGTGTCAGTATTCAGGATATGCAGGCGGTGGCTTCTGAATTAGGTCCCCCCGTGAATATTTCAAGCAGCATCGGAAATATCATTGAAATAAATGATTTGAATGATGACCTTGGCCTGAATCTTCTGGCTAATCAGACCAAGATCAAGACGGATGGGAATTCTTTTAGTGGGGGCAACTCGTTTGGCTCTGCACCAATTCGTCTTTCTGCTCCAGATAATGACTACAAGCAGGTAAAATTTGATACGATGGAGCCAATTGAACTTAACACCTTTGGCTCTGGAATGGATGCCCCGGCTCCCATTTCATTAGCAGAAATCTCTGTAAATAAGGAGCCATCTCCCTACGACAACTATCAGAGTTCTAGTACGGCGCCAACGATCTCTTTAACCCCTGCCGCCCCCAGGGATCTGGAGAAGGAGAATCAGGAGAAGATTGAGTATCTGAACAAGCTCCAGCGCCTGGAGTCCAAGGGGTTTCCTGTGAGCAAGCGATTCACTATGGACAATTCTTTCGAGGAGATCAAGGGTGAGTATAACAGGCTGGTAGACGCCAGGAATCTGGAGAGTTCTCTCCGTTTCCAGCGCCAGATGCTCATGGGCGCTATCACGGGTCTGGAGTGGATGAATAACAAGTTCGACCCTTTCGACATTAAGCTGGAGGGCTGGTCCGAGTCTGTCCACACGAATGTGGAGGACTTTGATGAGATCTTTGAGGAGCTCTATGACAAGTACAAGGAGCGTGGCAAGATGCCTCCTGAGATGCGTCTGATGATGGCCGTCGCGGGTAGCGGGTTCATGTGCCACGTGTCTAACTCCTTCTTCAGGCAGAAGATGCCTACGATGGATGATGTCCTGCGTAGTAACCCGATGCTGGCGAAGCAGATGGCCCAGGCTGCAGCTGCCCAGGCTGGTCCGGGCTTTGGGAATTTCATGGGAATGGCCATGGGAATGCCACAGCAAGGTCAGATGCCTCCTGCAGCAATGGCGGTTGATCCTCCTGGGCCAACGGGTGGATTCTTCGGCAACAATTCCAGGGCCGCGCCTAATCCCAGCCAGGCAGCCCAGCAGGCGGCTGCGTCTCCCAGGAGAGAGATGAAGGGTCCTTCTGGGGTTGACGATATCCTGAAGACCTTTGAGGAGGTGAGGCGTGTAGAGATTGAGTCTCTTGGACGTACTCCACCTCCTATGAACAATATGCCACCAACACAGCAACAGCCAGCAATGGTGGCAGTTTCTGAGCTTCAGAGCGTGGCAAGTGATGATTTTGGTAGCCAGGCTGAGTCAACCCGATCTGGCTTACGTGGTGGTGGCAGGCGTGGTAGACGCACTGCGCCGGTAGGTAATATGGTGAGCCTGGATGTCTAAGCTTTATCTCCGCCTCCGGGAAGAACGATTTCTATTGCGGGTGCTACGTCTGTTGCGTCTTGATCGGCGATTGCGCCTACCCATACCAAATGCTTTCATCGTAACATTCTCAGTATTATTTGAACCGCTACCGGAGCATTTCGTAGAACCTTCCCAATGCCAGCCTTTTGCAGGACCACAAGAAGTTGGGCTTGATGCGCATGAAAAACCAGACTTGCAGCTCATATTATACTTATACCTTAGAAAAAAAACGCAGAAGAAATTATAGATTTTTTGAACGACGTCTAGATTTTCTTCCTCGTTTCTTATTTTTTCTAGTTTTTTTACCTTTACGATATCTTCTGCCACCAGCAAACCCTAAGGGAGAATATGCTGGTTGCCTCCCTTGTGCTAACCCTAAGGGAGAATATTCTGGTTGTCTCCCCCCTTGTGATTCTAATTGAGTTGCCAGTTGCGGTAGTACATGTCCTAAGGGACTATGTGGTACTCTAATTCTCATTGGTTGTGGTTGTACTTGTGGAGGTAGTTGTGGAGGTAGTTCTAGTTGTGGAGGTAGTTCTAGTTGTGGAGGCAATTGTGGAGGCAATTGTGGAGGTAGTTCTAGTTGTGGAGGCAGTTCTGGTTCTGGCTCTGGTTCTGGTTGTGCCTGTGGTCTAGGGATTTTTTGACATTCTTCACCATGTGTATTTGCTATATATGGTACTCTATTATTGTATCTCTGTAAAAAGCTAGATGGATATGTACGTACAGAGTTATTTCCTGGAATATCGAACCATGTTCTTATTTCACTTAAATTTGCCGTTGGTGTAAATGCACTTAGTAAGTTATCACGAGACCAAAATTGATGTCTTTCTGAATATGGCACGGGTATTCTATATGCCCATATTAAATGGAATAAATCGCGGCCTTCTTTCTGCATATGACCCTTAGTATTTATAGTTATATGTTGTACATTCTGTCTATCATATAATGTTAATACAGATTCCCCAAAATCTATTAATTTAAAATTGGGCATATGATCTGTATTTTTATACATCATATTTCCATGGTGTAAATCACAATGATTAAACTGATAAAGATTCCATAAAACATCTAATTTCCTAGCAACTCTTATAGTAGATGTAGTTATTGTATTTTCCATATTAAAAATTCGCGGTCTATCAAAACAAAGACCCAATAAATCAGTCAAATTTTGTGTACTAGTTAATAATTCCATTATATACAAACAATAATCTTGTCCATCAGTTCTAAATTTATTTATTAAGACGAACTGTGGAGAATAGGGGCAGTCATAGTGATCATCATATTTAGTTGTCTCAAAAATAACATAATTAATAATAGCCTCTTTTACAGCTGCAATTTTTCTTTCATCTGTAGCAATTCGTTGTATTTTTAACGCATATGACACACCTCGTTTTGTTACTCTATATACAATTCCCGCATCCCCTGAAGATAACCTTTCATCAACACTATAATTTTCATTATTTATATTAATTTGAGATCCAGATAAATCTAGAGGATTTCTATCTGAAGTATAATTTAAAGTATTGCATTGATCCCACGTACCTTGAACTGAATTTATATTGGTAGTATGAGTCAAAGTCATATTTATACCTATTGGACGTAAATCTAATGGAATATTTACAGGTGTTGGTAAATTGTCTCTAGGACCGGACATCTAATAGTAAACTATGATATATATTTTTGCGAACTTTTTTACAAAAAAAGTTCAATAATATACTAGATTCTGCAAAATCTTCTTGTATTTTCTATGAGATTCGCCCACTTCAGGTTTAGCAAGTTCAATCGGCTTTTCTGACGCTTTTCTGATCTTCTCTGCCTTATCTGATAAACTCTTTAACATCATCTGTTCCTCTTGTGTTAGAGCAAGTACGTCGCCTGCAGTGGTCCCCTCATGAGAGCCTGCACCAAACAAATATAGACTGCTATTTTCATTGAATAGATATCCTATTGATACAATCACTAGAATAGACATCCATGTAGCAGTCACTATATTTCGCGTCGCAACAAAGAAAATGACAAAGATAATTAATCGACGAAATACAGGCTGATTTAACATTTTTTCCTGACCTTTGGTAATTTCAAAAGGTAAGAATCTGCCACCCATGTTTAAAAGAAAAATGGCCACTGCAATTGTATAGGGCGATGATGCTACTGTTGTGAGTGTTGCTTCAAATGGACCTGAAGGCGGAGCCATTGGTGGGGGTGGACCTCCGAAACTCATCTATCTTCCATCATGGAAAATCCATTTTAGAAGATTGATTAATATATTAAGAACTAGATAATTTGTATCATGTCAACAATATAACAGACTACTGCGATTGCTGTCATAATACCCACAGTTGGACACCATTCACCTCCGAGATAAATAGATAATAATAAAGCAAATCTCCATAATGGTGAATCCCATAATGCAACCATAGTACCTGGATAAGGTGTCCGGAGAGAAAGGCCTTCAAACACATTCCACCCAAATAGTCCTAAAACAATGAACATTCGTAAAAATAAATCTATAGGGCCAGTTGGTTCAGTTACTTCTCCATCCATCTTACTTTACGATACTATTTTCATTTGGTTCCATCTGAAGTCTGAGAATTAGACATTGAGCTTGAAGAGCTTGTACGGTTATCATTATCATCATATCGTTTTGTCTGAATGCGATCTGAAGAGATGGCAATGGGAATTTCACCCAGAACTTTCTCGACAAACCAACGGTGAGTATTTGAGACAATCTTGGTTGTTTGGACAGTATCATCTTGGCTTACAAATCCCTCTTCTAGATCATCTTTCTGAAGTCTCGCGAACAGAATTAATGCGACTGCGGCAGCCAGAAGTCCAGTTGGCCAATCGATGGCATAGGCAAAGATAAGAGGTAGGACAAAACTGAGGACTCTGCCGAATACATTATCTAAGATTTCTAAAGACTTCCGGGATGCAGATTCAATGAAGGTGCCAGAAATTAAGAGGAGTGCAACGATGATAATAGTACTTGGATAGTGAAGAACTGTTTTAATATTATTAATCCAGGCCATTATACTTGTATCCATTTCTGGAATTGCAGCTGGGGCTGGGGCTGCAACTGCAACTGGTTTAGGGCTTTTAGGACTTTTTGGACTTTTAGGGCTTTTTGGACTACCAACTGGTGAAGATCCAGCCATTCTAATCTAGTCATTCATAACTTATCTGAAATTGTGCCGTCAATACTATAGATATTCAAATAAGTTACAAAAGGTAGAAGAGGGAATGGAGTTCGCCTCACTAGAAGATGCCTTCCCAAATATGGGACCAAATACGGAATCAAACAAAAAAACAAGTCAATCGAAAACGTCAAAGTCTGAAGGATTTAAACACGGAGTACCGCCAATTGATCCAGATCGCCCGGCAGCAGTGCGAATGGAGGCTGTTCCTTATATGGATCCAAACCGGGGTAATGAGATCTTGTATGATTTGATGGATGAGAGTTCAAAATTTTTGAAGAAACCGACCGTAAATAATTCCATTCCAAAACCAAGATCCCTTAATTCTCTTGAATCAAGTTCATTACCATCTTATTTTGGTGCTGAACCATTTACAAATCCTAATGAAGATACGAAAGCTACATTTACAACTATTTCTAGTCCAAATGGCTACATGTTAGAATCTGATTTTACCAAGTCATTTGATGGTACTGGATTTAACAAGATTGCTGGATCGGCTTTACCCGTACCTGAGCTAAGGCATCGGTGGAAGCTGATGTCTGCAGATCGCGTAGAATCTGGGACAGTTGCCCCTAATCCAAAGAAATCTGGTCAATTCAATGGATTTGGAACTGGAGAAATGGAGGCGATGAGATCAAGAATTGATGAATTAATGGCCAGACTTGATGATTTAGAGAACAGGGCAGCCGGAGCAAATCCTCAACTAGAGGTCATGTCATTTATCATGACTGGCCTCTTCTTGATGTTTGTGATTGATCTGGCTGTGCGTAAATCTACGACCATGCGTATGGTGAATGTGAGGTGAGCACTTTTATATTGACCTGATAAACTCCCATTGTAAATCCTTGCAAATCTTCTCCCAGATCTTGTCCTGGGCATAGAGCTTATCACGATTTTTCAGTAAAGGAAAACAATGCAAGAAATCATCCAACTCTAGAAGCTCACACAGCTTGTAGAGTACGTAGGAATACGATAGGAAATTGGATCTGTCTGTAGGACAATGCTTCTGGAATGATGGCTGGATCTCCTTAAAGAGATATCGGAGCTTCTCCTCCATCTCACGATCCATAACGGGGGCCGTGTGACCATTCAGATGGCTCAAGATATGAGGGACATGCTCATAGAAGGAATTGTATTTGAGCTTCTTCAAGATTTCTCTGATCTTGCTGCGATTCAGTGACGTCGCCTGCAGCCTCTCCTTCTTGATCTGCGCCTCAATGTTCTCAAAGACTTCCTCGGGGATCTCTGTGCTCTCCTTGGCCTGGAACTGCGCGAGCCACTCATTGAAGTGATTGATACGCTTGTATGCGTAATAGGATACCTCGCGAGGCGGATCCTTATAACTCGGCTTGTCACTGTCCATCAGAATGAGCTTGTGAAATCCGCATTCGGGACACGACACAGTTGCGTCATTAACTGATACACGCATATCTTCTCCGCAAGCATCACAGACAAAAGAAGAGTCATTTAGGGAATTGTTGGAAGGTCTATTGTACTGGGGGTCCATACGTTGCAGATACTGTTCAAGCAGGGTATCACGACGGAGGGTATCATTACCTGATTCACGAACCACTTGATTCGTAGGCAAAATGGCACCACTCGAATCTTGCCTGGACGCATTCTGAAGAGCCTCAAACACACTCCCGGGTCTGGCACGATCGGCTACGTGAACCACATTGTCAGCGCCCCGATTAATCCTGTCTTGGATGTCATAGTATTGAAAGAGTAAATCACCTGTATTGAGAAAATAGTCAAATAGAGCACCTTTCTTGTCAATGGAATCGAGCTTTTGTTGAATTTCTTTGATGGAATGCTCCAACTTATACCGTTCCACATCATCAGTTTCTTTCATATATCTATCGACCAAGGCATTATACTGATCATTCCATGATTGAATCTGCTCACCAATGTCTTTGACCTTGGTCAAATTGTGTTGATGAACAGTGTCTAGGGTAGTACGAGCTTCTGGATTGGACCTCTTGGAAGGTCTTATATTGAAGAAGGGTTCCATCACTATAGTGTTCGATGTAAAGTTCTTTAGCCCATGAATGGCCTTGCGATTTAGTAAAAAATATGGGTTTATTAAATTCTCCAGGTAAATTGAAAGCCTCCGGCCAAGATATTGAACTTCAATTTTTTGCTCGGTTGGAAATTTTTGAAAAATTTTTTTCTAAACCGTAGTTATAACATGACAGGAGGTGGTCTTATGCAGCTTGTTGCCTATGGCGCACAGGACGTTTATCTGACTGGTAATCCCCAGATTACCTTCTTCAAGGTGGTGTACCGCAGACACACCAACTTTGCCATGGAGTCCATTGAGAACCCTTTCAACGGCTCTCCTGGCTTTGGCCGCAAGGTGACCTGCACCATCCAGCGTAACGGTGATTTAATTTACCGCATCTACCTCCAGGCCACTCTGCCTTCCGTGACCCTGCTGGCCACTGACGGCTCTGGTGCCCAGTTCCGCTGGCTGAACTGGGTGGGACACAACCTGATCAACTACGTGGAGCTTGAGATTGGTGGACAGCGTATCGACAAGCACTATGGTGACTGGCTGCAGATCTGGAATGAGCTCACCCAGGAGCCTGGCAAGCAGGCTGGCTATGCCAAGATGGT